CGAGGGAGGGGTGGGGTTTGCGTGATGGGACACCTCCAAACAAGAAAAAAAAAACACCTCCAAACAAGAAAAAAAAAACACCTCCAAACAAGAAAAAAAAACACCTCCAAACAAGAAAAAAAACACCTCCAAACAAGAAAAAACACCAACAAACAAGAAAAACACCTTTCGAGCAAGGGAAACGCCTTTCAAGCAAGGGGTATCTTCCGATCAAATGCAAAAGCTTACAAATGGTAGGAGTTTCCGGTCAAGGCAAGGCGGTTGTGAGTGATGGTGGGTATGGTGTTATTGGTGGTGGATATTGTTTATTAGTATGGGGTGATGCGGAGGAAACCAAGGGAAAACGGGGGCGGCGATGGCGTGGGGTTGGCCCCGCTGGTCGTCCGTCTCCGTTCCCCTTTGGCGTTAGTGTAATATTAAAAATCTGATAGTGATATGACAAAAGAAGAAGCAAGGAACGTATTTGGCGGTAGTATAGTAAATAATCTGCTGTCGCTAGGGGCTGAGCCTACCAACGTGGTAAGGCAAGACGGGTTGATAGAATGGAAAAGTGATGGATATATAGAGGTAGGAGGCGTACAGGTATGGGCCTACTATTACTTTGAGGATGGCGAGGACGTTGATAGATGTGATTGGGCGGATCATATGGAGATAGAGGTAGAGGAATGTTGGATTTAAAACCGGTTAATGGTGGTGAAATAACACCAAGGGGAACGGGCGGCGGTGTCACGGCGTGGTAGGCTGCGGGTGTCGGCTGCCGTTCTTTTCTTTGGCGTGGTAATATAAAATACTAATAACATGGACGAGATTGTAAAATTACAAGATGAGATACTGTCTTACCTTCGTAATAATATTACAAAGGATGAGGCGTATTATATCCTTACGACTGATAAGGAGATGCTAGAGATTCTTATAGCTGATAAGAAGGACGGGAGCAAACGTATTAAGATTCTTGATATGGAATATACTATCGAGAAGGATGATATGTTATTGTTATTCGATACAGATGGGATAATAGACGAATGTCTTTTGGTTGCCAGCTACATAGGGGTAAATATGTATTTTCGCAGGCAAGATGTCAACGCTATTTTGAATAACATCAATAGAGAGAAAGTTATGAAATATCCTTACATAGCTATTCAGTTAGATAATATACAGACTGTAGAAAAGCGTAGGGTTGTTTTTGAAATTACCGGGCATAGGATGGATGATAACAAAGAGAGAATAGATTTTATGTTTATTTATTTTATGGCAAGATTATGCGTGTAAAAAGAACTGTAAAAGAGAAGGATGTTATAAAGATATTGGTATTTGGATGTGATAGGAAGCTTATTAAATCAGCAATGGATTCTGGGTTTAGAAGCATGTCGGCGGTATTATCTTACGCTAATTGTATGGCGGGGAATAAACCTGTGAATCATATTCGGGTATCAAATGAGAGTCGTGGGTGGTGTGGCTCATATACCTTATATGGGAAGGAAATAGATTAGTCGGATTGAACAACAAACAATAAAGGAGGTATATATGGATAATATTATAACAAATGCCAATGGCATGAAAGTGAAGGTAAGAGTATATGATTTTGGCGATAAAACGTCTGATAGATATACTATTGTGTGTATAAGTGGTAAGAGTAATAATCATAATAATGCCCTATATTATCCGATATTTAGTTGTAGCTCGAACCCGTTCCATCCTCAAGGAATAGCGATGTATGTAGGGGATTATTACCCGTGGAAGAGAAAAACATACAATTTTGGTAAAGGGGTTAGGGATTTAGCATCCTTGCCAGAAGAAGTGATTAAGTACATAAAAATAATAACAACATGAACGAAATAGTTTACAACAATTACGATTTGGTTGCTTTCGAGCAGAATGGAGAAGTGGTAGTAGCCGTAACATTCTACAGGTATTACAAGAAGAAAGCTAAGGGCGAGGTTAATTATAGATGGAGAACCAGATGCCCGGAGTTGGTGGATAAGATCGTAAAACACCGTACCAAGGTATTTACCGGTCAACTTATCCAGTTAGCGAAAGCGTATGGGGAGAAAAAGGTTATAAAATATCAAAAGGAGGAGGAAGGAGTATGTCAAAATACGATAGAGACGCTATAGAGATATATATACTGGATCATATAGATACAGATAATTATGGTAAGCAGTTTAAATATGATAGGGAATATCTATCTTTTATGCTTAGTGTGTTCAAGAATGAGTATAAAGAACATATCAAAAGAGATGGAATTAAGAAGGCTTTTGAGGATTACATAATGAGCGTTCCGTCTATATTCAGGATTCATATAGCGGATTGTGACATTAGATATTTATTACGTTCATGGGGCGTGGAGTTCGATGAGGATGATGATGAGATATACATCTTGTACAAGAGGATCATAAGAGAGGTCTTTTTTAAGATGTGTGAGGATATGAAAGTTTGTTAATGTTGAACCAAGCCTTGGCGGGGCGAAAGGAATACCATGATCGTACGTGTGCGGATATGGTTCGGGGTCGGTTCCCGGCGCCTTGGCATAATTTAAATATAAATGATATGGGAGATAATATTTTAAGAAAAGCGGCTGAGGAGTTAAAGAAGGCCGGTTGCAGGGTTTTCGCATGGCAGGATGATACTTATAATAGAGGTTGGAGTAAGGGTGATTATACGATGTTGTATTACGCCTTCCCTGATTCACCCAACATCGGGTATCTGAGTCATGGGGAATATGGGATGAGCGTAGCGTATAGTAGAGCTTATATACCGAGCTGTGGAAGTGGATCGGGGTGTTGTGTCAAGGAGGAAGCTACGTTTGACCTTGAGGCGGCGTTAGACGTGCTGAACGGGCCGTTACCTAGGTGGTGTAGGTCTTATGGGGTTTATCCAAAGCAGTACGATAATATTGATAAATGGTATAATAGCGATAATCATAACAAAAAATTATTTAAGGAGATTTGATATGGAGGTAAAAGATTGGGAAAATCTGGTTTTGAATACAGAAGTAGGATCACATTGTTTTGTTACGCTGATTGATAATAATGACATCAGTAGAGGTTACGCGCAGATCAGACGCGCGGAACATTTCGGGTATAACATCTGCTTCACTCGGTTATATGGGAATAAGTTTTATTTCGAAAAAATAGAGGAAGGACGTACGCAACAATACATCAATAGGAGAAAATAATATGGTGATAGAATTTGATTTTGAGATATACAAAAACGGAGATTACGATAAGGTGTATCTCCGCAACGGGAAAGAGCCAAGAGTATTATGTGATAATGGGAAGGGAGATCGCCCTATAGTCGTGATGGTTGAGGATGATAACGCGAATGATTATATTATTCTTCGTTATAACGAAACTGGCAGGAGGAATATTAATGGTAAATCGAGTCTTGATCTCATGTTATCTGTAAAAGAACGGGAGCCAGAATTATGGGTTGTCGTTATATCTTACATGGATAATAAGGATAAGAGGCAAAAGATGGTCTTGCCTAATTTTTTCTCAAGGAATATAGGAGGAAATATATATCTTCAAGGAAGCTCTAAATCGAATGTATCATATTATGTTGGTAGGTTAGAAGAAGATGGGTGCTTCGATGAGCTGTGCGAGAAGATAAGGGTAAAAAGAGATCGTATTTATAACATGGAAATAATATCACTATCAGATGACAAGGCGACAGTTTAATCAGTTGATAAATGAGCTAGACGGCAAAAGCCCGTTTATCGTATTACATAGGGATGCCGTTGCGCCTAAATACGTGGGCGTGGAGGTGTCGAAGGATGGGATGGTATACAGATATGCGATAATAGGGATAAACGATGAGTATAAGGCTAAAAAAGCCCTTATTTCGAAAATATTAGGCATAGCTAGTTACCTAAATGGCAATAAGCCCTTAAAAAAGGGTTAATTAGATGTATTTATGGCCTGCGGCATCATATACGATATAATGCCATAAATGACGTTGTATAGAGGATATGTATGATAATATGATAGATAACGCATTCGTGTCTTGATATCATAATATTATGCCATTATATCCTCTTTTTGTATAAAAAAGATAACAAATGATACAAACATCTTGAATATGGATGAAATTAAGATAGGAGCTGAAATTGTATTTAATATAACCGGCAACCATAATATAGGATATGCCAAAGGGGAAAAGTATATCGGGACGGTGTTAAGCGAGGATCACCGATCACGTCTTTATGTACGGACAATAGGAATGCCTAGGGCTTGTATTGATGAGCGGGATGTAGAGTGGGTTATTGATCCAGATGGGGATTTTGATATGGATGAGGCGATCCCGAATCCTATGGCAAGGGAGTTGTATAAGTTGATGGGTAGGTACGTTTATACGTTCGGTAGGTCTTATGAAAGTATCAATGGCTATATCGTGTACGAGTGTATGATGATGGACAGGGATTTAAGATATAATGTTATGTATGCGTTGCATGATCATGGATTTGAGATACGGCATATTGATAGTTATTCTTGGTGGATGACCAATGAGAGGCTGATGTCCGAGGTAACATACACGGAGGGGGATATTCATGTAATTGTTCATGAGTGTATGGAAGATTATGTGGATAATGTGAAATTCGGGGAGGAGTTTTATAAAAACAAGGGAACGTGATAAGATACTTACTTGTGATGGCGATGATAATATTAACACCGCCAAAAGGAAACGGAGGCATGCCCCTCGCCCCGAAGCCGGCAGTGGTCGAGGCACGGGTATGGGATAAGCTGGCGGCCGCCCTATCTTTCGTGGAGTCAAGGGATGACGATCGGGCGTACAACGCCACTTCAGGGGCGTTAGGGAGGTGGCAGATGAAAAAGGTGTATGTAGATGAGGTTAATAGGATATTGTGTCTTAAACGGGAGAAAAAGCGGTATAGATATGATGATAGAACAAATCCTATCAAGGCTAGGGAAATGTTCGAGATATATCAATCTCATCATAATCCGAACAAGGATATAGATCGGGCTATAAGATTGCATAGGGGACTACATTCTACTAAATATGTTAAAGAGGTTAAGCGTAAATTGAGAGAATAAAAAGAATATAGGAGGATAAAGACATGGACGAGAATAAAGTGATACGGCCGATGGATTTTGTTCGGCTTACAAATATTGACGAATTAAATGTGATTAAGGACACTAAAAACCATATAGGGCTGGTGAAGGAGGTCAGTCGGGACGGGGAAATGAGTATAATATGGATAGGTGAAACTTACAGCCAGTTGGCGTGGTTCAAATCGAGCGAGTTGGAGGTGGTGGATAACCTTGTGAGCATCCTGACATGCGGGCTGGCTAACTTTCGAGGAGACGGGAAAGAGAGCGCGGATAAATTTTATCCAATGAATTTATGTTATATAAAGAGGGGGTGATATATGAAATGGGTGATAATAAAAGGAGTTAGATATCCTAGTTCCGTGATATCAGCATTTGCGGCATATAATATGGATAACCCCTTCTTGAAGGTCAGGATAAGAAACAAGTATCATATAGTGCCTTTTGATGATGTTAATAAGATGGCTAATCAGATGGTGTATTTAATGGACAACTATCCTGATTTCGTTCAGATAGGGAGATGGTGGATATCCAAGAAAGCGGTGATGTCTTGGGTTCCCAAGGGGCAGGCCGTGGACGGATCGGGCTGGGTCATATCCTTTACCCTGTCCTTTGGATTGGAGGGAGGGACGCAAATTGGATTTGATAAAGAAGATGAATACCTAAGTGAGATAGATAGGTTAAACGAGTTGTTTAATGTAATATTATAAGGGAGTATGTTGATAGATGTAAATAAATGGATTGATAAAAACGGGAGCTTCGATGAAGCCGGCGGCTTGGATTTAGTGAGGCACGGATATGAGTGGATTAGACGGATGCGTAAATTCGAGAATAAGGCAGATCGTCATACTTTTCAGAAAGTGTTTGGCAATAAAAGAGGCAATGAGTTATGGGACTATTTTTTAGAGGTAGGAAGATCTATCTTCATATTAGAAGATAGCTATTTCCTGATTAACGACAGGAACGTCTTCTCTTTATGTTTAGCAGAGTGTAGTGATTATGATCTATATGAGCTTGTTCATAATATTGATACGGATAGTGATCAAGGCAAATGATGTTGTTTAATTAAAAAAAATAAATTGTTATGGAAATTAGAGAATGTTTATCGGTTTATCTAGAGAGTGGATATCTTTTTGACGATATGTCAGGAAGATTAAAGTGGTTTGAGATTGATAAGATCTTGATCAGTTTTACATATGGAGTAGTTAGATATGTAGGAACATGGGGAGGATGTAGGACTGAGAAGACATTAGATGGGAAATCATTTTATTCGTCCGAAGAATGTTTTAAAAAGGGCGAGATCATTCCTAAGACAAGACTATCAATATATGATGTTTTTGAGTCATTATATGGGTTCATTCCAATAGGTGATGTGTGGAAATACAAAAACGGAAGAGCTGTCAAGGATAAGTTGGAATATTTTGATGTTGAAATAGATGATAAAGGAAAAATTTATTGTAAGGAAACATATTACAGAACACGTGAAGATGTGTATAAATTCAATGACTTAACTGTAGTTGACAGGAATGGAGACATAAGGTTAGTGGAATCATCAAAAAGTAGATTAATGCTTAGTAATGATCAATTGGATGTCGTGGAGAGAATGAAAGGCATCATTGATGACATGGTTAGGTTAAAGATGATTATGTATATTGATCAAGACTATAATCTTTGTTTTCTGCCGGGAGATAAAATAGAAGATTTGACAATGGATGAAACAGATGGATTTGTGGATACCACCGGTATAGTGACATCTATAAAATCTAAGGATGTAGTGGAGTTTTATGTAGAAAACCCATTCGTAAAGATAAAGGATGAATGATATCTGAATCTGGATTGTGGTGGTTCGTGAGAATAGCCACGATCATCCCTAAGCGTGAACATAAGGAGGTACGTATGTCATTCGATTGACGTTAGGGATCTAATTATATTAAAAAGGAGGGATTATGAAAAAGATTGTATTAAAACTGTATGAGTTTGATGAGCTGTCAAAAGACTCACAAGAAAGGATCATAGAGCGTGAGCACTGGAATGTAATGGAGCAATGTATGGATGCTTATGGCATAGACTATAAAAAGTCAATGAAAGCCTTTGAGGATATGACAGATACTATGGTTTATAATTGGGAAGTTGGATACGAGAGATATGATTTTAGTTATGAGTTTAAATACAAGGATCCTATTTATGAACACCCTACAGATTATCATCGTGATATATTCCCTGAGAATCTATGCGGTAAATTACTGTTCAGATATATCAACAACAATATTATGCCATATATTATCAAGGGCAAGTATTTCTCCACGTCAGGTAAATATATTGATGGGAAATACAAATACAGGCACAAGTATAGTAGGGTGATGTTTGACTATGGAGATAATTGCCCATTGACAGGGATGTGTTATGATTATTATCTCCTGAAACCTATAATTGATTATTACAATGCATGGTGTACTTATCCGGAGGATTTTTCTTTAGAGGATCTGATGAGACAATGTTATGATAACTTCTTCAAGTCATGGCATGAGGAGTACGAGTATTGGGCTGATAATGAAGATGCGATACGTGAGGAGCTTCATCATAATCAGTATGAAGATCGACTCTATTATGAGAATGGGGATGTGTATGTTGAACCATTAAATGAAATAGCATGAAAGTGATATGTACAAGGTGTGGCGGAACAAATATTGCTTGTGAAGCGATCGTAAATCCAAACACCGGGAAAATAATAGATTATCTTGATGAATCTTTTATGCATGCTAATTGTGGGGATTGCAAGGAAGAGGTAGTGATAACGGATGTAGATAGAGTCAAGAAAAATATTGATTCTATGTTTTTCGAGTTCGTTAAAAAGAATGGGAAAGAACCTGAATACGTAGAATGTCAGATCGTATGGAAAGACACAGGGGATGATCAAAGAACGACAATAAAATTATCATTAAGCATCAATGATGATGATAATGATAATGTTTTCTATTACTGTAATGGGATAGAATCACTTAAGTCACTTGTGGAATATGGAGTAGGAGAGTTTATTGTAATAGATTGTTGGAGTTTTTTTTAGTATTGATAATTTGTAAATTGATGAGATTATGAATATAGAGGTAATAAGATACAGGCTTCCAGTTTATTGGGCTTGCGCTCTGATAAATGATGACTATACTGGATTATGTAAAGAAGAATGTCAAGAAATAAAAAACTTCTTGAACATCGCAGATGGCTATCCGGTAGATGTGGATTGGGAAACAGAAGGGTTCTATCAATATAATGATGCAGGAACACTTCCGGGAAATTGTGCCGATTTTATTTTTCATAAGTTAAACGATTAAACATAAAAATATGGAAACTGCAAATAAACTAACTTTTTTAAGTACAAAATTCTTTACAGAAAACAAAAGGGAATACAGAATAACAGTCACGATATCGTTAGATGATGATTGTCATAACAATATGTGTGATTGGAGTATAACCGCTGACATTCGTTGGAAAAACGAATATGGGATATATAAAGAGTATATGGGAGGCTGCTGCCACGATGAGATTGCGAAACATTGTCCGGAATTGGCGAAGTTTATAACATTACATTGTTGTAATCATTATGGTGCTCCTATGTATCCGGTGGAAAATGGCATGTATCACATAAAGAATAGCGATAAGTCTGTGGCTATTGAATATTTACGTATATCAGACAAGGAATATTCCAAATTATCTGAAGCGGTGGATGATAAGATGTATTTCAAGTATCTGCTTTTCAATCTGGGAATTGTGGATAGATGGAAACATGAATCAGGCGAGCTTATTGCGGAACTTGAAGACCTATGTGGAAAGAAATGGGTTAATCAATATAAGCCAGAAGAAGAAAGATTTACCCTGACACTAACGGACGAGGAACGTTTGCTTATTGAAGAGCGTATTAAAGCCGGGTATTATTCCGCAGAAAATATCGAAAAACGTAGGGAGGAGGCTCATAAGGCAAAGATGATGGAAAAGCGTGCTGAAATTTGTGAGCAATACGATAAGATAATCAGGGATGCGGAAACAGACAAAAAGGTAATGCTCTGTGTATTTGATTATGGATTGTCAACCGATAATGTGATATATTATAATCACACGAACACTTTATCTTTCAACTGGTGTGATTATGGGGAAAAGATCACACAAGAAGAGTTTGATGATTTCGTGAATAACGTGGATCGCTCCCAACTCCCGGAAGGAATTAAATTTGAGTTAAAGTAATTTTTAGTCTACACATAATCACTATCAGAAAAATGAATAAGATTATAGAAGATTACAAAAAGATAGTTGCCGGCAACGAGGCCAGCAAAAACATCTGCTTTATGTCAAGAGGAGAATACGCTGATCCGAAAATAGCGTACAATGGTATCCTCATGAATTACTGGGATGTGTATGATTGTATGGATGAGGTAGAAGAACCGACAGATGATGATTGGTTGAACGCGGTAAGTAATTTATTTGACTCATATACATATGATATTAAGAATACGGATGTTGATAAATTCAAGATGTCGGATGTAATGAACGTATATCGTATTATTAATCTGTAGTTGTATAACAAAAAAAATATTGATATGAACAACTCTATGGTCGCTCACTTATGGGCAAATGAAAAGAAAGAATCCGGAAAAGGTAGTAATCTTTTCTTTGAAGGTAGAAGTATTTATTCTTATGGTTATCATTTTGAGGTTGGAAGAATCGTAAGAAATAAGTGTGGTGAAAAGGCGTATTTGCTTAACGATAAGTATTATTCTTCTTCTACCTGTAAACATCAACGTTGTGTTCGTAGTGCAATACCAACTGGTTCAAAGGTGTTTTCTGTTGGATATAATATGTCAAATACCGGTAATATGGCATTTGTCACCAGTAAATTGGAATCCATTAAAGATGCTATTGAAAAATACAAGAGGGTCAGAACTGAATTGCCTTATCGTGATGTTTGGGGAGTATTTAAAAATATGATGGATTATATCGAGTTCTTCGGTATGGGAACTCCCCAGCGTCTTCTTAAAAAGAGTGTAAACGAGTGGCTTGGAGCGAGTCATGAATTGTCACGGAGATCAGATAAGGTTAAACGTGAATATATCCGTGAATTAAAACGTGTTTTCCAGATATTATTGAATTATCAATCACTGGAAGTACTTGGAACTGTAAATGTGATTGTTGATGAAGTTTGTGGAGAGGGTACGTGGATTAAATACCTAGAAAGAATCAAAAGATTTGAAAAGAGTAGAGAAGAAAAAGAAAAGATAAAAATAGAAACATATAGAAAGGAACAAGAGGCTCGTAACAAATCATTGGAAAAACGGGTACAAATGTGGAAATCTGGCGAGATTTCCCAGTTGTATTATCGTTGTCTTGAGAATGGCCAACCGAACGTATGGTTGCGTATTAAGAATGGAAAAATCGAAACCAGTAAGGGTATCAAAGTAGAACAAACTGAAGCTGAAAGACTTTGGGGATTGATTAAAGTGTTCCATGATGGTGGTCAGTTCAAACGCGATTTGGTATTGGATGTAAACGGTCACAGATGGGCGTTCAATCGTTATGAAAACGATATACTGACTGCCGGATGTCACCGGATAGCGTATAGTGAAATGGAAGGTATTGCGAGACAATTAGAATGGGATTAAACAGCTATCAAGTAACATTTGAGAGCTATGGCGATCACTATCAGATTTACGGGAGAGACATCCAAGATGTCATGGGCGGCGTTACCGGTGGAGCCGGCGTGTATGGGTAAGGCGGTCGGGGAAGCGGGGCGTCCGCTCATGCTTTGTGGTGCAAGGTTGTATATAATTACCTTACCTAAATATAATATTGGTTCGAAAGAAGTAGAACTGGAGGTGGTTGAATCTAGTGATGCTAGTTGTGAAGGATGCGTATTTAATAATAGTAAGAATTATTACTGTAAGGATACCCATTGTATTGATGTAGATAGGAAAGATGATATAGACGTTATATATAAAGAGGTAAAAAGATCATGAGTTTAATAGATAAATTAGAGGATTTGGTGGTCAAGGTAGACACCGAATACCAAGAGAAGATGGAGGCGGTGATCCGGGAGATAGTTCCGGGGATGCCGGAAGGGAACGTGCGCCATGCCGCCGAGTGTATGTGTACGGACAGGATGGGGAGCATGATGGATATCGATATTTATATATTAAAGGAAGAGGATAGACCTTACGAATGCCATTATCTAAAGGATCTGCTGGAGGATAGGGTAGCTAGAATAGCCAAAATGCATGAGGATGAAAGTTATACATACAATATGGATGATAATTATTGGTGCGCCACATGTGGATCCCATTCTCATAAAAAGGATTCCAAGACAGGGTATTGTTGGTATTGCGATACAGTTAATTGGGTTAAAGAGGATGGGAAGGATGTTGGAATATAAAAACAAGCAATTATATAACAAGGAGGAATAAACATGGGAAGAGGTGTTAATACAGGCGCCTTGTCTCCGGTCGGCGGTATCGGGGAAATACGAATGCGAGCAAACCTGCGAAAAATAGTGGCGTACAAAGATTTCGCGAAACAGATGGTCATGGCACAATACGAATGATAGAGGAGATTGGTGATTAAAACATTAAATAACATTAAACATGAAAAAGAGTAGAAGAATTGTAAAGAAAATGAGCAAGAAGAGCCTTATCAACAAGAAGGCTCTTCGGTATATTATCGCAAACAGTAATTTATGTAAACATGCGATAAGAGAATTGGAATTAGCCGGATATAGCAAAGAAGAGGACGGTCCTAACAAATGGATGCGCGAACAGGTAATAGAAGCTGTCGCGCTGTTCTCTTCTCATGGTAACAGCGGATTCTCGGCACCATTTGAAATCAATCTCGTCAAGAAACTTTGCAGTTTTGATATAATCTCTCCTTTGAGATTTGACGATGGCGAATGGGAAAAAATAGGCTTAGACGGGAGTTGCCAGAATAAAAGAAAATCATCGATATTCAAAGAGCCGGACGGGAGTATCCATGATGTTGATGCATTTTCAAAAGTTCCTGTAAAAAAGTTTTTATTCGCCACTCGAACGTGGACGGAGAACATCCATAAGATAGGATGGATAGGAGGGTTGTTTGAGACGGACGAAAACGGAATACTCACTGGAAGATATTTTGGTAGATGTAATGTAAAAGACTATCAGAACGGATATATGCCAAAAGGCAAGAAAGAAATACCATGCAGGGAGATAGAGATATCGCCGGACAATTGGATTATGACAGTTGAATCAAACAATGAGGCTTTGATTGAATTGTCAAAGATTTATGATATAGTCTGGCGACAATGCCCTTGCTTGAAAGGCATAATGAATACCAACGTTACACCGGAACTTGAAAGATTGGCATGCGAACAAATGAAGGGATAAACAATGAATGACAAATTTGTAGACATGCCGAAATGCATGGCGGACAAATACGAAACCGCCGACTTTATTGCCAGCGATCCCGTCCAGTTCCCAAGGCGGTATTCCGGGCGGGACGCGGAGGTCAGTGGGTTCATTACTTCGTGGCTCTCGTTCGGGAATCGAAAGGCGATCATCGGGGCGGCGGAGATGAGGAAATGTCTTGATAAGATATTTGATTTGGCAATTAATGAAAGGCTTAAATAATTCAACACAAAATCATATAAGATGATAACTTCTATAAGGATAGACGACAACAAGAAGACTCCATTTAAATATATCCAAAAGATAAAAGCGTTCAAAAATGGCTCTGAGTTTATATTCAAGCCCGGCGTGAATGTGATTGTAGGCAAGAACGGGAGCGGGAAATCAACCCTCCTGAATATGATATCGAAGTACATGTTGTGCGAGAAAAAGATGTGTTCTGAATTACCGTCAGAAGCATTGTATTTCCCGGATATATTTGATGATGACAAGGTGCTTGACGGGATCAGTATTAAGTCGGATTATATCGGGAAGGTATTCCATCTCCTACAGCAAACTGAAATGAGAAAGGATGATATATTGGATAATATCAATAATTTAAGTTTGTATATGAATGGAGCATCTAGGTCCTCTGGGGAGAAGAACCTTCATGCCATGAACTCGCTTTTTGATTTTGTGTTTAACCAAGATGAGTATGCGTTTCCGATACAGAAACTTATGGAATTTAAGAAAAAGTCAAATGAGTTCTGGGCAAACAGGATCGACAATCTTTTAAAATACTACAAAGACAATCATGTGGTATTAATGGAGAAGGATTTTGAGTATACAATCATTATGGATGAGCCGGACAGGAATTTAGATATTGACAATATCATGGATCTGTACAAAGTATTGTCATTTCATAAACCGCAAACACAAATTATAGCCGTAATTCATAACCCGGCTTTGATTTACAAGTTGAGCAAGCTGGATTGCGTGAACTTTATTGAGATGACAAAAGGGTATTTGAAGAAAATTACTGGTTTTATGAATAAAAAATAAGAAAGGAGATGAGAGAAGAGTTGAGAACAATAGGATCAAAAGGACGCCATGTGTTTACAGCAACCTTTGTTAGATTTGGATTTAGGAATGGATACATTGGACCTGTAAAAACGATGCTTTTACAAGATGTGACACTTGATAGCAAAATAGTATCAGATCATTTGTGGTTCGATTTAACAAAAGGATTTAGTAGTGCTGATTTATCGCCAGGCGATGTGGTTGAGTTTTGCGCAAGGGTTAGTGCTTACGAGAAAGGATACAAGGGGCACAAGGATGATGTACTTAATAGACCGATAGAAAGAGACTATCGATTATCAAGACCGACAAAAATTAAAAAGATCGGGAAGAAATTAATATTAAAAGATGAGGGGGAATAATACATGATAGTTAAGGAAGAGGTATGATATGGCGTTCGCTACCTTTATAGTGGATAATATGAGAAAACAAAATATGTTGAAGGAAGATAAGATAACTGAGCTGTTAAAGGATAATCCAAATGAGAAGTAGGGAAGATGCCAAAGGAAGGCGGCGATCGATGCTCATGACGCCGCCCGTACCGAAAAAGGTCGAGGTATTATCCCCGGCATGGTATAGGGCGGCGGTGGAGTTTCAAGGCATGCCGGAGCGGGAGCGACTAGCTTTTTGCTCGTGGTGCTGTTGTCATGGAGGGTGTAATTTATGCGCTGATATAAGTAAATACAATATAAAAGGGCTTAAGATATATGGAGGATAAAGTGATTATACACCTAAAGGATATGGTATTCGTGCCGATGATTATCGGGAGATAACTAGGGTGGATAAATATTGTGTTGAGTTTATCAAGGAGTAAAATATGGTTGATAAAACAAAAGAATAATATTAACTATTAATAATGTTTATTTAATTTAATTCAAAAACAAAATGTCTACTTTTGTAGACACATAAAAATTACACATATGAAAAAGAGTGAATTTGTAAAGGAGTTAGAGAAGATCATCGATATGATTAAGGCCGAGGATGATGGTTTCGAGTATGGTGGTAAAGTCATTTTCTATAAAGAAGATGATGATAACTATGAAATCTCGGTAAAGAACATTGAGATGGATCTGACGGTAGAGGCCAATACTATGGCTAGTATGGATGATAGGACTTTCGCCTGCCTTATGAGTGAGGTCTATAAACAAAAGTTTACAAAGGCTATAACGATGTCGGAGGATGATGATGATGAAGACAATTGATAAGATGACCGATCAGGAGATATATAATCTTACTGACGAACAGGTAGAGAAATTGATCGTAACAAGATGTGTGGAGGAAGGCGTAAGATTCATAGATGAGCCTCCAATCATGAAGACATATGACTATAAGCCTATTTCTCCATCACATTTCTTCTACTATTTAGAAGGTTTGAGTATAGCCGTTCTTGATCAGGATGATGCTATTAAAATAGCTAAGTTCTTAAGTGACTTTGATCTGTACAGGACTAGATATGATTTCACCGTATCCAATGAAAAGCTATACAGCAAATTGGATATAATTAATATCAAACATACTCCGATGTTTGATACGAAAGACGAGGAGACCTATAAGTCTATCAAGGATAAGAACGATAAGATTGAGGCGGAATATAAAGACCAGCTAGAGAGATATGAGAGAAATATGAAGAAAATGAGTAAAATTCGGGCCGAGATATGGGATAAAGTAGCCGATATAAGACATAGGATTGATAATATGAACTATCTTAGGTCGCTTTTTGCAAGGGAATATCTACCACTGGTGGATAATGATACGGATAAGGCTATGATATTTTTCAAGAAGGCTTATGGCGTGGATGATGATACGGAAAGATATATTCGTGAAGGAATAAAAGATTATCCTTTGTTTAACAATAATATAGATTAAAATGCACAATTGGTTTAAATGTACGGTTTCTTATGAGACCGATGCCGAGAACGGCATGAAGAAGAAGGTAAAGGAAGAGTATTTAGTAGATGCCTTTTCTTATACCGAATGTGAGGCTAGAATCATAGAGGAGATGAAGCCATTCATCTCCGGTGAGTTTAGCGTTGATATCAAACGATTCAGGATAGCGGAATTGTTTGCCATGGATGGAGACCGGTTCTATAAGGTCACGGCTGATTATATTACGATAGACGAGAAATCGAACAATGAGAAACGCAAGGCGTTTAACTACATCGTTCAGGCCAATGACCTTGATCATGCCAAAAAGAATTTCGAGGAAGGCATGAAAGGAACCATATCAGATTTCGTTGTCACTTGTATCAAGGAAGAGAAGAAACTGATGGACTTCTACGAGTTTGATGGTAAGATCAGGAATCCGGAGAAAAATGAGGATAGTAGGCAGTAAAGCTAGCTACGAAACCACGTCGTCCATAGCCGAGAAGTTGATGGAGATAAGTAAAATGGAGGGTACGATTTATCGTATCCTCACATTGTCTAACAAAACTTATCTAGCTTCTAAATTAGGATATAGCAGATCGGGGTTCTATAAGAAGATACAAAACAGGAGTTTTAATATCCGGGAACTAGCTCAGATATTCGATACGATCATCAACTTCAAGGATCAAGATTGGACTGAGGGTAAGATTAATAGGCTTAAGAGGTATAGGGCTATGAGCCTTATGGAGTTCAACAAAAGTTATAAAAAGAAAAAGGCATGAGAGGTAGGATGTTACCGTGTGAGAGATGTGGGAGGATGGTAACCATAAGGAGTAAGGGGTTGTGTCCCGCGTGCAGAGCCAAGGAGCTACCGCCAAAGGAAAGGGCGGCGATACGGGTGAAGGCCAAGCCAAAGGGGAAGAGCCTAGCCGTTTTCTTTGGCGCCCATGTGGCTAGGTTGAGTATGACAAGGAGATCTGCTACCGGCGCATACATACCATGCCCGGGGGTAAGCAACATATGCCACTTATACCCTAAACGGAAATATAAATCAGTTGCTGAGGATAATGATAACATTATCTACTTGACGGCTGATGAGCATACAAGATTCGATTATCTATTAGATACGATGGATTTCAGCCGGCTCTTGGACGAGTTTGGCAACGTATGGCTGTTGGCAGCCAGAAGGATGAGGGATCTCGCACCTAAAGTCGAGGAGGATGGTAAATTAAAAACCAGATTATTATCATGGATAGAAGAAAACAAAGATTACTTTTAGACCTAGGATATAAGGCTATAAGTGACACAGTATATAGTTATGGGACGATCATGGAAGTCATAAGCGATCAAGAATCGTTTGATGAGATGAAAGTTCGTTTATCCGAGAGACACAATGTGGCTATTGCGGATGATGGAGAGATAGGATGTTCGGCTTTAGGCAAGATTTTAGGCAAGATAAAGGACGAGAATGCGTCGTCATATTATTGGCGATCATCATTACCAGTATTAAGATCATATCATACAGATCCTAAATTTACCGCTTTCTTTGGCATATTAGACGTTTTATCAACTGTCCCAAAGAAAGATATGGTCGAGGAGGAAAAGCCTGTTGAAGAGCCTAAAAACGAGCCTAACGAGGAGATGGAGGTTGAGTATGATCTGGAGACAGAGCAACAGTATTATGCCGCTGAATGGATAAAGGATATCCCGACACCTGTGTTATATAGAATGACTGTCGCCGGCAAACGTGTGTATTATGAGATGGATGTTGATGGGTATCCTATCATATACGATGGAGCCACTAACAATATCGCCAATGGGTATTGTGATACGTCCGGAGCCTTGGAGAAATGGAAGAATGAGATGAGACTCAAGGGCAAGGACCCTGATGAGTACGCTAACTATAGGGCTGATCTGGGTACTATCATGCATTATCTATTTGGGTTGTATCTGACCGGGGTTAATATAAAGCTGATCCCGACATGGATAAGGAAGGCTGTCAAGGAGGCTAAGCTAAGAATAGACAAGTATAGGATGGAGCGGATATTAGTGGACAACATTGATGAGCTGATAGAGGATCTGATATCATTTGCCATATTCTGCAAGGAAAGACATGTAAAACCTGTATTGATCGAAAAGATGTTGAGGTCAAGGAGATTGAAAGTAGCTTCTTCGGTGGACGCAGTGGTGGAGATGGATGGCGAGCCGGAGATGGTGGAGATAGAGGTCGAGACAGGAGAGTTCTATAAGACGGGAGCCAAGAAAGGTCAGCCTAAGACGGAGAAAAAGAAGATAAAGAGATGCAGGAGGATATTCGCTATATTGGACTTCAAATCAAATAGGAAAGGCAATTTCTATGACGAGTATGCTTTCCAACTTGAGTTATATAGAAGAATGATACTGGAGAACTATGGAAAGATATTGGAGATAGAGGAGATATATAACTTCGCTCCGGGTGATCCTACCGCAAAGACCAGCCAATATAAGTTGAAGAGACAGACTGACAACCCTATATTGAATATGGCTACCGTAGTATATCTTCAAGGAAAGTATAAGTTTGAGAAAACCAATTATACGGTTACATCAAGAGTCGGATCCTTGGACATAGAAGGCGAGTTTGACGTTAATAAGTTAATAAGAAAGGAACCGCTGAGGGACTATATATATAGAGTCATGAATGAGAGGAGAGGATGATGGAATTTAGGGAGTTCAATAAGAGCGTTCATCGGTATGAGCTGGATCATAGCAAGCCAAGGAGGAAGCTGACGTGTCCGCAATGCGGCAAGGATAAGTGTTTTACGCCGTACGTGGACGTAACCACCGGTCAGATCGTTGGAGAGCAGTTTGGGGTGTGTGATCATAAAAATAAATGTGGTTACTTTAAATATCCAACAGGGAGCGAACTTGGGAACAATGATCTTTTTACCGATTCAAACAAAGTATTAAGGAGGTACAGACCTCCCGTGGATCCGGATATAGCCAACTGCATTCCGGTAAGCAAGATGTTTGAGACGCTTAATCCTTTCGAGACATCCGATCTTCAGGATTATCTATCCAATATCTTCGGATCGTATCATACCAATAGGGCATTTAGCTTGTATAAGGTGGGGATGATGAGATTCGGGGACTGGGGTAAGTGCTGTGTGTTCTGGCAACTAGATAAGAATTGGGTAGTGCGGACCGGAAAGATAATGGACTACGGGCCTGACGGGAAGAGGGTAAAGGTTCCCATGGATCACGTATGTTGGGTGCATATACTGGACGGTCAGGATTACCTGCTTAGGCAATGCCTGTTCGGGGAGTTTCTTATCAACTTCTATCCCAATGACGCTCCGGTGTATATAGTAGAGTCAGAGAAGACGGCTGTTATCTGCAACATTGTGTACCCTAGTAGGTTGTTTATGGCCTGTGGCGGTATCCATATGTTGAAGAGGGAGATGATAGAGACATTGGGTAGGAGGCGGATAGTCCTGTACCCGGATAAGGGCGACGCTTTCAACGAATGGAGAAAGAAGGTAGACAAGGATATGAGGGGGATGAATATAGAGATAAGTAATTTTCTAGAATCAAAACCCAATATAAATGAGGGAATGGATATAGCGGATTATTTTATTATTAAACAAATTTACAATGGCAAAGGTAGTTGACAATTACAAGAAATTCAAGGTGCTTGAAATAACAAGACAGGAGATGATGGATAAGCTCACCAGATATGGGTGCTTAGGTATTTGCGATATGTGTAACAGACCTATATCCGTGGGCTATTATGTAGCAGTAATCAATCAATGGATGTGCGAGGACTGTTATAATGATTTCATCAAATCAGTTGACAGGTATGAGGAGGATATGAGAATAGAGAACAGGAATTTTAACAGATTCTGTGATCTATTTAATGTCAAAATACAAGAAAAGGCATGAGAGAGCTATCTTTAGCCCAGAAAGCTATGTTAAACGGATCCGTATGCCCGTATTGCAAGGCCCCATCCACTATGATAAATACGGTGGAGGGAAAGCAAGTTGGGTGCGAGAAGTGTGGGGCTTGGATGAGATCCGATTCTACGGGTAAACCTGTAGGTAGGTTAGCCAAGCCGGATCTCCTTAGGTCTATGGATATGGTAATGACCGAGATCAACGTATTCTTAATAAAAACAGGACATGATAGACATGATCTTTACAAAGAACTATCCGGTGAGCTTATGATACCGGAGGAGCATATATCCCCTTACAAGATGTCTTTGCCATCATTACTTAAAATCATGAGACATATCAAGACATATAGTGATAATCGGATACAGATATATGATGGAGGGAGGGGGAATAACTGCCCTAGGCATAAGGCGATAGCGATAGGCGGTAGCGCATGCCACGGATGTCCGGAGCATCTATTCCATGTAGTGGATAAGGTAACTGACTTGGTGGTGTGTGACGCTGACATGAGTTACGGTGATTACAAAAAATAATTATTAATAAAAATTGACAGAACATGAAAGTAATTTTCATTCACAAACAGACAGGGTTTTATGTAGGAGGATCAGTGTTTAACAAGACATGTGGTTTTTACAAATGCAGAGATAAGATGATAGAAAAAGGCATAAGCGAGGATAAGGCCAACATGCTTATTGATATAATAGGTCCGCACTTATGTGTGTGGGAAATAAAAGATGGGGATGATCCTTACGAGAGCATGAGAAGCAGACTCGGAGATAAAGCCTCATATTTAGATGGAGAGGATATTATCGTAGAGGATTATAATTATGATGAGGAGGACGAGGATGGGGAGATCGACTGAATATTACAGAACACATCCGGAAGCCAGAAAGAAGAAGGCTGAGACGGATAAGAAGATCAACGCCAGACCTGAGCAGAAAGCCAAGAGACGGGAGTTGGGTCGCAAGAACTACAAGACCGATAAGCTAAAGGGTAAGGCTTATCGGAAGGGGAAGGATCTATGCCATACGGCTAAGGGGTTAAAATATAAATCAAGATCAGCTAACAGAGGATCTAAATCCGATACGGCTGGCGATAGAAACGCAAGAGGATGAGTGAGGATAGGATATGGAGGTCATCCAAGGAGATTATCATGGATGCCTATGAGAGGATAAGAAAGTATCAGTCGGGAGAGCTTCTCCCGGCTCGTACTGGATACGCTTATCTTGACAAGGCGTTACTGGGCGGGTTCTACCCACAACATGCGGTGGCTATAGGCGCTAGGCCCGGAGTTGGCAAATCTTATCTGGCGCAAAAAATCATGAGCAATGTGATGAATGTCAATATCAATCCACAGGCAGATGATTATGTATGGTTAAGATGTGAGTTTGAGATGAACCCAGAAGATTTGATGTTACGTTCACTATCAAAAAAAATGGGGAAAGACATACAAGATATACTCCTTAACGAGATGTCAGAAGATGAGGTAAAAGAAATGCAGAGATGCCTCAAGGAAGAGAACTCTAGCAGAATAACATACATCCCTAAACCATCAACCGTAGATGAGCTTCAAAACTTTCTATGGAATGAGTATATGCCAATAAACAAGGATAAGAAAATGGTATTCGTGTCTATAGATCATACGGCTCTAGTACAAGGTTCAGGAGACGCCAAAAGAAATATCGACTCGTTGATAACCATGTGTAATATCGCTAAAAGAACTTTTCCTAATATTTTCTTTCTTATAATATCCCAACTCAATCGTGATATCGAAGGACGGCGGGATCCAAAGGATCATATGCCAAAGCAATCTGATTTTTATCAATCAGATACATTGGGACAGTTATGTACGGCTATGGTAGCGTTAAATATACCGAAAAGATACGGGTACTCCTCATACATGCAATTTCCGCAAGGATGGTATCCTAATCTGGAACGTTTCAAGAGCGAGTCAAGACGATCCTTCCGTGTGGATGGATTATTGTTCCATCATATCGTAAAGGTCCGTCAACGGTCATTAGAGGAGATTGATGCGATACATGTAGATATCATGAAAGGATATGAGCGATATTATCCTGATGGAGGGGTGGTGCGCCAAGAAAGACCGGGAGGCTCGGACGCCCCAGTGGGTAGCGGCAAGCCGGACACGACTGTGGTGACGCTACCGCCCCCGCCTCCCAGTATCCCGTTGGAGCAACAATATATACCGCCTAGTGATGATTTCAATGTAGTACATGACGAAACACCTTATTGACATGAGATTGAGACATAATTACTTGCTTGTAGTGATAAAGGTGCTGGAAATGTTCTTGAAGACCGTATTGTCGGTTGAGGATAAGATGGGGATAAAGGAAATTATATCCTCGTTAAAGGAAATGGCTAAATACAGCATCAGATATATCATAAATCGGGAACGGGAAAAGGAGATCATGAGTATCTGTGATGAGGTATCCAATAAAGTACAGGAGTATAAAAGGATAAATGACAACTCAATGATATTGGAATTGGAGAACCTAAAAAGGGAAGTTGTGGCGGTGGAGGATCTTCTTAGCTCATACAAGGGGGTTCTTGACGCCGAACTGGTGATAGCCGAGGATGATATCAGAATCATACGGGACAAGATCGCTATAAGCCTGAGGGAGGACGGAACATGTAAGAGCATGACTGATGCTGATAAAAGGGCTAGGGTGGACGTAAGATACGAGAGGGCGTTAGAGGATTATCGAATCCTTCTAAGATGCGCCAATACGGTTAGGGCTAAGATGTCGGTTGTAGGGCATCTTAACCAATCTATAAATCAATCTATATCAGTTGGTAGAGTTGGTATGGCTAATGAATCTTATACGGTAAAACAGTATGAAAAAGGGAAAGAGATTATCGAAAGCAGACGCCCTTAGGGTGTTGAGAAGGGCTTACAATCTAATAAAGAATGATAATTATGCATTTATGTGCATAGCAATAGAAAAGGCAGCGGTTGAATTATCACTTGCTGAAAGATCATGTGTGGCGTGTTATCTTATACCAGAACTGAAGATGTTCAAACCTGTAAACAGAAAAAATGGAGATTTTTGGTTTCATTCATCAAAGAAAAACATAAGGTTACATATAATAGATACGCTAATAGATATATATAACGGAAATGATCATCCCGATATAGTCGAGAGGGTAGCCAGAAAGATAAGGTCAATATTTTAACTCATTAGTTTATGTATATAAATTTTGAACAGATGATGACATCAGGGTTAACGATGTCTGATGTCGGGTATCTTTTGATGATCCGGCAAAAAGAAGAGATGGCTAACACCATTCCAAAGGAGAAAATAGATAGTTATAAAGCATCTGGTTATATTGAGCTTCAGAAGAATGGGAAGTGGAAGATAACGCCAAGGGGAGGATCGCTGCTGATGCTGATAGAGACACCCGGTCTGACACCGGAGGTCGAGGGGATCCGGGACCGTATCGTTGGGGTATATAACGATATGGGTAAGGATACAGGAGCTATCAAGGAGGTAGAGAAACGGCTCGTATGGTTCGTGGCTAATACCAACTTCAAGGAAGAACCTATAGTAAGAGCCGTAATATCCCACATAGATCTTAAACGTGAGTATACGATGAGATTGGATAACTTGATCTGGAAACCATCAAATGTGTATAGCGTGCATATGAGTTTATCGGAATCAACGTTATTCGATACGATCATAAAAATGTATGGCATGACGTCTGACTTGTATCTTAGGGAGAACAAGAACAAGGAGCTGGCATGGTTGTTCGCCATAAGCCGGCTTCCGGATCCCCCAAAGAGAATGGATAAGGAATACGCTATCACAGGCGATGTTAAGATGGATATCGAAAGGATATCGGATATAAAAAAAGAATTAGGTAGAAGATTGAAAATGTCGATTTAGTATGGAAAGAAAAGAAGTTGAAAAAGTAGTCAAGGAGGCGATATTCGAGAAGATGGGTGAATTTAATGGCCTTGATCATGCCGCTCAGATAATGAACGAGGATAAGCTGGATACGGATATGGCTATGGATTCCCTTGATTTTGTAGAAGTCATAATGGAAGTGGAAAAGAAAACGGGTAAATGTATACCCGATGAGGCACTTAACGTCAAGCCTTATCACGAATTGACGGTAGGAGAGCTTATGGGTATGTTGTATGATTATCTAAAAGACAAATAAATGGATTTCGGATATGATGATTGGGAAGAGGGGCTAGAGACCCCTCTTGTCGATGATTGTGATGACGATCATGAGGAGGAAGAATATGATTTCAGTTAAGGAGTTAAGGCCGGGCAATCTTGTAAAAGACAAAGCTGGCGATATATGGAGAGTAGGGTGCGTTACCGGTATGTGTAATGAAAGTGGATCATTAATCCTTGAACGTAAGGTTGATGATGGGATAATGAAATGGTATTCAGGGGGAGATGATGTCATGCCTATTGAGATAGACGATAACCTTCTTGATGCTATCGGTTTTAAGAGTGACAAGAATAGGGACGTATATCGTGGACACGGGATGACCATGGAGGTTTTTGGCGACGAGTATTATATCGGACTTAGGGATATGGAGGATGACCTGAGCGAGCTTATCCAGATAAGGTATTTACATAACCTACAGAATATTTCGATGGATTTATATGAGCGTGACATAAATACGGAGAGGCTTTATGATCGTTCCGGAGAATAACTTGCTATGTAAGACCATAGGCGGCGAGAAGGTGCTTGCCGCATCCTACTCACAGATAGACACGTTTGTCCAATGTCCGTATAAGTGGTATAAGACTTACGTGGAGGGTCACAGATCCACGGAGAAGCACGAGGCTACGTCATATGGTACGGTTATCCACCAGACAATGGAGTACTTCTTCAAGAACGGATGCAGACCTTCTTATGAGGACATGAGTAAGGCATTTAACTATTACGCCGATATAGAGAAGATACCTTTTGATAGCGTAAAATCCCAGATCGAGTCCATGCAACATGCGGCTAGGTTAATAAGATGGATTGTGGGGTTGTTTGAGAAGGATGCTGCTGGCAACTATAAGAAAATGTGGTCGGATCTTACGCCAATGGAGAAGGTGATCCGGGGGTCGAGACCGGCCGGCGTGGAGGAGGGCTTCGTCCTGCCCTATAAGCTACCCAAGCCCCTTACCTTGGATGGCGTGACATACGATAAGGTACATATCATAGGATCGGTGGACTGGCGTGGAGAGTATAAGACAAAGGACAGGATAGCCATGTATACGATAGACTGGAAGTCCGGGAGAAAGTTATTCGATGAAGATAAGCTGCTTCATAATCTCCAACATCCGATATACGCCTTTTACATACTCAGAAAATATAAGGTATTGCCGGATATGTGCAGCTATTTCTTTACCCGCATGCTGGACAATCAGAACGTGAAGGTAGATAAGGAGAAAGTAGAGAGATCGGTCAAGGAACTTAACGATATTCTCCTTGACATGTATGATTTCGAGACAAATAAAATAGATAGCTATCAAGCTCACGTTTGGGACGATGCCAAACAAGGGTATAAGTACGAGAAGCGCTACCTCATGGGACGTCAGCCGGCCTGCCTTGAACCCCGCCCCAAGCCCTTGTGTTTTTGGTGCGATTTCTCAATCCACAAACAAAACACATGTAGGTATTCATCGGATTGGGATGAGTCAAAAAGAAAGAATAAAAAAGATTAACTTTATTAAAAAGCCTAGGTAAATATCTAGGCTTTAATTATATTTGTGTCAATAAATAAATGATTATGGATAAAAACGAAAGAGAAAAACAGGTATTGGATCTTCTGATGTCTAGAAAGGATATCAGGAAATTGGTAGAGAAATCAAATGAATGTTATTCTAAGATGGATTTCGTTGGCGCCATGAAATACCGGCAAGAGATAAAGGATATCGTAGATCGAGAATCTAAAATAATGTTGACAAAAAGTGAGTCTTTGATAGGCTTGATGAATAATGCTGATAATGAATATAAATTCAATATGCTGGTATGGCTACATTCCATGATGTGTATGGCGGATGTATTTAACGGGATATTGGAGGATTTCAAGGATGGGGTAAGAAAAGCCAATGGCAACTCCAAGTTCGTTAAGTTCGATAATCTGGATCGGTTAATGGCAGAATGTAAGAAGGAGATTGATTACCTGATGAAAGGCACAAGTAAATCATTCCAGATATCTTTTGCCGTAAGAAGCGATGAGCTAAGGGAGATGATAGAGAATATGGTTGGCGACAATATCCGGGAAGGGTATGATATGTTTAAGGAAGAGGCTAAGATGACCAAGGAGACAGACAGGAGCAAGATAGAGGAATTTAATAAAAAGCTTGACCATGATCAAATGTAATATAAAGCTAGGCGATATAGTCCATACCCAGATGGGAGTAGGAGAGGTGATAGCCATAAGCAAGACCAAAGAGACTTTGATGGTGAAGATGGATGATGGTCGGGAATGCCCTGTAAGACTAGAGTACGTAAAAGACGTTTTTGATAACTACAAATCCAAATGATTTACAAATTAAGACCATATCAAGAGGAGTGTGTTAAAAGTATCTCCGATTACATAAATTCTGATAGACATGATCCGGTATTGATCGTAGGTCCTGTAGGTTGCGGTAAGTCACTGCTGATAGCAGAGGCGGCTAGATTGATGGGAGATAAGACGCTGATTTTACAACCATCAAAAGAATTGCTGCAACAGAACCACGACAAGATAACGTCGTATGGCATACCGGCTACCATCTACTCCGCTTCCTGTGGAAAGAAAGAGCTATCTAACATGATATATGCCACGTTAGGGTCTATCAAGAAGGTTGTTGGTCAGCTTAAGGAGATGGGGATCAGGAACGTGTTGATAGATGAGGCTCATGCCGGATACAGTCCTGAGGACGGCAGTGAGTTCATGACATTCATGAATGAGCTGAAGCCGAGAAAGGTGATAGGGTTTACCGCTACACCATGCAGGCTTAAAACGATGTCGATAGGGCAGGTGTCATATTCCCAGCTTAATTTCATCACTCGTATGAGACCGGTATATTTCAAGAACCTAATCCATGTCATACAGGTGGAGGAGATGATAAGGCAAGGATTTTGGACACCTCTTAAATATGAGACATGGGATTTCAATGGAGATGCCCTTAAACTTAATTCTAACGGCTCCGAATATACGGCCGAGTCTATTAGTGAGGCGGTGAGAAAAAACGGCTTAAACAACCTTATTTTACGTCGGTTGATGGTATTAAAAGACGTATGCAGATCTATACTGGTGTTTATGGATTCTGTTGAGAGCTGCAATACCGCCGCCGAATGGATGAACGCAAAGATATGCGCTGGCATGGCGGAAGTGGTTCACGGAGGCACGCCAAAGAAACAGCGGGAGGCTATAGTCGAGGGGTTCAAGTCAGGTAAGACGAAGGTAGTGTTCAACTATTCCGCCCTCGGTACGGGATTCGATCATCCGGGTCTGGATTGCGTGATAGTAGGAAGGCCGACATTCTCGTTCTCGTCGTTTTATCAGTGGCTTGGAAGGGCAGTCCGTATAAAAGACGGAAAGGATAGTGCTTTGGTCGTTGATTGTTGTAACAACTCGTCAAGGTTCGGTGATATAAGGAAACTTAGTATAGAGAACTACAAGGGGTATGGATGGGGAGTGTTTATCGGCGATAAGCTAATAACTAATATCCCGATGGGGGATAAGGTAACGAAAACAGATCTGGATATCAAGGCCGCCAAGAAAGATCGTAGGAGGGGGCTGGCGCAGGGCGTAACCGCCGCCCCTGTTCCCGGGAGGCCGGATCATCCCCTTGGCTCTACGTTAATGACATTCGGCAAGTATTGTGGATGGATGTTGCATTCAATTCCGGTATCGTACTTCAAATTCATAAACGAGACATTTGACTGGGATAATGATAGGAACAAGGATATAAAAGAATACATAGATTTTTTAATCAAAAACAATAGATTATGACAGGATGTATATATCATGAGGCTGACCTTGACGGAGTAATGTCAGCGGCTATAGTAAAAAAGTATTTCAAAGGGGACATTGATCTTCTTCCTTACAATTACGGCAAGGAAATACCTGACGTGAATAAATATGATAAGGTGTTTGTAGTTGACGTGTCATTTGGAGACAGAACAAGCTTGCTGTTTGATGAATGGAAAGACAAAGGGATAGATGTCACATGGATAGACCATCATAAGACAGCGATAGATGCTATGAAAGACTATAATATCAAAGGTAAAAGACGTATTGGTACGGCGGCTTGCGAACTTACATGGGAATATCTTTTCGATGATATCGAGACCCCCAATGTGGTAAAATTATTGAGCGCTTATGATGTATGGGATCATAACCGCTTCGAATGGAGTGACGTGCTCTCATTCCAATATGGGATGAGAGGATATTGTGGTCTTGACGTGGATATGGCGGCAAAGGTCATGGACGGCGATCATGACTTCATATATGACATGATAAGGAACGGAGAGGCGATACTGGAGTATATCGTTGAGAAAAACAGGGGCGAGATGGATATGTTCTCATTCGAGGCTGACGTATTTGGGTATAAGGCCATATGTATGAATACGACGGAGTTCAACAGCGCCACATTCGAGGCTAAATACAATCCAAAGAAACATGACCTGATGATGCCGTTCTGCTGGAATGGGAGATTCTTCAGATGCACGTTCTATACCACCAAAGAGGAGTTGGATGTCTCGGCGCTGGCACGTAAGGCCTATCCCGGGGGAGGAGGTCATAAGGCGGCGGCAGGCTTCCAGCTTAGCGCAGAGGATATGATGGAGTTCCTAAAGACAAAGAAAATGTGATATGATATGGGTCTTGCTTAGTATGGCAGTGATTATGTTATCCATAGCTGTAATGGTGAAAGGCTGGGATGATTTACATGGAGGTATGTTCCACGGAGGATTAATTATGATAGCTATAGGAATAATATCAATATCTGCATCAATATTTTATATGAATGAAGGAAATGTTAAAAATATGGAGAATATGAAAAACGTATATAAGTTCAAAAAACTTAACGAAATGAAGCTAAACGATTACGGCTTCGGTTTATTCGAGTACAATGGCGTTCTTTATTTCAAGGAGGCAGAGGGTGAGAGATGCTTTGATGTAAGAAGCGGGAACGAGGTTATTATCGGGAAAGATAAAATTGTAACGACCTTGGAGGATTGATCATGAGAAAACTTGACGACACCAACAGGACAAGAAAGAAAAACGTACGGCACTCATGGATAAAGGCGGGTCCGGGGATCCAACGCTGCGCTATTTGTGGGATCACGAAGCGAAGTGAGTATATAGACGGGAAGACCGTTCATTGCGTGCATCTATCATCTGGTGAGCTTTACTCTATGACAGGAGAAACACCAGAATGCAGGGATCTTAGTGAATTTTATTAATCTAAAAAGTATATAATTACCTAATAATAAAACAAAAAGGAGTTTGAAATGAAAGAGGAATTTAGCAAATACGACAAAGTCGTTTATGATGGTGAGGTATTTGAGGTACTTGAAACCGCCGACAATACGAGAATGATGAAAATAGAACCGTTATTTGATGAGACATATAAATCCATTTGGGCTGATGAGGAGATGGTTGTTTCGTTAAATAGGGCTATCAAGTTAAGGCTTATTGATGATGAGACGGCGGATGAGGCGATAAATTTCGGGAAGCCAAAAATAGGAGACGCAGTGGTGGAAAGCGGGCCGCTTGTGGGGAAAGACGGCAGCGGGAAGGACGACCGGGCCGACGGTAAACTCCGGTGGGATCTTCTTCCTTTGGCTGAGATAGAGGACATCGTGAGGGTATATACGGAAGGAGCCAAGAAGTACGCCGATAACTCATGGCAAGATATACCTGATGGATTTAATCGTTATCTAGGTGCACTCATGAGGCACTTGGTCGCTTATACGAAAGGGGAGAGATATGATAAGGAGGGATTCATGCATCTATCCGCCGTATGCTGGAACGCCATAGCGTTATTATATTACGATAAACATAACAAAGGGCTTATAGAATGGAAGAGTCAGGGAAAAGAGTAGTAGATGAGAGATTAAGAGCTATCGACAAAAGAACAGGTAAATACGTTAATGTAATCAAGCGCACTATTGATGATAGCCTATTCCCGATAGTTAAGTATCTCAGTTACAGTTATAATGAATTAAATTATGATTATGTAAAGAATCTGAATTTTGATGTAAACGTAAATTGGGAGCAGCGTAGATATCAGATTGTTAAGGATTTATTATCTAACAATTTCGATGGGAGAAAGATGAGTATAGATGAGGTAGATAATGCTATATTTACCGCTGATTTGATTATTAACAGATTAACAACTATTTGAGATGGTAAGAATTGATTTTTTCACGAAGAAAGACGCTGAGTACAGCGACTACATGCGGTATATTATCGCCAACACATTACAGGAGTATGAGGGTGAGGTCACGTTAAACCAGATCCCGGAGAACAAAGCCACGGAGGAGGAAATATCCAAGTACGGTATAGAGGTATATCCTACTATCATCGTCAGCGGAGATAACATGGATGGCTTTAATAAACTTGAGGGGATGGCCAGAAAAGCTGATCTTATTAACGTCATGTCGTTATACGACAAGAAATAGGCTTATGACGATAAGGGATAAATATTTTGGTTGGAAAGATATATTCTTTGACAGGTTCGTGCATTGTTGTAATGAAAAAAGTGACCAACCACAAGGAAGTAATATACCTCTAGCCAAAATAAACTTCGATAACAAGACAGGATATGTGGAGGACGGGACTATTAATATAGCCGAGCTTCTTCAATATCTTTGGATAAATAATAAGGTCTATAGGTGTGAATATGCACCCATAGATATATCCTCTGTCTTGCAAACATTGATTAGATTGACCGAGAACGCTAAGTTCATATTTGACGACCAACCCGGCATACATGATATGATCCCATATAGAGGTTTTTTTCTTAGAGATGATTTTTTACCCGGGAAAGATTATTCACTTGATTTGGATAAAATAGTGAGCGGGATGGGAGGATGGTATGGGGAGGATGAGGATCCATGTTACTCGATGTTCGCCAGTCAAGATCAGATATGGAACTTGAACCCGATATTGAAGGTATTAGCTGATGAGGGATCTATTCTAGCCAAGGAACTTGGGTATGATATGAACTCATATGTCAGCGATAATGGATACACGATATACAACCCATATCTGTCATGGATCAATCATTACTATCATTATTGCCCGACATTTAATGAGGATAAATTAAAGCCTTGGGATAGGGTAGAGGATAGAAAGAATAAGTTCAAGATGACGGATAAGGTCAAGAGAGGTGCCAATAACTGGTACTATTCAGGCGGGACTATATCTTGCGTGGATAGCTTCTTAGGGAAGAAATACAGGAAGAATCTCCGGACTTTCATATATCGTGGAATAGTGTTCTTTCTGGATCGGATATGGCATACGTCTTTATTTGATAGGATGGGCGTGAAAATGAAGTACAACGCTTATTATTGCTATGCCGCTACCTCCGGGATATGGTATGATAAGGGATTCAAGGAAAGACTAGCCAAGAGGTTTAACAAGTCGCTGGGCGGCGACGGGGAGCCGTTCGGGGCTAACCTAGCCTGCATGGTATGTGACCGTAAGGATATCGATTGGGAGGCGCTTCGTTTTTGGCTTGACAAATACGATGATCCTACTGATAAGGGCATGGTGAATAGCCCTATTCAATTTATGTATTTATATTTATATTACACTTTTAACAAATAATTTGAAATGAAGAAGATAAATAACTGGGTTATAAGAACATTTGGGTTGAGAGGCTCATGGAGCTGGGCTAAGAAACAGATGTTAAATGGAGCGATCATTAAACGTAAGGCTACTACAGGAACATATAAGATAGCTATTGATAATAACGAGAATAGGCTACTTGTAGCCACATGGGATCATCTAGATCAAAATCCTGTATGGGAAAGGTGTCCGCATAATTTATCAGATGAAGATGCGGTTGATTATTTTGTCACGGCTCATAAGGAATTATCATATGGAGGTATAAAGATCAGGATGAAAGATGAATTTAATTATAACGATAAAATATCGAAAGTATGAAAAAGATTACTGATAAAGACGTAGAGCGCCTTAAAGCCGGGAAGAAGATAACAAAAGGATTTATCCATATGCAATTAGATGATAGGGGAAGATTGAACTTGTGGAGTGATATCAACATAACTGACAATTATAGAAGTCTTAAGATAGACGCTAACAAATTGTTTGATCATGGGATTCTTTCAGAGGAATATGATAAATTGAGAGTTATAAATATAGGACAACAGGGACGAAGGTAATGAAAGTGCATATTATTAATCATCGCTGCGGTGACGATGAAATAGAAGTTAAAAATGGCATACGAGTTTTTGATTGGGTTGGTAATGAGTTTATTATCAATCTAAATAATTTTGGGGAACTGGAAATAAATGGATTGAATGAAGGTTTATGCATTATACCTCAATACGGGAACCAAATTGTCATAAAGAAACAGATTTAAAGCAACGCATGACGCTATGGACTGGGAATTTAAGATTGAAAACATTGAATCATAATTTAATTTAATAGACATGGAGACTAAAATATGCAAGAAATGTGGTAAAGAATTACCAGTAGATAAATTCTATAAGAACAAATCACAAAAGGATGGGTTTGGATACTACTGTAAGGATTGTGTAAATGCCTACAAATCGTCCAAAAAAGCCAATGCAGATGGGGGGGGGGTAAATTAACGAAAGTGTTTACCAATCCAGATCTAGCCAAATTCAAACCTAGAGAACTTATCGAAGAACTAAAAGCTAGAGGTTACAAAGGCACGCTCACCTATGAGCAGGTAATAACATTATAATATAATTTAAAAGATGGCAAAGAAATAGTTAAAGATCCCGTTTAAAGACGGGAGACCATGTAAATGGGTTAAGGATGTTCATGATGAGGAACGCGATAATTATGAGTTCGAGGAATGTCTTGAGATACACGGATTCGTTCGTGGATGTTCTTCGGCTGTAATGATATTAAGACCGGCAAATGATCATGGAAAGGATTTCAATTATGTCAACAGTATCTATTATCAAGTGTTCTTGACGGATAGCAAGGAGATAATACAAAATATGATGCATGGGATCATATACGGGAAATGGACTTTTGTTAAGAGGGGAGAAAATTTTGGTATAAAATTGGTTAAGGTCTTACCTAAGATACATAAAATATCCCTTGATATGATCGCAAAGGATATTTTTAGGTCTGAGAATAAATGAACAATATGAAAGTATTATCATTATTTGATGGGATATCATGTGGATATCTAGCATTACAAAGAGCCGGTATACCTATAGAGACTTACTACGCCTCGGAGATAGACAAGACATGTATAAAGGTAAGTCAAAAACATTTTCCTAATATTATCCGGTTAGGAGATGTTAATAACTGGAGAATATGGGATATTTCTTGGAAAGACATAGATCTGGTCATGGGAGGGTTCTGTTGCCAGAGCTTCTCTAGCTCAGGTAAGGGTAAAGGATTCATGGACGCTCGTGGAAGGCTTTTCTTTTGCTTCTCGGACATCGTAAAGCATTTAAAGAAGGAGACCAAAGGTAAGGTCCTGTTCTTGGGTGAGAACGTCCGGATGCGGGATGAGCACCGCTGGGTGATTACCGAGGAGCTTGGCGTGGAGCCGGTGGAGATCGATAGTGCCTTGGTCTCGGCACAGACCCGGCATCGCCTTTATTGGTGCAATTGGCCGGTAGAAATGCCGAAAGACAAGCATATATCATTGGATGATATTCTAGAGCATGACAAGGGTTGGGATCCTGGAGCCATAAGAGGGAGATATATAGGGACCATTGTCGGTAGAAGGATAGGAGAGGACGGGTATCGAAAGGATTGTGACAAGGACATAAAAATAACGCAATGTCTGGAGATAAGAAAAGATAAGAATACCACTCCCATCAAGAAAAGTAATTGCCTGACAACAGTCATGAAAGATAACGTGATCTCATCACTACCTCCCGGAAGATATCCTAATGCCTTTGACATGAAAGACAAATTCAGATACCTGACCCCGATGGAGATGTGTAGGCTACAGACATTGCCGGATGATTACCTTGACGGGATAGCCCCGAATACGGCCATGTCTTTAGCGGGTAACGGATGGACAGTGGATGTGATAGCCCATTTGCTAAGAGGCATAGAGCGTAAGTAGACATACGAAGGTAAACATGAGCAAAATGAAATCATACGGAAGAATCAAGACAGTTAAGGGATCTTTATGGAAAAAGGATATACATCCACCGAAAGGACACAAGAATTGGTGGGAGGATATATGTGATCCTATACCTAGAAGTACCATGAAACTCAAATTTAAAGCACAATTACAGCAATATGATTATAAACAAGAAATGGTCAATGCCGAATAGCGAGACATTCAGCATAAAACCGATAAGGGAACTTATAGATAAATATCGAGAAGAGGGGATGGTTATAGTGGATCCATTCGCCAGAAACAGCGATATAGGGACGATCACCAACGATCTTGATCCTGAGACTAAGGCTATGTATCATAAAGACGCCACGGACTTCCTGAGTGATCTTGGCGATAATATAGCTGATATGGTATTATATGATCCACCATATTCCGCGAGACAGGTATCTGAGTCGTATAAAAGACTTGGAGAATCTGTTAATATGCAAACAACACAATCTAGTTATTGGGCTAGACAGAAGAAGGAGATAGCTAGGATCACCAAGAAAGGAGGGGTGGTCATTACCTGTGCGTGGAACTCCGGCGGTATAGGGGCCGGGCTTGGCTTCGAGCAGCAGGAGATTCTTCTTGTGGCTCATGGGGGATGGCATAATGATACGATTGTTACTGTAGAGAAAAAGATCAAGGATTAGATGAAAGAAAGGATATTCACCACAAAAGAACAGGGGAGGGTGCTGGTCGAGGCCGGCCTCCCTATCTCCACCGCCAGCGGGTTTAGGAACCGATGCCTAGATCGACTGCATTCTATGGAGGACGAAGCTGGCCGCATAGGACTTATCGAGGTCGTTACACCGGACGTCTTCAACCCTGTTTGGGATGTAGGGACGTTACTGAATTTGCTCCCATATGAGATAGAGGGTTGTACATTAGAATGTTATAAGCTAAAACATGCATGGTCTGTAGCGTATAGAGATATAGACGAGATCCCTATATATTGGAGTAGCGAGAGACTTCTTATAGACACATTATTTTCACTGATAACAACATTATTAAAAAATGGATTATATGAGTATAAAACAAACAGCAAGAATAAAGTACAAAACGGAGGATAATCCGCCTATGGAAGATGTTCCTCTTATAGGATACAGCAAAAAATATGACTGTTGGGTAGCGTTAGTATACAGAAAAGGGGATAACTATTACACCAATATGGAGTGCGATGTTGAATATAAGACATATCCTCCAGATGAGTACGAATACGTATATCCGTGAGAACTAGAAGGGATATATTTATATTTAAGCATAATTAATATTATTTTAATATTATTCATGCTTTTATTTTTGTTTAAATCATATCTTTGTATCAGCATTAAAAACCAGATTGTTATGAACAAATTGATTTTAAACGATATCCAAGACCTGTGGAGGTGGAGGGAGAAGATAAACATTGATGACTTCAAAGAGGATCCTATGGCTGAGGATATGCCATTATATTTCCCGTGCGCCGTCGTATGGCATGTGAATTGGGGTGAGCATGACGCTGATAATTATATATGTTATGGATTTGTTTATGTAGCAGAAATATTAGGGATATGAACATTAAAAAACAGATAATTCTTGACGATAAAGACTATGAGCGATTAGTGCACTATGCTAATCTCAGTAATGATGAGATAAAAAGCAAAATCGCCAGCGCTCTAACCACCGATATAGTGGTTAGTTTCGATTTCGATGTAAATAAAAAGGTTACGGGGAATATGAGGATCGAAAGCGCCACCCATAATCTAGGATATAATGAATATGATAATATCGTAAGGGCTAGAGACGAGAATATTCACCATGCTGTTTATACAGCTATATATGATTATCTTGAGAAAATAAAGAGAGATAATAATGAGCTAAGCGCAAAAGATTGGATATTATTCACATCTATAATCTTATCTATTTTCGCAATGGGATTTGCAGGTGGATGGTTGGTATTTAATTGATTAAATCATGGGTAATTTAAAAGACATACAAGATATAACCAGTCTTACGTCAGAAGCGATATTCAATATACGTAAACCTGTTGATTATATGTGCAGTGATATAGATAGCCATATAAAAGATATCAGGACACAATGTGATTATATTATGGATGGGGATGAGGAGGATGTTAAATACTATTCAAAATCAATCAAATCAGACGTAGATTCTTATTTCGAGGATATACGGTCAAAGGTCGAGAATCTCCGTGATTGGGGAGAACAGTGGAAAGTACTGGCTAAAGATCTGTTTGATGAGTTGATGAAAGTAAATAGCAATAAGGCCATAAACAGCTATCTGTCTTATGAGGCATTGGATAAGATTAAGGAACATTTAAAATAAAACTATAAACATGAATAAAAGAAAAACCAAAAAAAGACTCCATTTAAATAATAAAGAATTTCAAATCTTATTTCGTTCAGACAAGAAATACTTTAGATATGCGATAAATAATATATGCTTTGCTTTTGGATGTTCTTCATTAGAATATTGGATATACTTCTTTGAAGGTAAAAGAGTTGATGGGAGTATATATTATAAAAGCATTTCACGACTAGTTCTTAGATAATGATAAATTAACAAAATAAATAGACATGAGCAAATTACTATTTTTTGATTTAGAGACAACCGGGGTTAAGTTCTGGAGAAACGGGATACACCAAATAGGAGGGATCGTGGATATCGACGGGCAGGAGACTGAGAGGTTCGACATCCGCCTAGCCCCGAACCCTGCCGCCACGATAGAGCAAGAGGCGCTGGATGTGGCTGGTGTTACCTTGGAGCAAGTGCAGTCGTATCAGCCTATGGAAGAAGGGTACAGGCAGTTAGTTGGTATATTATCCAAATACGTGAATAAGTTCGATAAGAGGGATAAAATGTATTTGGTGGGGTATAACAACGCTGGATTCGATAACAGCTTCCTACGGGCTTTATTCCAGCAATGTGGGGATAAGTATTTCGGATCATGGTTCTATCCTAACTGTATGGATGTATATGTTATGGTGACACCGTTCCTGATGGGTGTAAGAAACGATATGGAGAACTTTAAGTTGATGACCGTAGCCAGAACTATGGGTATTGAGATCGACGAGAATAAGCTCCATGACGCTACTTACGATATTGAGCTGACTAGAGATATATTTTATAAGATAATCAACAAAATGGATGTTAAGTTATGAGGGGAATTTTAGAGGCTATGCATGATTACCCGGATGAGGCGCTTGGGTTGTGTTTCTTTTTGATAGTGGTTATCTGGTTATTATCAGGTATATTTGAGAAAAAAGATGAATGATAAACTCGATGAGATACTGAATCTCCTAAGATCTCAAAATGAAATGATCAAGGATATTCACGACTATGTGAAAGAAGTTACCAGCGAGAAGTATATAGGAGAATCTAGAATGACAAGCTTCTCTATTAACTTGGCCGCTGATATACTTACCGAAGCCATTAGCCCTAAGATAAAGGAGATGATGGTGGATCTATTGAAAAAACAAGGATGGAAAACTGAGTGAAATATGGGGACTTATGAGAGAAAAGTAAATCAATTAAAGGATTTGATGAGAAGGAAATACAAATCAGCTTACAATAAATCCAAGGAAATGGACATAGATATAAGCTCAATGACATATCTTCCATGCCCAGACGCATTTAACGTCATAAATATTGAAAAAATGCATGTTATTCTTGATCGGGTCAATAAGATCATAGATGAGAATAAGGATAAGCTCAAGAACCCAACTTGCGCCACTTGTGTACATCTACATGATCGGGAATGGGCGAAAAGATACGAGGAAGTATGCTGCTCCATTTGGCAAGTGTGCGACCATTATATAAACCCTAATAGAAAATATAATAGGGAGCAAAAGACTTATGCGAGACGGCCAAGCAATAAGGCTTGTCCTAATTATGAGTATGGTGATGATAATTTTGAAAACAGAAAAAGATGCTTAAAGAAAAAGAATACCCGATAAACAGCTATGGCCCAGTACGCACCAACAAAGACCGGACGTGCGTCTGCTGTGGCGATACGGTTCCCGCTGGTAGCAGCAGGATGATGCCGAGGAACGCCAAGTCCAGTTATTGTCTATGCATATCTTGCTTCAAAAAATGGAAATCTGTTGGTGGAGATCTTAAACTGATGGACAATCTCAGCAATGTGAAGAAAGAGCATATCATATATATGTCTAAGATCATGAAAGGTAATTGTGACATTGTTAAAGGTCATAAGCTTTATATAGCCCTAAAGAAGGCGATAAACGAGAAGAAGGTAGCCGTTATCAGATTCGATACCGACCAACCGATATGTATATCGACAAGAATCATGAATCCTTCATTCGGGGTGATCATGGACGAGTACGGTAAGGATATATTCCAAGGTAACCTTAAGCTAATTAATGTCCCTAAAGGTGTCAAGGATCTAATAGTTAACTATATAGAAAAATATCGTAAATTATGAACTTCAAGACATTTGTATTCATGATCCTTACATTCAGGAGAGTAGATCCTATACCTAAGAACATAGGTCTTATGTTGAGTATAACATTCTGGATATCTATAGTATGGATAATATCCAACTTTGCTATATTGATAATGAGATTAATAAAATAGACAAGATGAAACAAGGAGACGTGATATACAAGAATGGCGTGGAGCTGCTTGTAGTATTAAGCTACGACCATAATGAGCCATGTAAGGGTTGCTTCTTCTACGAGGATAAGGCGTGCGGATCAGAAAAACTGATAAAATGCTGGGATTGTAAAAAGGAATATATATTCACGGCTATACGTAAATATAATACGACTGAACTGTGCGGAATAGTAAAAAGATATGAGGAGACGTATAAGATAATACTTAAAACAATCAAGAAGATTGAGAAAGAATGTCAAAAATATGTTATCTGGGATACTGTGCATGTGATGTTGAAAGATGATGGAGAGCTTATTATAAAAGCCTTATCCAAGGATAAGTCCGTGCTTTTAAATGATTTCATTATATATGTCAACAATAATGGGAGTATAGATGAAGAGGACTATGATCTATTATTAACTAAATAATTGATAGTACAAATGGACAAATCAAACAAAATAGAGAATCTAGCAAACAAGTATGTTGAAAGGCATATAAGAGATAGACATCTAAGCGATGATACGATAAAAGAAATAAAAATAGCTTATATTATGATTATAAAAGATTTTATAGCTATTGTCGATAAATCTACATCAATGAATGAAGATGATATAATATACGTCGTTAACAACATATCATCAATATTATATGAACCTGTAGAAATCTCTAATACCGATAAAAAAATATTGGAGATAGGGATAGCGCTAGGCCTAAAGGGCGCCATATCATGTATATTTGGTTCATTATTAAAAGATGACTGCAATATAAAAGATGAGATAATTGATATATCTAAACATATAAAAGAAAAATTAATATCAAATAAGATGGAATGAATCACGCTAGTCTTTTCTCAGGTATAGGAGGCTTTGATTTAGCCGCTAGAGAGGTAGGATGGAACAATGTCTTTCAATGCGAGATAGATCCATTCTGTCAAAGTGTATTAAAATATTATTTTCCAAAAACAGTATTATATGAAGATATTAAAAGAACTGATTTCACTTCATGGAAAGGGAAAATCGACGTGCTCACCGGAGGTTTCCCTTGTCAACCATTTAGCGTCGCTGGACAACGAAAGGGAGCGGATGATGACCGTTATCTCTGGCCGGAAATGCTTAGAGTCATACGAGAGACAAGACCGCTCTGGGTTATTGGCGAGAATGTTGCTGGAATCACCAATATGGTTCAACCCGGTAGTGAAACTGACGTGGAAACGAAAAGTGATCAAGATGAAGAAAATTACAAGGAAACGATACTTGAGCAAGAATATATCATCAATACCATCTGCGACGATCTTGAACGTGAAGGATATTCCGTCCAACCGATCATTGTTCCAGCTTGCGGTGTCGGAGCGCCACATAAACGGTATAGGATATGGTTCATTGCTTCCGACTGTTCAGACGCAAGGGTTGAAGGTTTGCGACAAGGACGGGAAGACAAGATTCATGGATTTGAGTTCACTTCCCAAACAAGGGATAAAATACGGAGACTTATTACCGACACCAGTGGCCTCAGATCACACAGGTTCTTGTACGATAAGGAAGATGACAAAAAGCAACGGAGCACCGAGAACAGACTCTTTAAGAAATATGCCTGCCGTGATTGGGATGGACGGGGATCGACTCAATGGAAGAGTTTTCCAACTCAGTCCCCTATTTGTAGAGGAAATGATGGGCTACCCTTTAATGTGGACAACCTTACCATTCCTTACGGGAAATGGAGAAAAGAATCAATAAAGGCTTATGGTAATGCCATAGTGCCGTTGATAGCGGTGAAAATATTCGAGATGATAAATAAAATAGAAGGATATGAACAACAAACAACTTTATAAAATAACATTGACAAGGGAACAACTGATGCTGATATCCCGGTGCGTGGAGGACATAAGCAGATACGCAGCCGGAGACATGGATCTTCAGCATACCACGGAAACTTTGATAAATGATATGGATAGAACGGAAACGCTGGGGATAAGAAGCTTTATAGTCAATAACTCACGAGCGATAAGAAGAAGGTTGTTCCCGGATCTCGAAGACTATGAACATATAGGGTATGATGGAGGTAGTAAAGATATGATCAATAGAAAGAGACTTATCGGAAATACCTACCAGATATATAGATCTATACTGCATCAGCTAGCTATTGACGAGAACTGGAATAACGTGTATAGCGATATTACGTTACCTTCAGGTGATATGGGGACGATTAAAGTGGAGAGGATTGATGATGAAAAGAAAGATGAGGATGTTTAACGGGAATATGGCGTGGAAGGCAATCCAATGAACACTGTGCCGGACGGGGCGGTAGCCGTTACCCTTTCCCTTGCGGCGAGGAGAGGGGGGGCTTCCTGCTTGTGGAGATAGACCGTCAATTCTTTGATGAGATGATAAACAGATTTAATAACAATAACATTAAAATAGATAGGATATGAATAAGATTGAAGAACTGGAAAAACAGTTAAAAGAAGAAATGAGCAAGATACAAGTTGACCTAAAGGAGAAGTATAAATGGATTGTTGGAAAATATGCCAAATATAATGATTCTTTTATAACAAGAATAGATGATATACATCATATCCCTATGTTTTCTAAAAATGGCTATACGACTGATTTAAAACCAGATGATTTTATTTTCGTAAACGGCACTGTAGTTCGTTACTCTGTCAATAGTAATTGCTATTCTTTAGCAAAAGAAAGAATACAAGTGCAGATAAAAGACATAATAGATATGCCTGATGGAGAATTTGAGAATCTAGTAGAACGGTTGTTTAATGAAGCAAAAAAGAACTTACTATGAGCCTGTTTGTATGCGCTAAATGCGGTTGCGTTGATAATACCGCTACGTCTAGTTATTGGATGTTGACAAACGAGTATATGGTGGATAAATTCGACTATGCCAAGGAACTACAGCCGTACAAGGGCATGGGGCTGTGCAGCGAATGCGGGAGGCTGGCTACCAGCCCAGACGGACGTGATGTCGTGGTGCCCGGTAAATGGCACGGGAAGTTCCCGAAGGAGAAAGCCACCGAAGAGCAGTTGAAACATGTAGGATATAAAAATCTAATAAGATGAATAAGATAAGAAAAGGAGAAGTTAAAATATATAAAGGGAAAGAATACATAGCTATCCCTGAGATAGAAGAAGAGAGTTGTACGGGATGTTGTTTTTACGACAAAGGGATTTGTTTAATAAATCATGCTGATGATCCTAATTGCCTTCATAGCGGCATGATCTGGGAACAAAAAGAAAATAGTATGAGCGATATCAAAGAAAAGGCTATCAAATTAGCCATAGATGCCATGAAGCCCATACCGATACACTCATCACCATGCTACAGCGTAAGTGATAACAGATCGCCGGAGGAAAAGCATGAGGAGGAAATGAGGTTTTGTAAGGATCTTAACGACCTTAGATGTGAGATGCTTATTGATATGGCTAAGAAAATAGAAGAGTATTTATTACAAGATATATAACAACCTTAAAAAATCATTATATGGACATTGAACTTTGCAAGAAAGAATTTTTCTTATTAGATGAAGAACTGGAAAGTTTTAAAGATTTTTTGAATGATCCTACAAAAAACATCTATCATTCTATTGATGGAGTAAAAATTGTCAAATCAGAAAATGGGGAACTTTGTGGAGTAGGTAGAATACCTCATCGTCTAAAAATCGTAAAATAAAAAAAATGACGTTATTATGGCTACTAAAAAACAGATATTAGAATCAGATGAATTACTTCAGCAAAAAAGAAAGGCTTATCATCTTTCAGATGAAGGATTCGAGGAATATAAAAAGTTCTTGTCAGATCCCGATCAAAAGAAATTTTGTTTCAAGGGATATTATTATGTAGAGGTAAAGGAGCAGGATGATAAAGAGCTATTAGGAGCAATGGGACGAGTAGTATATAAATAAGGATAGAGGTTATAAGCCTCTATCCTTACAATACTCATACATTATCATAGAAATGTCCATATCTCTTAAAAACATCTCTTTTCTTCCTTGACAACTCCTCTAGCTTAACAAATCCTTTCAATGTTATCATGACGGTCATGGCTTTAGCCTCCCAGTATTCATCACCGGGATCAGACCCATATGTAACTAATCCATAATTACGAGCGGACTGATATGCTTCTATCCTACCTCTCTCATTCCTAAAAACATATTTTAATTCCTGTAATAACGGATACATGTTCTTAATCCCGATATAATAGCCAAATTGCTCAAAATATTTTGATGATTCACGGATAAGGACACCCTCTCTTGGAATAGACCTTTTAAACATATCAATTACCGGTTCATTCTCCTTTATAGTATCTATAGCTGTATTTAATTCAGCTTGAACCATCCTCTTCTCTTTCTCAATCTTTTCCTTAGCCTCCAAAGCTAATCTAACTTCCTTCTCAGCTTTCATCCTAGCCTCATACTCATCGGCCCATGCTCTTGCTGCTTCCGGAGGATTATTAAAATTTGGCAGTTTCACTAAACCAGTAGTAAGAAGCTCCTTTATTTTAGAATTACACCAAACTTTGAATTTAACATCAAGCCATTGGGCGAAATCTATAGCCACATCCTCATACAACCATGTCCCTCCTCCGTTTTCAGAGCTTCCTCTCATTTTTATAACTAATTGATCCTCAGATATGTGTGTCTGGCTCACAATTGTACTAACTAATTCATTTACATATATTTGCCTTAAATAGTCAACAGGTCTCTTATTATATGGGCGAGCCATATCAGTGGCATTAATAAGAATACCATAACTGGTCTTGATAAAAGCTACATTATTCCCATTGTAATTAAAAATAGTAGACAATCCCATTTCGTTGGATTCAGACGTCAAAATTCCATTACTATTGTTCGTGGAATCATGAAAAAGATCTACATTTGTATTCATAAAATAATTACCTATTCCCATCCGTCCGGGATGGATAGATGGGAATACAAAAATAGCCAATATGATTGTTTTAAGCAATCTACTGGCTATTTTTTTCATCACGCTATATCAGCAGTTATCTTCCCCTGTCAAAGTACCAATTAGCGTCCTCACCGGACTCGTCCTTATCCCTGCCTCCTAAGAAGAATCCCATCGTCATGCCGTTAGTCATCAGCCAGTAGTCGGATGTCTGTTTAATATCCCTAGCCGTCTTGATATTATACCATTGCTTACCAAATGAGAACTTCATGAGCTGCCTCCATAGCTTACTCTCACCCTTATACACGCCGGTCTGGACGGTAGCGAACGGATCCCAGTTTCGAGGATCGGTGAGGTCGCCTAACTTCCGGGCGGTGACTAGCGGATCCTGTAGCATGTCTATGGCGTTAAGCTCCATGAACGGGGATGTCTGGGAGGCGATCTCATTGATCGTCCTGAACCCGATGTAGGTAATGAACTGCCCGAACCAGCTATCCTCATTATCCTCCCTATATCCCATCAAAGCCCGTCCTATGGCCATCATCGTAGCGAATACCGCCATGTTGATAATCGATCTCTTGATATTGATCTGCTCGTAGGGGGTAAGCTTATCATACTCTTCCTTAAGCACGTCATATGCCTCTCCCATCCTGCCCTCGGACATCGATCCATAGACATTACCGGCCAGTCTCCATAACGTTCTCATATATCCTTCCTCAAACTGGTTGGTTTGGAAATTGAAACCGGCTTTCTTATACGCCCGCTGTACGGCCAATATAAACCATCCACGGTGAGGCAGCACCATATTAAGGATAGCGTTCCGGCTAGCCCCCACCCGGTTCTGCTCGTTCAAGGCGCCGTCACAGATCTGCACCATACTCCTTACCCTACTGGACAAGGTGGGTATATATCGGTCTATAATATCCTTGTTAGCCTCGTTCTTAGCCACGATCTTTCCGTCCTTGACATCTACCATGTTCCACATAGAATAATCCCTTAAACGCTCCCAATCGCGTTTAGCCTCGTTAGCGGACATATTTCTGTCTTTCATCATCATCTCCTTGAAATTGGAGTATGACCAGAACTGACCCTCGTATAGGCGGGTATCATCCATGACCGAGATAATGACCTGCGGATCCAACGGGGAGTTAAGAACCTCCATCATCTTAAACGGCAGGTCCCGGAATAAGGTTCTCCAGATCTTGTTATACGCCGCCGATCGTACACGGTTACGGACATTGAACACGCCTAGAGCCTCTCCAACGACATATAGCTTGTTGGTGCGGTTTATATCCCCGATCTCCGACACGTACGTACTTAACTGCTTCTGGGCTTCCCCATAGGCGTATTTCATGGAGTCCTTGCTTATATACTGCCCTACCATACCCTCCAAAAGGAAGTTGGCCTGCCCGGTAAGGGCGCCGGTAGCCGCGACGAATGGGGAGAAGCCTAAGTTGGATTTGGATACGAATTTGGTAAACATAAGAGCCAGCTTATTAAGATCGACCTTATAATTACCTATATTCCATTCTGCCCGCTTATTATTTATCCTAACATCATAGATACTGGCGTTAACCCAGTCCTGAAACATTCTATAGGCGTGAGTGGCCTCTGGGTTCTTACCGCCGTCGTATTGCGTCTCCAGCATCATGTTCCTATATCCCATAACATCATCCAAGGCCGCCCTCTTATACTTGTAAGAGGTCGCTTGTAAGGATAACATGGAATAGGAGTAGGCGAAGTCATGGGACACGTCATCGGCGTTCTCCAATTTATTAAGATAGTATTTGGGGATCATACGATATTTGTTATCGTTCTCATCAATCCCTCCTAGGTCTTGCCCCTGACCATGTATAGGGTCATCCACCCTCTCGCCAACGATATCACGTACGGCGTTGCCGATGGCCGCCTTCGGGTCAACCCCGGCCTGCACCATCCTCTCCACGCCGCCCTTGGATATCTGTGGTATTTGGTAGATGTTCCGGAATCGCTCATCATAATCCTCCATAGCCTTACGGCTTATGTTAAGCAATTCCTTCCTCATCTCCCACTTATCCTTATTGATCGTAGCTTCCTCCCCCTCGTTGGTAATACCGTATTTCTTGAAGAAAGCCTCGTTCTTGTACTTATCGAACCTAGGCGTATGATATCCATAACCCAGATCGGGATTATAATTAGGATTACGGAAAGAACTCTCGGCGTCAGCCTCATCAAGCCACTGGTTATTGATCGTCAGATCGATCATATTAATATCAAACCCGAAACGGGATACGCTCTCTTCCTTAGATATACCATTTTCTATGGCATCAAAGAACTCGGATACCTTATACGTACCGTTATTTATCTTCCTGACGAAGCCAGAATACCCCTTGGGAGAGTATTTTCTCATATAAGGATATAGCCGAGTTCTGGCGTACTCGATAAGTATACTATTAGCCTTACCCATAGCTATATCATTAGCCAGCTTATTGTTGAAGTCAGGACCGTACTTCTTTCTAAAGAACGCCACCTCCACGGTCGTCCATGACGGGTTCTTCCTAGATAGCTTAGCGGCCATCCTATCCACCTGACTCCGGGAGCGGGCAGACATATGTTCCTTGGCGAATTTAATCTCATCCATACCCTTGTCGTATGCCATGGCATCCCTTAAAGCGTTACGGTAAGAATCCGTGACTCCACTCTCCACCGTATCAGGCATATCCATCTCAATAGCCTCAGCGGAAGCGGCGGCGTTAATAACGCTCTTAGCCTCAGCCAGACGATCATATAACTCGTTTATCTTTCTTAATGAGGCGGATCCACGTAACCTATCGAAATCATATTCCCCGTATCTCGTGCTATCCCGGTACTGGATAAGCAAAGGTCTTAGCTGGTCATTGATCTCGTTTATTGTCGCCATCGCCTCCTCTACCGCCTCTATCCTTGACGATGATGCGGATTGCTCCGTGATCTTATCAACCAGATTCTTGTAATAATCACCCTCCTCGGATCCCCACATATCCTTGGAGAAACCAAGATGACCACCGGCCAGCAGGAACTCGAACGCCGCCTTACCGCCCTCGGACCGCTCTATCCCACGAAGTATCTCCTTGAACTCGGCGGAAGCCTTACGACCCTCGTTGGTATTCCCGAACTCCTCGGCCCACGCCTCGTCCCATGCCTTGATCTCCTCGGACATCATCAGAGCCTCGGATCCCTCTTCCTTTGGTGTCCCATCGGAATACCACTCGCTCTTGGCTATAGCCCTATCACGTAAAATATCCAGATAAGATCTCCAAGCTATAGGATCGGATTGAAACGCCTTCCAATCGACCTCCCCGTTCCTCACGAACTTATCCATAGCCACATACCTGCTCCTGCGGATACGGGTCATGAAATCGGACGTAGCTTGCGATACCCTACGACCCAGTCTTTCATCGACCTTCTTATTGACTTTCTCGATCTTATCGTAATAAGCCTGCACCATAGGTTTCTCCCGGTTCTCATCCAACCACTTATTTATCGTATCCAGATACCGTTGCTGATCCTCGAACGTCATGTCCGAGATATCGAAATTCTGGATGGTAGGTTTGAATACATGATATACCTCCTTCGTAATAGGCTTATCCCCGTCATATCCTACTATGTCATCACGGGTCTTCACCTTAAGGCCTCTATCGGATAGAAGAAGATCGATAAGTTGTTTCTCGGTCTTACCCATGACATTTTTAAGATCATATATATCGATAATAGCCTTAGCCTGCTCGGTCCTGTATAGTAAATCGTATTTGGCGAAATCACGGGACGAATCAAGGTAATCAGAGTTCTTACCGTTTATCTTCTGTATAAGATCCTCATTATCCTTTATCCCCCATCCACGCTCTTTCATCATCTTAGTCATCTTATTGATATTAGCCACACCCTCAACATGAGCGTCGTTATAAGCCTTGGCAAGACGTTGCCCTAACATGCCTAAGATAGCGTTCCCGCTATGTTCTAACGTCCCGAAAAACCGAGACATAACATTGATATCCTTATGGATGTTATTTATCAACTTCTTTATCCCATTCCAATATCTTTCCGGGATATTAAACATCCTGAGCTGTCCATCCAGCCAGTCCTCATTACGATCACTTCGAAGAGCATTTATATCAGACATGGATGTCTCAGCCATACGTAATATATCATCCATATCCTCTACCATGCCAACCTTGTTGTTGCCATAATAATCCGCCGCCTGATTATTGACGAATCCACGAAGATTCCTGATTAACGGTACTATCTCCCCATATACGTTATCGATAACCTGTATCGTCTCATAATCCAATCCCTTGTCGCTCTTACGCAAGCTACTGGCAACCGTAACCAAATACTCCACCTCAGCCTTGGCGGTCGCTATGACACTCTTGGTGGATAACAGGTTGTTGTTTTTATTAAGCTCACCCCCGACTTGTCTCACCTTCTCTCCTATATCACGAAGAAGGGAGATACTCTCACCGATCCTCTGGCTTTGGCTTGATCTCATCCTCTGCAATCTGGTGTATAGCCTTTCCAATGACCTACCGTTCTTGATCAACTTATTAGCCACGTCAACGTCCGATAACGAGTACATGAGATGATCGCTATCCTTTAGCAGAAGCACGTCAAAGGCGCTTGGATCATCAGCTAACGCCGACTCCTTTATCCTGTCAAGTACCTTATTTAAATCCGATCTTTGGCTGGAGAAGAAATTACGTATAGCTCGTACCATCCTGCCAAACAAGGAGAGCTGGGCGTCCTCGGACGAGGTCAGATCCTCTACCGCCTGTTCCATGCCCGGCACGAACCGCTGGGCCAACGTCTTACCTAGGATCTCCCGCTTCACCATCCGATCCAGCTCCTCTCCTTGGTATTCCTTCCCATACACCTCATAGTAACGACCAGCGAACTGATTCCATAACGACGTGCCGACAATAGAATCCAGCACCTCGTCAATCTCCTGTTGGTTACGATAAGTATCGACCAAGAAATGAGCCACCTCCTCATTGAGATCCTCTACCGTAGCCCCCTCAGCCAAGGCGATAACCCCATTGGCCATGTCAGATAAGGCCCTAGCCGAAGGATCCACGCCATTACGCATCTTATACTTATCCATATACTCAGACATACCCATCACACGGATACCTAACGTGGATAAGATATTGGTGATATCAGTCCTATTCTGGAGATCCTCCGCCTTCTCGTTCTCGATAACCCCACGGACATTGCTTCCGTACAAAGCGTTATCCTCCATCATCAACGACAAGGCTAGCTCCATGAATCCATCATACTTGTTATTAAGCTCCTCAAACTTACCTTGCCTTAACATACCCTTGATCTCCGATCTGCTTACCGTAACCTTCTCCCCGGACGTAGTGATAAGATCAAGATCATTACTTACCTCCGTATCAAAACCTATAGAACCCAATACGTTCATTTCGGAGGACTGACTTCCAAATCTATTTTTAAGGCTAGAGAAGGCATCCATAGCGTTATAGATCTTAAGACCATCAGAATTGCCGGCTCCAGTAAGATAATATCTATCCCCTAGCCTTATACGTTCCCCACTCAACATACCTTTCTTGATAAGGTAATTAACAAACCCTCCACGAGTGCTTACATCTGAGTTTGAGCTAATACCAAGGACCGGGATGAATGACTCACTGTTATTAAGGGTTATGGAGGAAGAGCCAAAGGAGATATCAGCCGTACCGGACGGGACGTCGCTCTCCTCGACACTGCCGGCCAAGAACCCAGCCTCGACCCGCCCACCGGACGATCCTTTTATGGCGTTGGCGTAAGATTCGTGTATCTTGCCGTCATCCGATCTAAAGAACAGGCGAGGCTCACCGGAATCATATACCAATCTTGAAGATGGAGGAGTATAATTCTCAATATTATTTAACGGCAAGACATTGCCAGAAAATATGATCTCCCCGTCTATACTTCCGCCTTTCACCCTAATATTAGGTCGTTGCCCGGTAAAAGCGCTTTCCACGGCCTTCCATAACATATGGGCTGTCTCCTTAATGTCTATATTCTCCCTGATAGCCCTTATATCATCCCATGACGCCTCTTTCAGTATCGTGTCGCCAATATTATCCTCATTTATGGAATCCAAATCCACCTCCTGTACCGTGGATGTATCTACCACCGCCATATCACTGACCTCACCTACCTCTCCGGAAGTAAGATAAGCCACGACATTGTCGCTATTCCCAAGGCTTCTGGCCAACACCGGGGCGTCCATATCACTTATGGCAGACAAGACCTTGGCTGACATAAGTTGTCCCCACTCGCTAGCGTTAAGTCTGGCACTTATGGATCTGGCGGCCTCCTTATTCCTTGGTACGGACTTCGTCCAGTCACCGAACTTAGACCTAAACTTATCGTTATAAATAGTCATATAAGCTTCAGCGGCCTTATTAAGGTCACTTACGGCGGCTATACCCGCTATCTTATCAAACAAGGTGGATACCTCTCCGGAAGGGGTCAAGACACGGGTTATCTTACCCTTACTATTTCTTTTAATTACGCAACTCGACATAACTTCATGTTTTTTACAAAGATAAACAAAAAGCCCCCACAAATAAGCGGAGGCTGATATTCTTATATTCCTTATAGAATTTATGACTTAATCCGTATTCTTGCTATTGATGAACTCACTAACGCAATCACCAGCGAAGCCGGCTATATACGCTGCGTGTTCATCCTCTCCAACCTTAAATCCAAGAGACATGTTGCAAAATTGGCATACGCTCATTGCTATATGGAATGACTCGTGACATATATTTCTCATTATTAAATCATCGTCGCTCGAAAAATTCCAAAGTATGGCAAATTTATCATCATCGTCCCTATCCCTTACCAAATTCGCGAAAGACGCCTCCTTATCCATATCATCTTCATCTCCCCATTTCCCCTCGTGTTCAGGTTCCATATTCTCGAAACGATCACACAACGTCTTATAATCTAATCCAACCGTGATAATTAAATCCAACGGATATATCACGAAATCAAATTTCTTTTCTCTCACGTTACTAAAATTATTAATTTTATTTATCAAATTCACATTCGTATCACAAAATGTTTACTCTAACCGGGTTAAACGCCAACCCACTATCGATTATCTTACTGACGTAAGAATCACCGAATACTTTCCTACCAATCCCGATAGCTCCATTGATATCAGCGTTAATCAGCTTTCCAATAGAGCTTTGAAACAATCCACGTTTCTTTCTTTTGCCTAAGTAAACATCATGCTTTCCCAATTTTTCAAAAGCCAGATGATCCACTTTGGAGGTATAGGATTCCTCGTGGACTTGAAAGTCTATTCCAACCAACTTACACTTATAGGATATCTTTTCAACAAGTTTTGAGAATGGAATCTCAACGAACTTCTGGTTTATCCTCTTCCCTAGATTTACTCCATTCTTCCATCCTTTATTCAAACCCACAACAAGATTCCCAATATTGTTTTCAATACAGATATTTACAATAAATCTGCTAACCTTGTGGATTTTATCTTCAATCCAAAAATTCCTATAATTATTTAGCCGTCTAAGTCTCTTTGAAGTTCCCTTATCGCCAATATACGACATCAATCTAGCTCTCTTCTTATTATACCACTGATTGAAGGACTTGATAATCTTGCCGTTTACAATGAAAGGCTTGATACCTACATTACTGATGCATGTGCATAAATTATTCAATCCCAAATCAATCGAAAGAAAATTATCCTTATCAAGATTTAAATCCTGTTCCTTCTTCTCATAAATAACCTCAACCACATAGCAAGTAGCTTGTGGAATTATTCTAACCTGACATAACTTGTTATCTCCTATTTTAGTTTTGATTGGCCGGATTATGTTTTTGATGAAATGAATACATCCATCTTCTTTCAGTCTGCAAGAATTTTTTATAAAAACTACCATGTTCTGCTTCTTCCCTTTCTTGTATTTAGGCAATTTAGGTCTTGATAGAAATTTAGAAGGATTCTTCTCATATTCCTTCTTTGATTTCATCCAAGACTTTGTTACCGAAAACACTTGAGCTACGACTTGTTGGGACACTACTGATGGTAGATTCCTAAAATCAACCTGATTCTCCTTACATAATTTAGTAGAAAACTCATATTCATTTATGTAATCTCCGGAAAATATACCTTGTCTGACGTTGAAAAGAACATAATTATACAACAACCCGGATTTGAGGCATACATCCTCAAATCGGTTGTCTTTTATGATATGTCTCTCAACTAATCTCATTCTTAATATCTTATGCCATAAATATAAACATTCTTTATGAAATAAATAATTTATTCAACTATAATCCCTTTAATTTTTCTATAACCTCAAAACACATCTTACACTCAATCCTACGATACAACTGCCTTACGCCATCTATCGTAGTCCAATAACGACCACCCTCACGGTGCAGGAACTCGCTCATGACCTTAGTGTCAGCCACATCATGTAGGTCATATGAGTCAAAACATAACTTACATATATCGTCAAGATCAAAATAAGTAACCTTATTATACGACATACAACGGATTTGTCTCCCATCAGGAATCTGAACATCGAAAACATCTATCTTTTCCATATTAAAAATAGAGGGATACCGATCCCATCACAGACCGGTATCCCTTATAATAAATTAGCGACGAAAAGCATGGTGATGGACATGCGCCACAAATGTAATTACAAAATTCGTAAAAACAAAATATCAAGGGCAATCACCCGTGCATTCGCACGGAGCATCGCTTTTCAAAACCCCATACACCCGATTGTCGCTAGTCAGCCATCGTTTGCCGTCGCTCGTAATATAAGCCTGCCGGCATCCCTCCTGATTCACCGTGAGCGTCTTCTTAACACCTTTTGGAGTTGTTATCTCCAGCTCAAGAGTCCGGTCAAGACCGTTGTTCATCACCGAGCCAAAGGAAACGGAGGCGTCCCCGACCCCAGATCCCGGGCTGACGGTCAGAGGCTGGTCCGTTACCTCGCCTACCCCGTCCTTCCAATTAATATTCAAATCATTAGCCATAGTTGTATTATTTTTGTTCTATTGCAAAGATAGCAAAACAAATAAACCCCAACCGGCTTAAGTCGATCGGGGTCTGAGTAAGCGAAAAGAAACTGATTATCGTCCCATCATTCTCAATACGGTTCTAGCCGCAGCTTGCGCCCATGTCCAGCTGTCATTAGATGTTACGTTAACCGTCTGTTGAGTACCATTTACATCCAAGTTAATAATCTCCTTGTCAAGCTCGATAGTAGAGTCTCCAGCGGCTTGCGTTACCGTCACGTTGGCTGTCTGGCCACCAGCGGCAGTTACCTTCAATGTAGCTGTCAGTTCCTCGATCGTGACGTTGGCCGGTACGCTCGAGATCGTGATGCTCCAAACGAACTCGCCAGCGGCTCCGGGATCGTCGGCGATAACCGCTCCGTTAGCCGTAGTCTTTCCAGCCGCCGTGTAGTTAGCCGGGAGCTGTAACGTAAGCCCGTTCTCCTCAGCCGACGTGACCGCGAACGTAAGCTTAGTACTGTTAGACTTACCAGTGATGGTAACATTACCGCCTGTCTTTTGTACGGAAGCGTTAGGGCTGTCTGATCTTACCACCTCAGCAGCCGCTGCCTGATTAACTACCAACGCCTTCTTAGCCCCGCCGTTCGTGGTGACCGCAAGGTTGATAGTGCGTTGAAGACGACCGGTGTGTTTCTCACCGGAGAAATTAACCGCCTGATCTCCTGATCCTGATACCGGGTCGACGGTTACGAAACCGAATTTTTGTGATGCCATACTTAAATATATTTACAAATGTCATTTTATTATGCCAAAAATAACTTGTATCATATCACAAGCCAAATATAGGGGGGGGATAGATACGACTAGCCCTGTACAACCTCAACATACAACCCTACTAAGTCCTTTAGATTATGACTAAGAGGAGTTCCGCTATCCCTAGTACACTTATATACATCAGCGTTCTGGATGTAATATTTATCCTTGAATATCTCCATTGGAGGGAAATACGGGATAGGATCCCCTATGGTCCCGGCATGCTCCTTATCAATGACCTTGTATAAGGAAGCCGTATTTAATCCGGGTTCCCATTCCTTTGATAATGTATGTTGTTGAATAACCTCATAAAGGATATCCGTATCGTCCTTCACCACCCTGAGACAGAATCCGGCATCCACCGACAACCCGAACTCCGCCCCTTCTTGTCCCCATATAGGGAATAGAACCTTAACATCCAGTTTCTCATTAGGGGATAAAGATATAGTCTTGTTATTAACCACCATTCTGGAGAATCTGACAGCCACTTTCTGAGGATCGGAGACATCTTTCTCCTTTGCCTGTTGCCGGACATAAGTCATGGTGATATTTACCTTATCTGGATAGCCGGACTGAGCGTCAATAGCCCTCACCTGCTCTACGGTAGTGGCTAAGCTTACTTCCCTCTGTTTGGCTCCTAACGCCGACATCAGATCATTATCATACTTATCCATCATCCCGATCAAGATCTTGCCTTCCGTCATATCGAACTCCAGACCTATGATCGTTATCTTACCAGCTATAGCCCCATCAGCCAAAGCGTTACGCCTATCATATTCAGGGATATAGATATTTTGGTCATCCAAGAAAAACTCATGAAGATTCTCATTCTCATAAGTCCTGATCTCCTCATACTTAGCCGATTTCTCCTCATTAAGAAGCCTTGAGTCATCCAATTTAGCCTCGATAATCTCCTTAACCGTAGCTTTAGGATTAGCCTCCTTGAACGCCAATTGCTCCTCCCCAAGCTCTATCCATGGGGCGGGATTCCCGTTAATGTAATCATCATAACTATAGCCCTTGGCGTAATTATCATCAAGCGGATCGTCCTGAACTAATTGATTGGGATATATTTCCCTGTTTATATATACGTAGCTCATATCTTATATCATTAATCTTGTTCTTTAACGGCGATACTATACTTACCTGAAGCGTAACACCAGATATTTATCTCGAAAGGCTTGTTAGCCGTAGTGGTTATAGAAGTACCACTCATGCTTACATAATCCCCGGAGTTGGGTATAGCCTGCGTGAAGGCCGCCGACGGGACGCACCTGATCATCAGCTCCTCCCCTATCTGCATCCCTGACTGCACGGATAGGGTGGTAGCGGCTGATAACGTAGCCGTGATACTTCTCTTGCTAATAGGCAGGTTAGCTAATGTCGTGACCGTATTAACCCCTATAAGCCTGTTCATGGTCTTCTTATCGGCGGCCGCCATCAAACCGTTAGTAGACTCATTGGCCACGGCATATGTCGTGTTAGGAGGTGTAGCCCAAGTGCCATCTCCACGCATGAAACTGGATGTACTGCCATTAAGCTGTCTCAACAAGCCGTTAGCTGTAGTAGAGGCCAATCCGTATGTGGTATTAGTAGGTACAACCCATGTCCCGTCACCACGAAGAAAGGACGTCTGCTTACCAGCGGCGGGAGCCGGAACTAATCCCGCAGCACCGGCGGCAGAAGCCGTAGCCGCCTTCATATTGGCGTAGGTAGTATTCGTATCCTTATAATAGGGGATACCACCCACGATAGGACAAGCCGTATATCCAGAGGCGCTTGTCACGGTACTGCCGTTCTTGACCAACCCCGTGGACCCGTTAGCTCCTACAACACCATACGTTGTATTAGTATCCGTCCAAGGCACGTTGACATACATCTTACCACTACTATCCAACTCCACCGGATAATTCTTACCATTCTCAGCATATCCGATCATCACCAATCCTAAGGTTGTGGTATTGGCCTTGGCGTATGTGGTATTTGTCGGAATCACCCACGTACCATCGCCACGAAGGAAGGAGGCTTGCTTGCCGGCGGCCGGAGCGGGTACCAATCCCGCCGATCCTGCGGCTGAGGACGTTGCTCCTCCCATGTTACTATATGTGGTGTTAGGAGGAGTTTGCCATGTCCCATCACCACGAAGATACTTGGCTTGCGCTCCGGCGGCAGGTGCGGGGACCAAACCTGCCTTTCCCGCCGCTGAGGCAGAAGCGGCTCCCATATTGGTGTATGTCGTGTTGGTATCCGTCCACGGAACATTCACATACATCTTACCATTTCCGTCAAGAGCTACCGGGTAATTCTTTCCGTTAGCTGAATACCCGATCTTAACAAGACCCAGATTATCGCTCGTGGCCTGTGAGTATGTAGTGTTATTGTCAGTCCAAGGGACATTGACGTACATCTTGCCATTAGCCAATAGCACAGCGTAGTTCTTTCCATTAGAAGCATAGCCGATCTTAACCAATCCTAAGGTGTCGGCCGTGGCTTCATTATACGTTGTGTTATTATCCGTCCATGGAACGTTGACGTAAGCGTTGCCGGACGAATCCAGTTGCACCTTATAGTTCTTCCCGGAAGTCGTATATCCTACCTTAATACCGCCAAGAACGGTAGCGGAGGACGTGGGAGGGGCGAAGGTACTTGGTTTGCCCGTAACCCCGGACCAAGGCACGGAGGAAGCCTGACTGGCCGTGTAAGGCTCATACCCATCCTCACTGCTTAATTTAGACTCGTCTTTTATCAGATACATCTTACCTGTAGACGTGACCTTTACCGTATCACCACTTTGAGCCGTAGCGGTGGTAAGGGCGAATCTAGCCGTATCATCAGCTACCACGATCAATCTCTCCAAAGCCGCCTTAGGTAACCTATCTATGCTGATGGTTCCGGACGCGATCTTAGAGGCATCAAAATTAGCCAATGTCGTGGAGATAGTTACGTCGCTTCCGAAGTCCGATGAGACACTACCAGTAACAGCCCCGGACAGCGCTATGGTCCTAGCCGCCCGTAATTTAGTGGCGGTAGGGGCATTATCCGTCTTAAGAGCATATTTGGTAAGATCAATATCATTAGCCTTATCCAAAAGCTGCTCTATCTGATCACCATTGTATTTACCTTGAAAATCTGCCATATTACACTTATTTTTTTTGCTCAAATATAGTTATATACATAAATACCAAGAAATATAGGGGGGGGTAGATGCGGGCAGGCGTTAGAAGCTGCCGTCCCCGTGCAGGAATCCGCTACGGAATATAATAGCCTTGTCTTTAAGTTTCTGGACAGACTCCCATTCCCATTCACCCTCACAAGGCTTAACGACATACTTATTCCCCCATGTCTTGAACTTCCTCTCTATAACAAACATCTCCGGGTCATTAAGGACATGGAAGATACTTCCGACAGGGAAATACTTATCAGTTCTCAATATAACTCGATGATGTCTCTCGTCATGTTCAGGATCGCCTACGATACGTGCCTTATAAAACTGGAAATCATTTAACGTCTGATCCACAGGCTCTATCCAATAATGTCCTTTAGCCATGCCTTAAAATATTTTAAATATATAAAAACATTACATTTTTATTAGTTTAGAAGTAGACATTCTCTAGGAAACACACTTCTTACCCTAACCGGATTGAACAGCAACCCGCTATCGATTATCCTTTGAATAACACCATTGGAATCACCGACTACTTTTCTCATTATATTCAATGCACCATTCACATCAGCATTGATCAGTTTACCAACAGAAGATTGAAACAATCCTCGTTTTATCCTTTTGCCTAAATAAGAATCATGCTTGGATATTGGCTCCAAAGCAAGGGCATCACATTTAGATGTATAGGATTCTTCATTTACCACGAACTCTATTCCAGATAATCTACATTTGTATTCCAAATAACTTATCAATCTCGCAAAAGGGATTTGAGTAAACTTTTGGTTGTTTTTCTTACCCATATTTACTCCAGTTTTCCAACCTTTATTATAGCCTACAATTAACTTAGTCACTCTGGAATCAATCAATATGTCAACAATCCTCCTACTTATCTTATGAAATACATCTTCTAAATATCTATCCCTGTCATAGTATAATTTCTTTATACGATTTGTTGTTTTTCTTATTCCTTGTAAATCCTTTATACTTATAAGCCGTGAAAGCGTTTTATTAAAAAATTGATTATAAGATTTAACAAACCTTCCACTAAAAATAAAATTACAATCCTCGCTGATCAAAGTAACAAGATTATCAATGCCTAAATCTATTGATGCTACCTTCTCATCTCGTATATCTTCAATAATTTTATTTTCAATATCATAAACTATCTCAACCTTATAACCTACAAATAATGGAATAATCCTTACTTGCTTGAAATTAGATATTCGGCAACAATATTTATCATATTGAGGAATATCAATAAATAAATCTTTAGATAAGATAATCCTTCCTTGTCTTATACTACAAGATTGGTTAGTATAAAATAAAGAGAACTCTGATCCACGTTTCTTATATTTAGGCAATTCTGGTTTACCTCTATATTTACATGGATTCTTTTTGAAATCATGAATAGATCTGTAATAGCTCTTAATATTTTTATCTAGAACACGAAGTATTTGTTGTGAACATTGAGCTTTTAAAAGCTTATAATTTACCTCTCCATCAAGATTCTTTGTTTTAATAAGTATATTGTTTAACTCATAATAAGACAACCACTTATCTTCTTTTGATAAAGTTTCTCTAAAAATATAAAGAGCTTGATTATACAAATTATTACTAATCTTGCATAATCTAGACAACTCTTCATTTTTCCCTATGTTAAACTTATATACCAATCTCATTTTAAAAACACTTTCAATATTGAGGATATCCTTTTTTCATTCCCGCCCACCCTTCCTATGAACAAAAGATCTACCTCGAACAAATGTAATCATAATAAGGCTACGATCAAAAAGAAACCCTATCGGTATTCTATTGCCGACAGGGTCCTTCCAACGTTGTATCAAACTAAATCATATCACTCCATTTGATTGTGTCACCGACGAAGCACCGCACCGCCAGATACCTTACGAACGCCGTCCCTTCCGGGGCGTCAGGGTCTTCCAGATAAGCCAAGACAGCCTTGACTATTTTCTGGTCGCAATCCAATACCTTAGGAAAGTAATCGCTATAGAACATAGCGAACAGATATTGGATATCTCCCCAAGTGGCGTTATCAGGTTTCTTGGCCCCGCATTTATCGAACATCTGCTTAGCGTCCTCCATCGTCCATCTTCTCTTGGACCCGTCGGCGTTAAGCATCTTGTCAGCGGCTTCCCTAGCCAGCTCCTTGGAAAAGTGATATCCATGGGTGTCTATATACCGCTTATAATCCGGGTCATCGGCGTCTGCTCCTCAGTAGTAACGACTCCTGCGTCCCCTGCGCATATACGGTTCGGTACCTTCGTACTCGTCACGGATGCCACGCTCACCGAACCATCCCCTACGATACATCTCGTCCTCACGTTCATGGAGTCTCTCGCGTTTCTCAAGCTCACGCTCGTCACGTTCCAGCTCCCTCTCGCGTCTTTCAAGATCACGCTCACGGCGTTCTAGCTCATCCATTCTGCCGTCATGCTCCTTGCCATAATGGTCGTATATTCCACCACCATAACCCATGTAAGTCCCATCCGAACGTCTGCTACGTCCACGGCCGCCTCTACGATCGTAGATCTCATCATCGTAGTCCTCATCGTGACCGCCGCCTAAATCTATAACTCTCATCTTAACCTAATTTTTTAATTAACAACTCTTTTAGCTCATCGAAAGAGGATCCCATCCTATCGACTTTCTCCTCAAGATTCTTGATCTTCCGGTCTTGATCCTTAGTCTGCTTAAAAGCCGGATTGATTTCCTCAAGGATCGAATCACAAGCCTCTAGCGTCCTCCTATGCTTATCGATACTATCGAGAATATCGGAGCTGGTTCTCTTAGCGGCGTTAAGCTGGTTCATGATCGGATCGACCGAGCAGGCCAAAGTTATGTTATTGGACATAGCGACATCCCTGCTCTCCGGTACGACATAGGTCATGGAAGACCCGTTTATCTCCACAGTAAGATCTATCACCCTATCCTGTAGTTGCTGATATTGCCCCATCTGACCCATCTGGGGTTGCTGGAACCTAGGCTCGGACACGTTAACCACATTCCCCATCCTAAACACCGGAACATCGGACGTATCCAGCGTATATACTTGAAATCCTTTCTTTAAGTCTCTAAATATATCTCGATTTTTAAGCGGGAGGGAATACCCTCCCATTAGACATCCAATCTAACCTATTCCTCATCAACAGTCGTCTCCGACGCCGAGGCGGAAGTTGTAGGCACACAGCAATCCATGAGCCTCAATACACCCCTTACCTTATTGAAATAAACAAGGCGTTCGGTGTTGTTAACCATAGCCGCTCCGGTCACAGCCACGTTGATCGGGTTCACCACAGCCACGCCGGTTACCGGGCAGCATGTGTCGTCACCGACCGTGGATACGGTGCTGTTCGCCGGGATAGCTATCTGCACTGGCAGCGCCTCGCCTGCCGCCGGAACCACCTGCCGGATTTTCAGCAGCAGAAGACCCTCGCATGGCAAGGACAGCCATATCCTTGGGTTGATGCCGAAGATGGTGTTGGTAGTAGTCACTACCACGTTCTTCGTGACCAACTCATAAAGAGACCCTATTTTAGAAACACAAGCCATTTTTAAATATTTTTTACTGTGTTTATAATCTTAAATAACTACATTCGCGTCTGGGATAGGCAGAGGTCGCGTCTTTGCTGATAAGGGTTTCTCTAAGTTCTCCCTTCCCATTCTCTTTAAAAACTTAGTCCACATTTTAAAAATTAGAGAAAATGACGAACGAAGAATTTATTAAGAACATCTCCTTTGAGGGAGAGGAATGGAGAGACGTAGTCGGATTTGAGGGACTTTATATGGTATCATCCTTTGGTAGAGTAATTTCCCTTAAAAGAGAAGTTAGAAATACACATTGCTCTTACAGAGTTGTAGGACAACATATACTAACACCAAATAAAAATACAAGTAGGCCCAAATATATAAGACACAGTTATCATCTATATAAAAACAAAAGAAATAGAAAATCAATAACAGCCCATAGAATCGTAGCTACCGCATTTATCCCCAATCCTAATAATTATCCAGATATAGACCATATAGACGGAAATCCTCTGAATAATAATGTACACAATTTAATGGGATTAATAAAAACCGATACAAGACAAAAAATCCGGAGCGTATCACTACGACCCGGATTCATCGCAAATCTATAAAATTCAATGTTTCAATGCTCGAAAGAAAACGTCTCACGACGTCAAAGAGAGATTAACTACACGAAAAATCTCGCATCAACTTATTTGTATTAGCAGTGTATTCATTAACTATCTTACTGGATGAGGGATCATCCTCTATCCTTGACAGGCGGTTATCGTCACTCCTTACCGTAACATCACCCATCCTTCGTACCATGTTTTCTTGATATGATGATGGATCGGAGTATATAAGATCATCAACGAACCTGTATATCGCACCATCAACCGTCTCACCTACCTTCTCATATAAGCCGGATTGGAATGACACGAAATCATCATACCTCCCACGAGCCAAGAACGAACCGTCCGATCTCGCCTCGACGCCGCCGTTGACCTCCCGGAGCAGGGCCGGATTCCTTTGGTACAGATACCTGTAAAACCCGGCATCCATCATCCTGTCCTGACTATCCAGATAGAAAAGGTTTCTCATGCTACTGTCACCGGACTCGATAGCCACGTCAAACAGAAGATCCCTTACCTGACCTTCCGGCAACGACATCTCCATGCTTTTTAACGTACTTCTGTCATGGTGGTTCAAAGATACATTATAAAATCCATTAAAATCAAGGAAACGTAAGACATTATTATATAAATCCGATTTTTTTAACCTTTCCTTGATCTGGATCTTCCTCAACGAGGTACAGGATTTGATAAAATCCCGATCCTTTCCCTGCCTAGCCTCGTATCTCCTGAACTCCCGATCAATATCGACATCATCCATCTTAGGGGTTACGGGATGCTGATATATTAATCTGGTAAGGATCATGTTCTCGGTATTCGAGGATGAGATGTTGGACATAACCAGCTTTTTTATATTATCCTTGACCACGCCAATATCGGAACGGGAAGCCCCGGCGGGGACCACGCCAGCCGGCAAGTACGAGGGCCGCTCTATCCCGATATTGGCCAACATCTCATAGGCCTGATCGGTGTCGGTTATCGGGGCCGTGTTATGGTACGTATTCCTACTAATATACAACATGCTCCTATCATACATATCGGAAGGGGATGTATTCCCGGACCTTACATACACCATCCTATCCCCAGTAGAATAAGTATCCTGAACCTCGTATATCGGATTCCCTTTTCCTGTTATCCTATCAAGATCGGAGATAAAGCTATCGTATACCGAATTGCCGGCCTGTATGGAAGACAACATGACGTCCAGCGACGCCATGAGATCACGGATATCCTCAGGTCTGGATATAACCATCTCATCGCTGATCGCCTCGCTTATATCCACACCCATGTCGGCAAGATCCATGGCTATGTCATGCAGACGTCCGGCAACGTCCTTGATGTCCTTAAAATCATCCATATCGATTATCTCCCCAACCTTATCCCTTAGACCCTTCATATCCTTAGGCATACTGATATACGGTGTGGTACTATTGAAGTACGAGTCGGTAATCGTATTTCCGTCCTGACTCCGAACCTCCATACGGGTCATATTACGATACGTGTCATACATCCGATCTGCGTAATCCTGATCCTCCTGATACCGGAGTGCCAAGGAAGGGTATGGGATGGAGGCGAAAGCCTGATCGAACTCCCGGCGGTCACTGATACCGCCTACCGCCCTCATGATCGTATCCCTTACCTCTATTGGATTCAAGACCCTTCTCTTCCCTAACGAGTCATATGTATCCTCATATATCATATAATCATCACCAAGACCTGACTCGGAGGATAGGAAATACATATCCTTCTCATTAAGATCCCCGTCAGACATAAAATCGACAATCCTCCTCATCATATCCCTTACCCGCTCATACGCTGATCTGTTGGTCATGATATTATCAATCTCATCAGCGTCATACATCCCAGATCGCTCAAGATTGTATCTATTGAGGAATATATCACCGCCGGAGAGGAAATTGGATATGATCATATCATTAAGATCATTGATATTATCAACACCCAAGGAAGTAAGGGTATTATTAATATCCTTAACCTCATCGGCCATGAAATTGCCGGCGAAATAGTTCTTCCGCTTGATAAAGGACATGACATCATCATACCTAGGCTCTCCATTACTATCCAGATCATATTCTGATGGAATAGACATCCAGTCACCAAAGAAAGACACGAAGTCAGGGGAGTAGGCCGTACCCCAGACCGATAAGGCCTGCTTCTGGTCGCCCAGCACCTCCATCGCCCTTTGGTATAACCCGGATGGTTGGTCGTTCGGGGCAAGGACATTATCTACCCTACCCTCCTTATTTTTTATAACATAACAAGATCGTCCCATTACTAAATCGTTTTGACACAAAGATAGAAAATCCCGTCTACTCTCACGAGCGGGCGGGATACCAAAATAACAACATTGTAACAAATCTTATGTTTCTACTGAAAAAGTACAAATCGTTTTGCCGATCCTCACGGACAGGCAAAAACTCAATCCTAAATTACAAAAAAAATGGAATTTATCGTTTAGCGAAAAATATCTTTATCCGATCTACGACACAATCCACTGAAATCCTTTATGGGTCACATAGACGGTGTTAGCTCCATAAAACTGTCGTATTTTCACCATTTGTGGCTAAAATCTCATAATCAATACCTTGCATAAACTGATCACTGTTTACTAAAGCCCAAAATGTAATCAGTCACATTCCTCTGTCATATATAAAGCATAGCTATATCTATCCTCTATCATTGTTACCACCTCCTTGATATCAGATAAAGTTAGTTTCTTTATCTCCATATTCCTACTATCCATTCTGACAAAAGAGTTCTTGAACTCCTGCTCGGTTATGGCATCCAACCTAAATAGATTATATTTTATAAGTAACTGGGTTACGTCAAATATCAGGATATTAAGATCAATATCATCCTTCAACTCATCAAGAAGATCACGCATCATGGCTTTGATAGCATCAGTATCAAGTTCCAGCTTCTCGGCTTCCCTCATCAACTTCTTAATGATGCCATTGTACTCGATTATGATATTAGCGTTATCATCATCGGTAGGCAGAAGAATATCCATCGTACATTCTATACCAACCTTATCACTAAGCCTTTTATTGAACTCAGTCATATAATCAAAAGCCTGATCCCTGCTTAATGAGTATGTATGATCAAGCAACTGCTTTTGTCTGACCTTGACAAAATAGTTACTGGTGTATAACATCATCAAGACCTTCACTCGCTGGATGCGTAGGTCTTGCATAATTTTCCGGTGTAAAAAAGCGTCTAGTTGCATCTACTAAAAAAGTCCCCACCGGGGCCATCACACACCCGACAGGGACCAACTTTTAAATATCTTACTCGTCAGGTGATGGACTGACGCCGCAAAGATAAGTCAAGATATTTAATTTAGCAAGGATTTTCCGCCTCGTTTTCTCCGGATACTACGTTACCGTCGGAAACCAAAGACCTATCCTCAGCAGCCTTCGCGGGCGAGGCGGACCCCGATTGGAGGTCAGACGGGCTGCCGAACGGGGTCACAACCTCCTCGAAGAACGTCTCATCCCTCCTGATACTCATCCTGAACTTAGGGGCTATGAAAGGATCGTTATTAAGATCGATGTTGATCGTAACGTCATTCATCAAAATATCCTCCTTAGTCCTGGAATCGCCTATCCACCCTCTTACGTCAGTAGTCATAGGCATCTTACTAGCCGCTTCCTTGACAGCCCCTAGCCGTTTCTTGATAACATCCACGTCTCCCGTCAACGGAATCATATATGTCTTATTATCCAACCCGGATCTGGCTATAGCGTTATTAAGATCCATTATATCATCAATACTTACGCCTCCGCCTAGACCCTCCATAATCCTATCAGCCATCGATCCGATCATAGATGAAAATGATGATATATCCTGATTTTTCAATCTTACGGGGTACAGGTAATTTCTTCCATTTCCTGTCTTTATAGCTACAACCGGGATACGCGAATTTTTATAATTACCATACTTGTCCCTAACGATAGCCGTACAGAACGGGAATATGTTATACTTAATATTATCTCTCATCGTAACCTCCCCGTTCTCTATATATCCTACGCTCTCGACCTTACCAACCGTCTCATTGGTAAAGTCATTTTCGGATACCATCAACGTACCATTATCATCGCTTATGCTAAAATTAGGTCTTCCCGGCAAAACACTGGTAACTGTGCCTACGAACGGTATATCAATCTCGCCAGCGACAGATCCCACATTATCCCTATACAACTCAAAGGCCATACTCCTTAAATCAGCGTTACTTCCTTTTGAGTCCGGGTCATTGGCTTTCAGTACCGAGACGAAATTGCCATCGCTATCCACGATCTTAATAACCACATTATCAACCAGCTCTCTGTAAGCCGACTTAGTCTCATCAGAATTAGGATCAACGGCGTTAAGTCTATTGTATTTATCATACAGTCCCTTGGTGTATGGATCTGACATATCCATCTTAAACCTTACCATATCACCCTTGCGAAGGCTAGCCGCTGCTTCCTGATTCACCGACTCGTTGTTAGATCCAAACGTATCACCCGTATAATAAGGGATAATAGACCCATCCTGCCCCTTGCGATACACCATGAACCAATTGGAGGTCGATAAGGCGGTCTGCCGCCCCAGTATGACACCGGTAGCGTTCTCGAAAGCCTGAGTGTCATCCTCACTAATCATCCATCTTGAGTGGTTATCTGACTCTATAACAGTAAATATGTCGGTTCCGTTGGTGAAATCCATCACCCTTCCATTATCAGTATCAGTGGCATCAGATCTTTTAAGCCCAAGACTGTCCATAAACCTGTCAAGTCTCATTCCGCCAACTTCATAATACATAACCCCACCGATCTCTCTCTTCTGGGCCATCAACACCACCGGATTCTGGGCGGCGTTAACTTCCGTCCTGCCGGTGGATGTCCCGGGTTCGCTCTCTGTGAGGACATCACCCATAGGTATGGATTTATCGTAATCCTTGACAGCTATACTTCCGTTATCATACAACCTCATCCATTCCACGAATTGAAGAAAAGGACCATCGGAATAATTATTGATAATATCAATAGTCTCATTAAGCTTATCCTGATCAACCTCATTGCCATTGTCAGCCTCATTCATAAGATCATTATAAGTCTTTATAGCTTCTTTGATCTGATCCTGATCAAGACCATTGATATTCATATCTACAATATCATCAACAGCGTCCTTGATATTATCATAAATATTATCATGGATCTTCAATCTATCTATTATCGATCTAGCCTTATTGATCCTTGAAATAGGATTATCCCCAAACCCGTTAACTAGACTATCGACACGAGGCTTGTTATTATCATATATCTGTCTCTCCCTAGGAGATAAGACATCCTCATTACCGTTCCATATCTTTATAGCTATATTATTGATTCTATCATCAGAAGGATTTATGATATCCTCATTATCAGGAACCCTCTCGACTATATTACCTTCATCGGTCTTAATCTCGTTCTCCATAGATCTGGCTATCATATGATTATATGTCTTGAACATAAATGCCTCATCCTCCCCTATAAGACCATCTTGGTAAGCCTTGTCTATAGCTTGGTCGTTGGCGTAAATATCATTGGCATCAGGATTATCAGTATTCCTGAAATCATACTTGCTATCATCCTCCTCATAAGTCTTACCCCATACGTTCGATAATATCTTCATGAACCCGCGCTCCTGCGCCCGGATGAATCTTCTGTCACGCATACGACGAAGAGACTCGTTTATATTCTTATAAGCCACAAGATTATGACGATACTCACTAAGCAATGCCATAGCCTCCTTATAATTATCAACCCCACGGATAGATACGACGTTCTCAAAATCAGCTATAGTATCATAAGCCGCCATAAGATCAGCGGCACTGATCCTTGAATCATTTCTATTTAAGAACAACTTAGATATATCAGCCTCTGAGTTAATTAACGTAGTTAATTTCCTCTCCAATGCGATCCTATCCTCTGTTAATTTAAGAAGCCTATCATTCTCCTTGACCAACTTAGCCTTATCAGATTCAAGAGCGTCCTTCGACGCGACACTTTGTTGAAGCCTCAAGATATTCTTCTCCATCCTCTGTATATCATCCGTAAGCTTCCTAAGTTCTTCAAGATCCCTGCTCGAATCAGGATTAAGACGAGAATATATATCAAGAGCGGGACCTATATCCGTATTGTATATCCTTCTTAACTGATTGGCAATATCGTTCAAATTATCCTTCGCCTCAAGACCATTATATACCATGTTAGAGATATAGGTATTGAACGATCTATTGGATATACCCTCGGTAAGAGAATCGGCGAACCTATTGGCCATGGTAAAATTATCTACCTTCTTATTAAACTCATTGACAAGATCGGCTTTATACTCATTGACCTGCTCATCCGTCATATTCATATCGGACGCTATATCGCTATTAGGTATAGATTCGACTACCGTCCTGAAATTCTCCTTCGTATCATCCAGCATCCCCATCTCCGAATCATAACGAAGACGATTGAATACGGCGTCACTAAAAGTCTTATCTATGATTCTAGAATTAGGTATATCGTCAGCGTTATTATCCGTTTTCAAGCCTGATAATTGAGCGTTCAGAGCCATACTGCCACGAATAGCACGGATAGCGGCGGTAGTCAAGGCGCCGGCATTGGCGTTGTAGGCCTCCACCATCCCCTTGTTCCTGGACATGTCTTGGCTCCATTCCCTTATACCTCCAAAGGTCTTTCCACCCATAACCGATCCGATAATCATACCGATGCCGATCTCCTTCCAGCCTTGATTAGACCCGTACGTCTCCTTGAACCCATTCTTTATAGCCTCCATATAGCCTATATTCTGCCGGATAGCCATAGGATTGTATCTTGATTCTACCCAATCCTTGGCGGACTTACTAGCCACTCCCTGAAGACCTTCCTCATACAGACCCTCTGACACTGGGCGCTTGATGATATTGAACGTATTTCCGGCTACCTTCTGCCATTTCTTTGGTGTTATGGCTCTTAACGTACCGTTATCCATCCTCTCGGCACCTACGCCAAATATATTGCGTTTTATGAACTTATCCACACCAAGATCCATGCCGAACATATCGCCGAACATAGCTATATTGGATAATGACAATATGCCGACGTTGGCGGCAAATACGGCATTAGCGGCATTGGCATTGTCAGCTCTGAACTTCATAAGCTCCTCATATGGGACTTCCCTTCCATAAGCGTTACGGTAAGACTGCCTGAAATTCTCCTCAGCCTCCATCAGCATGCTTCTGGCCTCGACAGACGCCTCCCACGAGGTAGATGTGCCAAGGAAAGCGAGGGTGTCCAGTCCCTTGCCTATCCTCCGTCCCGTACGGGCGGCCCTAAGGTAGACGCCGAACGCTTTCTTGGTATCCGAAGCCGCTTTGCCTATCCTAGCCAAAACCACGCCCGTCCTAGCTCCCGTACGAGCTAAGTTCATCAATCCAGCGCCGGAATATACGGCTGACGATAACATGGCTCCAGCGGTAAAAGCAAGACCGGATAAAAAATCGTTAGACCAGAAATTAGCCGTGGTCATGCTTTGAAGGAAATTCATATCCCGCTCCTCACGATTGTAATAATGAGCAAGACCGTAATCCATCTTCTTGTCCTGATCATCCAACCATCTCGTGAAATCGTTATCAAAAACAGCGTTAAAATTACCTCTGGATACACCGGCGTAAATACCATAAAAAGGCTGAATAACACCACCTAATCCATACAAAGCGGTCTTACCTACAAATTTCCCCAAACCTCTCATCCATTTTTCAGTCCTACCTTGACTCCTAGATAAACGTGTGTCATTATCTACACCGGGGATATAAGACTCGTATTTAGGTATCCAAGTACCGCTACTAAGTCGATACCTTGAATCCTCCAACGATATCTCCGGACCAGTAAGATTAAACCTGCCCTTATAGCTTTGATCAGAAGCCATATATCCTAATGGGGACATATGTTTCATATCATCATAATAATTTGTCTTAACAGTATTCTTGATCCTCTCCGACAATGACGGTATCTGGGACTTTGATCTCTCGGAAGCGGAATACGGATCCAATACCGGAGGCAGGTCACGATCCGGTATATCATAGGGATCCGTACCAATAGCCTTTATATTATCTACGTTTATGGTAGGATATCTGTACTTCTCGGCAAGATCCTTTCCGTTAGAGGTATTATTATAGATTTCCATTGTTTCCATTATTTCCACTATTTCCGTTATTCCTGTTTCTTATCTCCTGATCAATCATATCAGCTATGGGCGAGATGAAGCTCTCGAAATCATCAGTAGTAGATCTTCCCTCGCTCCTCCAATACACCTCATTCTCCTTGCTAAGTATCTGTTGCCATGCCATGACCAAATAATACTGCGGGCAGAAATCAATCTTTCTAGCCACCTCATCAGCATAATTAACACCATCCAGATCAATTGAGTATAACGGGGTATTACCCTTTCTCGCCTCTCCTTTGCTATATATATCAACATTTATCCCAGAAGAACCATTATTATACTTATATCCGGAAGCCCTTAACTCGTACATAGAAGCGTTATCGAACAACACGTCAGTAGCGATCATCATCTGATTCTTCCTGATATTACCGTCATTTATATTCGTAAACATATCTATATAAGGCATTACCGTGTCCTTGGCCCCGCTAGCGTAAGCGAATGGAGCTACCAACAATGACTTAGCCATCTTCCCATAAGCGTTGTTGCTTGAGCTGGCGAAAGATATGGGTACGACACCGGAATCATAGGTCTCGGACGGGATGCTTACATCCTCTTTGTAGAAAGTAAGTCCATTCGCAGCCAGATCAGCCTCGCTTACCTCAACAACAGATCGACCATCACCTCCATTATTGCCAATGATCTGATAATTACCATCACCTATAGGGGATATGGTAAACGTTATCTTCGTATTGGCATTATCCTTATCCTTGGGGATAAAACCGCCACCACGGGTGAACAGGTCACTAATCTTTATATAATCATACTCGGCTTGGCTTTTAGACGGATAATCGCCGGAGAAGATATACTCACGCTCGGCGTACTCATGACGATATTGTCTCAAGTAATCCTCGCCAGCGCGCTTAGCGTCATCAGCGATCCTGCCTAAATCTCCACGACTCCATTTATGTCTTAATAAATCATTTCTCTCTTTATGCGCCTCGTCATATATAGCGGTAGCGACAGCGATCGCTCTATTATCCCCAGCAAACCTGTCTTTTATTTCCTCGATATGCCTATTCTTGTTAGCCCCAGATACGGCAAGAGACATTATAGACTCAATATCATCAAGAGAAAAAGATGTTCCCATAAGATTATTTACACGATCCAAAAGAATACTTGACTGACCTGAATCCACCGACACATATGGAGCTTCTCCTTGAATGCTACTATTAACGACGTTTATATTATCATTTAGCAAAGAGCTATAAGCGGACAGCTTAGCCCAATCATTCAATGTTATATCATTTATCCCATCTATATCAAAAACCTTATCACCGTTGTTGTTGATATCCCCAAGATTGAATGTCCCAAACCCGTAACTAACATCTATGCCTGATCCATCAAAAGATTTAGCCTCTTTCTCGACTATAGCGTCAACGCCATCCAAAACAGCGTTCTCCGCCTTATTAAATCCATCATTGATCTTATTATACTTCCCTCTTTGGGTATTTAACCCAAGAAGCTTCAGGTAACTATCCTGACCATTGTAATCAAGTAGCTCATTCCTTGACCCTCCATTGACCTTGAAATAAGCCATGATAACCTGATCGTTATCCATATCCTTGACCACGTTACTATCCTCAGGATCAGACGCCCATGCGTCGATCTTCCTTCTAGCGTCATCTGATAATGACTTAACGAAATTACCCATGCCGGTAGTCACCGCCTTCTCGTTGGCTATGAACCCGTTCATGAACTCATCGCTTATGCTCACATCGTCAAGGTTTGCGCTCTTGGTAACCACGGTAGGCCCGGTCGTGTCATCACCTCCGCCACCTCCATTCTCCGACTTACCCGATTTGCTGGCTCTCATCAACGCTGCTTTCTCCATGGCTAGATTATGCCTTTTTGTCTCATTAAACTTAGCTCTATCCATCATCTGCTGATTAGCCTTGAAATAATAATCATCAACACCCAACGTCTCGTATGAGTTATTATAAGACCATCTCAGCCCGACGCCACGAAGGAACTGCTGTCGTACCATGAACATGCCGGCTCGCTCCGGGCTGTAGTTGCTACCGATAACGCCCTCGGCCTCCTCCACGAAATCATTTCTCTGCTTGATAATATCCGCCAGCTCCGACTCCAACTTAGCCCTCTTGGCCTTGTCATTGCCAACGCCCTTTAGCTTGGCTCGTATGGATTCTTCCTTGACACTGAAATCATCAATATACCCTTTAAGGAAATCTGAGGTGCTTTGAACATTAAATAAGTCAGGATTCGTTCTAGCCATATATCTTCCCTCTAATTGCATCTGAGCCTTACCGTTCTCAGATATAGAAGCCATGGCTATATCCCTGACCTGAGCGTAACTCATCTCATCTATATACATCTCACGCATCTCGCCCGTCCTGTTGCCATTGGCATCAGTCACCGGTACATTGACTTTCTTCCCCTTGTTAAGGGAGATGAAATTCTTCATCTTCTCATCAATCTCAGCGTGGTAATCCGTATAAGGGGTATAATGTATAGGATTAAGACGTGTCCCTACCTGACCGTCATTCATCCAAGCCACGGCATCCGCAAAAGCCTCAGCCTCGTTTATAGGACTATACATCTTGGGATTGTTCAGCTTCATATCCTCCATCTTCTCGCTAAAAGCCCGGATCTCCCTAGTACCGGAAATAGCATTCAACACACGGGTATCCAGAGCTTCTCCAAGACGAGCCTGTATGCTTCTGGCTATACCGTCGGAAGCCAAATTAGATTTACGATACACGTTATTCACGTCCTGTATCAGCCCATTTAACCTATTCTGAAGATATTCCCTATCCTGAGGTTTTATAATGTCAGAATTGATAATATAATCAGCATACTCGTTTATAGCCTGCCGATTGGTATCTATCTTCTGCTGCATGTACCCCATCCCCTGCATCATGACATCCATGTTGTAGGGCGATACATACTTGCCGTAATTCCTTAATATACTATATTGTGAAGCCATCCTTTATCCTTTCTTGCCTTTAGTTACTTCCTGAGCAGGATATAATCTCCTATAACTCAATATATCTCCTTGAGGATCAGCGATTAATTGTCCATTGGGACCAATCTTTACATCCCCAAATATAGACCTTAATGTATTCATGGTCGTAGCCGTATTCCACTTCTGCTGGATCTCGTCATTTACGCTATCGAAATACCTAGCCCAGTTCTCGTCATTTATAGCCAATCCCTGCAATATCCGTTGCTGGTAAGCTTGACGTTGGGCTATATTCTTATCATACGTATCAGCCCAAGTACGGGCGTTTACATTATCAGCCCAAGCCCTTTGAGCCACGTTCCCTTGTTCTACCTCATTAATGTATCTACCTATATTGGAACTCATGATAGCCTGTAAGTTGGATGATAAAGCCCCTCTCTGGGAATCCGGGACATTACCCATCTGATCCAATTGTGATTGGAAAGCACGATTGGTCTCAACCATATACTGATCAGCCGATCTCAACACCGGATCCACGGTAGGAGCGTAATGCCTTTCCAGACCTTCCGTTGTCACGGCTCCCGGGGTCATCCTAAATACCTCGGGGAAGTCAAGACCGCCACCCACTATATTCCTGCCTCCATTGCCGCTGTTCGACTTACCGGCATTTGTATTGGTCTTAGGGAGTGTATTGGGATCAATCAGCTCAGGCATATCCAGTTTAACATCAGGTTCCTCCACATCACCTATATCCATAGGACCTGGAGCCACCTTATGAGGGTCAAGTATAAAATCAAGACCTTCCATTCCTTTCATGGATCTCAATGCCTGCATCTTAAGCATATCCTCGCCAAGTATCTTATTAACGACATCCTTGTTCTTGTCAGAGAATAGTTGGCTAAAATGGGTGATACCAGCATCGTTAAGAGCCTTATGCTGTTCCTCTGTAACAACGTCTAGACCGATCATAGGGCGAGATGTGGTAAACAAACCTAATTTATTGTCTCTCATCCTATCATGATATGCGGCTTTCTTGTCTTCCGGGTAATTACCTTGACTATCCTCACCGCCAAAGGAAACGAGCGTCGTGTAATCCCGAAGCGCCTCGGCGTTGGCGATGATCGGGTTCTCAGCCGTAGCCAAGCCCATCCAGCTACTTGTCTGACCGTAGATAGCGTCTTGCAATGCCCTAGCCCTAGCGCCCTCTGAAGCTCCCATATAAGCATCGTAAGCGACCGGATTGAATGTCTTATAATAATTCAACCTCTCATCCGTATTAATACCTCCATAAGAGCCATCAGTTCCTTGGCGTTGATAACCGAAATAGTTAGGATCATTGTTGAACCTATTCTCGATCGGGCGGAAAGTTAATTTACGACCGAACAAAGACGTGCCTCCTATCTCCATCTTCTGGCGAATACCAGCCACTTTCTTAAGCAGCTCTTTCTTAGCCTCAGCTATATCCTCCTCCGTAAGACCGTATTCTTTCATAGATCTGGATATGATGTTATCTATCTCACCACCCTTAGCGAAATACGTATCCTCATCCTTCTTCATCTTCCGGTCTTCCTGCTCTTTGTATATGACATTAGCGAAGTCCGTAAATCTTCCCTCTAATCCATTAACGGTATCGTTGCTATCATTTATAGCCTTAGATAATACGGAGGCGTTTAAACGCCTCGTATTCTCGTCATCTATCTTATCGTTCTTCTTCAGCTTCTCCAGCGCCTTTTTCTGATCATCGTAAGCTGATTTAAGACCGATCTTAACCTTATATCTATCCATTAACGTAGCGTACGTATCCTTTGGTGTAGCCTTAATACCATACGTATCCCTAATGTATTTAGCGAAGTCCGGCTCTATGATGGTGTCATCGGTAATAACCTCCGTACCCTGCTCCAAAGAAACAGGCGTTCCCCCATCGGCATGCTTCTGCCCCATGGCCTCCATCGGCGCCTCTCCGGGCTGCTCCACGTACTCGCCCTTCTCGACCTCCACGTTGGCTTGATCTTCCATCGACTTAGGTAACGGATATAGGTACTCACCGGTAAGGCTTCCGCTATCGAACCTATTATTAGGTCCTAGATAAACACCCCCACCATCCTTGTACTGCATCTGGGATTGCCTTCTTTGTCTGGCCTCACGCTCCTGAGCTAACCTGATATTGGTACGAGTACCTTTCTCTGACGCTATCCCAGAAACCACGTTACGAGCCAACCCCATGATACCACTAATTCCTGAGGCTATGGTGGTTATCGTATTAGCTGTTTTAGCCCCAGTGGATAAATCACCATATCCCTCGCTTCTCATACGCCCTATACCACGACCCATCTGAGTGAATCTAGACCCTATATCATCAGCGCCATAGTAAGGGATGGTGGTAAAATCAAAAACATCCGTCTCGCCTGAACCGGTCTTAGACTTATCAACATCGTTAACAGTTATGTTATTAAGCGTAATACCATTGTCCTGATAATTCTCAGCTATACGTTGCAAACTACCCTTGAAGCTAGCCGGAAACACATTATCCTGATCAAAAGCATTAGCATATTTAGTCCTCAACTGATCTGGAGTATCCAAAGAATATATCCCTAGCGGATTGACCGGCGCGGGTAATCCTTGGTTGGTATTCACCAAAGGTTCTATACCTAACCCTTGTATACCGTCCATATTACCAAGCATATACGACCCGACTTCCCCGGCCTCTTGATATTTAGGTATCTTCCTCTTGATTACGTATTTGCTCATGTCTAATTAATTTCGTTCTGACACAAAGATAATTTAAAAAAACAGAGACTCATCATTTCACAACGATGAGTCTCTCAGCAAATGCTATTATTATGTACAGAATTAAATTCTTTTTATGAATAATGATCCTATAGCCTTAACCAAATCATAGAAACCGGCAGAACTGAGACCTACAGCCACTCCATATAATAGAGCCTCCCACCATTCACTCCCTATAAGCAATGGAGACACCTTTAGTAGCCACGCTAATATACAAACCAGCATACCTATGACTACGGCGGATAGGACTTTAGCCCACTTATGGGTGTCAATATACGGCACAACCTTGGCTAACTGCGTAGCTGACATCGTGACGAAAGCCATGATGCCGGTGAAGGTAGTTAAATCAATAGTGATAGCCCCTTCTGATGGGATTACCTCTTGCGCCATCAAAACGAACGGCGTCAATAACATAGCAAATAAAAATAACAATCTTTTCATATCTAAAACATTTAATAATTTCACAAATGTAGTATTAATTTCGAGTTCTACTCATACCTTTTATGTTAAGACTTAACCCCGGTATCATATTAAGTACCAGCTGCCTTTTTGCCTGTTCTCTACGCATACGCTCAGCTTCCGCTACCTGTGCCTCTGATTGGGGATCGTTCTTGATGTTGTTAGCGATATCCTCTATAGCTTTCTTGTTGGCGCCTGATTGAGCTAGCATCTTATATAACAGGTCTTGACCTTCCTTCTCCCACCAGCTATCCACGGCAGGATGGGAAGCCAAAGAAGGGCCGGCGGGGGCTACCGTCTCAGGCACGGGCTGATGACCTCCGTCCCCCGTGCCCGAATCCCGCTGTCCGAACTCGTATCTCATTGGCTCGTTCTCCGGGACACCATACCTATTAGCGAACATATCAGCGAACTCAAATCTCTTCTCATTTCTCAAGGTCGATCCAAGAGGCCTACCGTATCCTTGATTCCATGCCACGGTAGCGTCCTTGTAGTTGACGGCGTTATCGAAATCGGATTTAGAATACATATAGTAATTATATACATTACCTTGAGCGTCCTTGTCAAAAAACTTTCCTTGATTGATGTAATTCCAACCTAACCCCGGGACCTTGCCTTGATACTCATCCACGAGATAATCCAACTGCTGTGTCAATGTCGGTTTCTTCCCATACCTGCGCTGTAGCTCCTTCTTCCTCGGTCCAAGCCATTGTTGGATGCCAAAATCACCGGCGGCTCCTAGGGCTTCGGTGTCCCCTCCGGACTCGGCGGCGATGTTCGACAGGATACCGATAGCTTGCGTTTGTGGTATTCCCTTCTTGTCGGTCAGATAATCCCATATCTCGTCATATACAGCCATCTTACTATCCTCTGATCTACGAGGATCAATTACATACTTGCCAGAACCATAAGCCCTCCCTGTATTTACCGAACCTCCTCTATCCTTTTTATCAATACTACCATCTATCTTAAATACATCCCCATTCAAAAGAAACTGGACAGCGGGATTGAAATCATATACATCCCTATATCTGTATCCGCCCATATCCTTGTCACGATATATCGTATAATCACCAAGTACACTATGAGGACCCGTCTCGTTCTTATCAAGTCTACGATCCCTATAATTATACTCATTCACGACACCATACCCCTTATCATAAAGAGACCTCAACCCTTTTATATTCATCTCGTCCGCTGATATGGCACCCTCTCTTACCCTTTTCAGATCCTTATATTCCCTCTGAATCCTCTCATACTCCTCTGGATCGGCATCACTTAAAGCTTTTATAAGTCCTTCATTGTATTCCTTAGTTTCCTTATCAAACAGACTCCTATTCACATCAATCCTATTCCTTACGATAGACGAATCAGGTATCATCCTATTAGATAATTCCTTTCGTATACTATACGCACCATCACCATTATCTATCAATACAGACTCATCGTAAGGGAGTTTATTATATTTAGCCCAAGCCTCATCACTAGTTCTTGTGCCTAAATCATCATTATCACTATCGCTATATAACTTGTTATTAAAATCACCAGATATATATTTCCCGAACATCTTCATAAAATGAACAGGATACTCATACCATTCCGGATTCTTCCCCATAGGATCTATTGATGAATACGCAGCTTTATTTATGCGAGTAGGGCCATCAGTATACCTTGAATTAGCGATATCATATATTATTGACAAAACCGGGTGAGCAGAAGCTACGTAATTATCCAATACCCTGCTCCCGAATCTAGGTCTATCAAGAACAGACTCTCTTGTTTCTCCTCCATCTTGCTTCCTCTCAATTTTTTCTCCCCATAGCCCATATTTCTTCCTAGGCCATATGCCGTCTATGGCATCCACATAACCAACGGGATGCTCCCCTTCCAGACGCCGGTCCCGTCGCTCGTCCGCTGGGTACAGGGCGTTGGCCAACGGCTGCGTGATATGACCCAACCCCTTATCCTTGGAACTCGACATAGGATCCACCACAGTCCGATATACAGGTCTTAATTTCTCAGGTAAATATAGCCCCGCCTCATCAACCAACTCACCGATCTTCTTATTTATACCCCTGATACTGAAATTATAATTACCCATGCCATTATTCAACGGGGACAACGCACCTCTTATCCCATTCATGCCTTTAACTGCGGCTCCTCCGCTAAGGATATCAAGCCCCGGGGATACGTTCCTTAAAGGACTATCATCCATACCCCTGAAATACATAGGACGCTCGCTTCTTACGACACGATCAAGATCCTCCTTATATAAATCCTTTATCCATGAAGGAATTTCCTCTGGTTTATCTTTCTTAGCCATAAATCATGTTTTTCACAAAGATAGGAATAATAGCATGTAGATTAAAACAGTAAGCGGATACATGATTCATATCATCTACCCGCCTACATCCTCAATGCATATGATAAGCCGCTAAGGCTTTCTTAGCCGAATCCCTCGACTTGTACTTGGCCGGCCATAATTTACCGGTCTTGTTGCTAACCACTCGCCAATTACTCCCTACTTTCTTAATGCATCCTGACTTCGGGCATTCGCCCTTCTTCTTACCGCTAGCTTTTCCTGTTGCCATAACATCAAATATTTAAATTACAATAGTACTTACCTCATAAGTATCATAATTAATTTTTATCTTACTCATTTTTGAAGAATTCGGATCAAAAAAATACCAAATAAGCGGCATCATAAATATAACTTGCTATGATATATGAATTAAAAGCCGCCGTAAAACCGGAGCCAGATATCACTCGTGAAAGATACATATGATAATTATTTAGAATATAACTTTTTATATCATCATATTTTGATTTGGTTATAGATGATACTATATCAATAGTCCCAGGTTCTAATAGATAACTTGATATGTCTATACCTCTTATATCCTGATATAACCCATTATCCATCAATGCTTTATTCCCAGTCCCTTTCAACTTAAGATGAAGCTGATTATCAAAATTTATATTATCTTCTGTATTCCCAAAAGACCTTACAATAACTATCTCAGTGTTATCTGATGATGCTATATTTAAAGAAGAATTAATATATTCAACATTCAAATTAGGGTAAACAGATATAGATATATCTGAAAATCCCATATTAAGGGAATTATTTGAAGCGCTGATATAAATAGTGATACAATCATTCCTTTGATCATTAAAAACCACCAAATCATTAATATTCACGCCACCTAACGCTTCCACAAAAGAATTGTTAGGTCTTATCATCCTGACATTGGACGTAGAACTACCATCAAACAACGACTTTATAGTATTATATTGAGATTGAGGCAAAGTAGTAGATTGATCTCCTACAAGCTGTGAGATGATAGCTAAAAAAGCATCCTCATCATCACTTTTAGCTACTGCGTCCTTCCACGTACCATCACCACAAAGGAACCTACCCTCATCCCCCTTAGCAGGAGCCGGCACCAATCCCGCAGCGCCAGCCCCGGACGCCGTGGCGCCAACCATATCCTTGACCTTATCAAGTCTACTGTCTATTTGATTACCATCGTACTTACCAATAAAATCTTCCATATCGTTTTAATATACAAGGGAGAGGCGGCAAAATACCCCCCCCCTATATGTTAATAAATCAATAAACTTTCTCCTCATTGCTAAACCAACGAACTATCATCTTGAACCGACTCTCAATGTCATTCACGAACCTAGCCAAGAACCAATCGCCACGAAGACGATCCCGCCACCTCCGATGATAATCGACAGCCCTAGGGTCGATCTTCCGGTCAATATCATTCACGTCCTTGATCCATACCGGGAGGTTATTAGTATCGTCTTTGACCTCGTTAAAATAGTCATTTATATTTATCTTCTGATCAACCTCCGTCACCAGTATCTCACGGCTATCGTCATTGGTTACAGGATACCTTAACAGCTGGCTCATATCGTTCTTGTCAGCGATAACCATCCGAAGCTCACCGCTGTTGTTGGTATCGTTATAAAACCATGCCTTATTAAATCCGGTAGTCCTAAGAATTTGGTAATTAACCTCATCCTGATACCTTCTGGCATCCATCCGATATTGGTAGTTGGTGAGGATCTTATTCACGTACTGCTCACGTACCGGAACCTCTATAACAAACGGATATAGCTTACCATAAAATACTTGATACGATTGGTTGGTCAAACCATGAGACCATAAACCTATCTCCTGACTTTCACTTGAGTAGTTCTTTCCGGACTGGAAATAATGCTGGTGCTCGATATAATAATCAGGGGTGTAGGATAAATATGATTTCCACTCACCCTTCAGGCAGTTATACCCAACGGTGAACGAGACGTCCGTGAAATGGCTGGTGTCCTGCAACTCCACCGCCTGTCCGTTCCTGTAGAACCGGCCGCCACGGAATTGGTACTCGCTCGGATTCCCTACCGGTATATAATCTTTCTTGGTTATCAGAACCCTCTTAAACCTATTATCCCAACCCATGGACAACCCTATACCAAAAAACTTGTTATCAATATCATAATAAGACAACTCAGCGTCCGTATCAGCGTTATATATCCGGCTACGGATGATCTTCATCTGAAGATGCTCCTTAAACCAGTTTCTAAGCCCCGGTGTGACCTCCGTAAGATTCCTACCATTAGAATCTACCTTAAACACCTGACCACGCCTTAAATCGACCCAAAAATGCCCAAACTCGCAACTGATCATATCCCGACTCTGGGTCCCGGAATATCCTAACGTCGTATTATTATACTCAATGCCACGAGAGGCGAAAAGCCCACCTGTCCCTAGCTCGCTATTCTCCGGGGATATTCTCTCCGCCAACACGTCTATGGCGTTATATAACCCTACCTGATTCTCGAAGCGAGCCAGTATCTGATCCGACTCTATCCCTTTCATGCTTATAAGTTTCCCGAAAGAGGTCTTGAACTCATGGTAATCCATAGGCTTGTACGACAGCCAAGGATCGGTCATGCCGTTCTCCGACACGTCGGCGGTGCTCCATATGACGCCGTTGGGTCTTTGGTAAGCGCAGTCCCAAAAATTGCTATCATACGTCTCTGGTAATGACCTTCCGCCTAGCGTAAAACGATTCTTATACACAGGACTTATCTTAAACACATTATCCCTTGATATAGGGACATTACGCTCCTGAGTCCATGATATATAATCCCCTACCTCCGGATAGAACCCCTCGTAAGGCTCAGGGCCGGCTATACGGAAATTGCAATTGATCTCAGACTCCACAAGAAACTGAGGTATGCCATAGAAATATAGGAAGAAACGACCGCTAAGATACATATCTCCGGTCTTGCAAACCATCTCATAAGCGCTCTTCCGGCTAGGGAAAGAGTATAGCGATCCGGTATCCGTATCGGTCTTATTAAGATAATCCTCCCCGGTATCGTAATTAACGAAATAACGGGGATACCCGATGTTCCGATAATCATAATAAGGGAATGGTATCATGTCCCCCTGACCGAACTGAGTCAAATAAAACATAGGCATCTTCCTCTTAAGCGAGAATCTTGATATAAATACATCACCTCCAAAAACAGGTTTACGCTTATCCTTATCCATCAACCCGCAACCACCTAACGATACCCACCTGATATCCTCTATCTGCCCGTATTGAGCCGGAGAATATTTCTTTATCCTCATATAGGGGCAGGATACGAAAGATTCACGTGTCATAAAATGAGGCGTCATACCAGCCACCTCATCGTTACGAATATTACACTCATCCTGAATACGGCTGGTATCGTAACTTGAAACCAACTCCGGATATTCAAGCATATACTTATCCATACCAAATGACATGAACAATGAATGCTCACGATCGAGGTTGTTTATGATAATAGGCTTACCGCCTACGGTCTCCCCTTGCGAAGAGATATCTGTTACCGGATATAACCCGCTCTTGATATATTTAGCCGTTGACAATCCACGTAACTCTGACTCCCCTATTTTTTGGTAAAATAAATTATAATGAGCGACAGAAGTATAATAATAAGCATAGTTCCGTCTAGGTCCCCTATCTATCAATGCCGTTAACCACTGATACCTGTACTTGCCTATATCCACCACGGACTGGGCTGTGGCCTTGGCGATACCCGTAGCCAGACGGATAGCCGTCAGCGCTATGCCGACAGGGTTGGCTAAAAAGAACACGCCTCCACCGACATATTGCTGTGAAGCCGACTGATATGTATACTCAGCTATAGCGGATATTAAATTAGCCATAGCCTCCACCGTAGCCAATGATGTTGCCATACTGTAAGCCTTACTCCCTAATATCGTCCATTTAGGGTGATCCTCCACCTCCCTGAATATACCTGAGGATTTACCTAATTGATAACCATCAACAAGGCACTCGGTGGGAGCGTCAGGCTTGTTAAAGGCAATATCAGGACTTAAGAATGAATACCAGATATTACCCTTCCTGTTAAACGGATGCGTTATAAATTTCTCACGATTAATATCCTTATAGATATACATATCATCAGACAAATCGTTGTAAGGGTAATTAGGATAAAGGTTAGCCGATCCGTCGGGATCATCGTACTTAAACATATCATAAGCCAGACCGGTTCCGATAACGCTCTTATCCAACGTCCTATCGCCCCTATACAACTCATATCCTATTATAGAATCCCTTCTAGCCTTATCTATAAGACCGTTCTCTACCGCTATATCCAGAAACTCATTAACGATATCATCATCAAGCATCACCCCCATAGGATAAATATAGGAGTCAACTCCATATTGACCGGTCAGTTGAGACGGATTACCCATGAAAGGAGCGACAGAGTTATCCGGAAACTTGTAATGACGTATAGGTTTCTGACAAAACGTGGTTGACGTATTGGGGTACTCAGCGTTATCCCCATTACCGGTGAAATAAGACTTACCCCCAACGGATTTAGGAGACCCATAGTATTTCGTCAAAGAATCTATTATATCCTTCCTCTTTGATCCTCCCGATGATATCCCGATCTTACTTGAATCATACAACTCAAAATTAGCCGGGTACTTATTGGTAGACTCCCAATATCCGAAATCACCGTACTGATATGGTCTGGGAGCGCAATCAGCGGGTTTATCCCCACATGAAATACATTTCGCCTCATAAGTAACGAATCTCCTTAATTTCAATTCTTTCGTGAAGAAGAACACGTATTTCACCTCCAGTGGCCGAATGCCAAAACAGAACGGGGCGGGGAAGATGGCGGTGCCAGCCGTATAGAATCCGGCAAGCTCCTTCATGTCCTGCCTCATGGCGAAACCGGTGAAGAACACGCATACCGCAGGCTCGATGCAAACATATATCTTATGGAAAGTAGTCTTGTCATCATTCCAGAACAAGTACTTTGGCATCATAAATATCTTATGATCCACATAATTCACTATAACACCCTTCTTGGCGTCATTAGCCAAAGGATTAGGAGCCACGGTACCTTCCTTGTCCGAGAAAAACGTTATACGAACCTTATTGTATGATGATGAGTCGCCGATCGGATAATTATAGTTACCCATCATCTCTATATACATAATACCGTTATCAGGATCGGATAAACCACTTATGTATTTCTCGTAATCCAATTCCACCCATCTGGCGTATGAGGATACATGTGGATAGAACTTGAAATAAGTCAAGTTACTTCTACCGAACCAATTGGTCTTGGCGTCAATATCATTCTGCACAGACACACGACCTTCCCAGTCAGTAGTTATACCGGTATTAAACTTAGAATTATCACCATCGCCAAAAAGACACATGGCGTTCTCGATACCAAACTGACTCTCATATTGGGGGAAATAAGCCTCCATCGTATCCATTAACTGATCAAGCATCGTCTCCGTATGCTTCTTTCCTTCCCATCCGGGATATTGATACAAATATGTGCACTTACCCAATGACCTACCCCCTTGGAATGTAGGAAGTTGAACATCGTTAATAGTAGGATTCACGTGAGGATCACCTACCGAACACCCATTAGTACATATACCCTCATCATATAACTGCCGAACATTAGACATATCCTGACACAAGACCAAGGCGGAGGAGTCTATATCAGACGGGAATTTATCCTCATCCTGACCATCCAACCATTCCTGAACCAGATCTATGATATTCTTACCTCCACTGGAATAATTATCGAAATCACACAATACAGAGAATTTCCTTTGTGACTCGGCGTTACTTTGTATTAAGGTGGTAGGCTCGGTCTCCGTATAATCACTAGCCAGCTTATATGTAAAATCAATCCTAGAATCCACCAAAGAGTTTTTATCCAATATAGTCCTGGTCTCTATCCTCTCGATATCATCACATCCACCAGGGAAATCGGGAGCCTTTATACCGTCTTGATCCTCTGGCAATGATATAGCAGCGCATAACTCGTCAGTAATACCTACATTAGATTCTATGATATCACACAGGTTCTCTATATTATCAGCGATATAATCAATAGCATCATCTACCGTAACATCTTCCCCCATCGTATTGATAACGAATTGGGTCTCTCCTACCGTGGCATATTCCTGCTCTACATATCTGAGTTGCTTGACATCTAGCTGATTCTTGCATTCTCCTCCAAAATCATCAAATCCCCAAGACGGGTCGTTTATGATCTTTGCCGTATTCTTAAACTGCCAAAGATGACGGCGGCTGTTCCCGGCGCACTGCGGGTTGTTCTCCAGCACCGACGCAGCCGACAGGTCGTCAGAGTTACCGTCCTCATCAACGATAACCTCCATCTCCTCCCTTGTGGCCGGACGAGGGATAAGCGGGAATCTAGCCGTCCTGTATCCTGTATTGGTAAAGAATCTTATACCCAACGGATATACCTCGTCACGCATGAAAGAGGCGTATTTAGAGCAAGCCACACCGTCTTTATACAAATTCTCCGTGGCTATAGATGTCTGCCATTTAACGAAATGACCCAAGAAGTTAACGACCGGTTGAAGATTCCATTCGTTCTCCACGGTCAAGCCGTATTGAAGAAGACGATTCCCGACAGACGTCATGCCTCTGGCTGTCTTATATACCGGTATTTCCTTGGATAACTTCTCCATGGTCGTACGCTCGCTATACTGATCCGTAAGGTAATAGATGGTCCTTTCCGTTATCGGATGTATACCTTCTATGAAATACTCAAGAACCGGGCTTTGCTCACCATTAAACCCAACCGTGTTCTGTATAACACCTATCTTATAATGAGATACCTGCTTATCTATATTGGACACGGTAAGGCGGATACCCATGTTGGTTGACTTACCCCATAAACCATCGCGGATAACCATATCTTGACGATCGAATAACATGATTGGGTTGGTCAATGAGCAATATCCGGTCTTCTCAATCCCGAACTCATCGCACAACGCCACGCAGAACTGGTAGGTCCCGGCACGCAGGCTCCCCCCGAACTCCACGACCTCAGGCTCCACGCACGGGGCCGTCAGCAACGGGAACACCAGCAGCTTCTCGCAGGCCAGCCTACACCTCTCTATTGGCTTGTCATCCCCACATGTCTTATACCCATGGTAATGATACCAAAAGTCACCATCATCATCCGGATTAAGAGCCTTATCGACCATAACATATCGCTGGGGATTATATCCATCGGTCCAGTATATCACCTTCCCACATTTCTCATCCTTGATCTCTATATCGAAAATCGGGTGATGAATGGAGAAGTTAAGACAAGGATCATCAACCCCGTCCTCTATCAGGACCTCCATCAAATCACATATCTCATCAAAACGACCATCCGACTCCTCAAGTCTCTCGCCAAGGATACGATGAATATCTTTCCCTGATCCTGCTAATTGATCCTCTACGGTCTTGACATAATCCAATGACCTCATGAACGTGATCTTAGAGGTATTGTTATCAGGATTCACGAGAAAAAAATAAGTATTATCACCAGCTATATCATTCTTATACCCAATAACCTTATAGCCATCGAATCGCTTGCATAAAAGGGTGCTAGGCTCGTTCTGAATCTTAATCTGACTCCCATCGTCACCCTCTATGGTAGCGTTCAAGGCGAAACTGTACTCAGACGGGGATAGGTCCTGTGGATGCTTATCCCTGTTCATCCCGGAATCGGGAACCGCTATGTTAGAGTTATTTTGCACGATCTTATCTTTTTCGCAAATATAATAAATCCGCCAGATAATCACTTATGTGGCGGATTCTAACAAACCGTACGTATTATGCAAAACATTCAAATCGCACAAAAATAGAAAATCCTTCTGACTCTCACAAGCCAGAAGGAAAATCTAAACACTTTGCAACGTTTACCCCTAATGAAAATACAAAAACATAATAATTATGGATTTTTCCCCATGTAGCTTGATTGCTTATCGGCGTCCTCTACGGATATGTAGAAGAACCCGTTAGTCACGTATCTCTCATTGACATCCACAAAATCGGTAGATCCTTTGTCTATTCCTCTCTTCGATCCCTCGTCGCACACGGCCACCAGACTATTGAAATCATTGGAATAACCAACGACAACGCCATGTATGTCACGATTCCGAGGATCGAAAACATATCTCATCCTACATCTGTCATAAGCCAATTCCAGAGGACTTTTGTTTATCTTACCATCAAACCCTATACCTGTGGTCAAGGCGATAATACTTCTTGATATATCGCTCATAGTAGTATCTTTTACCGGCACCTTAGGCATAGAAACGCCTTCCATGACAAAATCCAATGCCTTATCTACAAGGCCATCGAAATCATCATCTCTTATATAATCCTTAAGCACCTCCAGTATATATAACCGGACATGGAGTTCGTTATTTACATCATTTAAAGTTATCATGATCCTAGTTTTCGGCAAAGCTAGATTATTCCTATACAATAGAAGATCAAATATGTCATAAGTGAAGGACTAAAAAACAAAAAAACTCTCCTATCCTCACGAACAAGAGAGCCGATGTGTTTATATTATGAAGAAAAATCTATTCACCTATTCTTACAATACAGTCACGAGATTCCTTATTATAAATCATCGTGCCCACCTTAGAATACGAGGTTCTTATATCCTGCCAATTATCCTCTCCGTGGGCGGATACATTGGTAGGGGCATCACCGGTATAAACCTCCTCGCCTCCGATATTGACAAAATCATATCCACGTTTCTCCATAGAACCGCCCTTATATGCCGTGAATTTGATAGTGATATCACCTTTCTCACGACCACCATACCAGTTACCGTATATACTGCATCTGATCTCAAGAGGTAATTTATCATAATTATCACCATCCAACAACGGTCCCATCTGGATCAAAGCTGCCTCATTACCCGATTCCATGTTATCACCACCATGGATGAGATAATCACCTACCCGTTCCTGCGTGGTCTGGTACTGTTTACTCCAACCAACCAGCTTGCCGTCAACATCCGGGAGGCCGGTGTTATCGAAACCGGTAGCCGTGTCAAAGTCAATGCCGTCCTCGTCAGCCCAGATATACCTAAGCACTAGGTAGTCGAACTCCGGGATAATAACCACCGGGACCGACTCCTGCCTGCACACGAACGTCTTCTCCTCCTTGGTGCCTTCTTTTATAACCTTGTACGTAGCCTGACGTATCTCTCCAGTCTCATTGATATCAGCGGTAACCCTAACCTCAGCAGGACCGGTACCACTTGTCTTATCTAAATGTATCCAATCAGCCATATCATCGTATTTTGTTAAACCAGTTTAATATACTTATCAAAAGCGTTGGGCCACATACGCTCATGAGACAGCATCCTCCTCCTATTATCCTCAGCCAGCTCCCGATAATCATTCAAGGTAATCATCGACATCTTAAGCTCTTTCATAGCCCTAGCGAACTTACCCGGCTCCTGCTGAGCATATAATTTATAAGCATCACCAGCGCCTTGTATCAAGCCATTCACAGCGGCATTCTCGAAGATCTTCATCTTGATATACGTCTCGACATAATCCTCAAGGTATCCTAACGCCGTTTCAGGTATATATGGGAGACCGTCATCGTCCTTAGGCGTAGCACGATATATGATATAAATAAACCCGTCAAACCCGGTATACATAGTATTGCCGGATATAGTTATATCATAATTATCCCAATCGTACTTATCCCGATACTTGTCGGCGGCGCAATCACGCCTCAACCCACGACCTATGGATAACCTTACGGGATGATGATAATGGAAACGAACCTCGTGAGACCCGATATATATCCTCTCCGTGATCGTCTTCTCAAACTCCTCCTTACAGCACTCGGTGCAGGAGTTCCAACGGAAACCGCGCTCGGTGCGCTCGACCCAGCCGATCTCGTGTTGGAGGTCAGCCTTAGCCTTGTCGCCGCCAGGAATCTCACAGATAAGAGGCTCACACCTATAGGCGTCAAGCATGTCGAAAAAATCGGAAGGCAATACCGCCTGTTTATTACTGGTCTTGACAACCGCCTCGGACATGACCGCTATAACACCCCCGAACCTTTTCAAGGCGATCTCAGCCCACCTATAAACAGACGAGGTATCTATAGCCCCGCTATCATCGTATTTATGTAAATCGGCCTTGATCTCGGCCAATAACCCTTTTATAGTCATATTTAAGTCTTTTGCACAAAGATATGTATTTGAATCCGTGATACAAAAAAAATCCAGTCTACCCTCACGGGCTAACTGGATCACAAAAACTTCTACAGCTTATAAACCCATTTAACTCCAAATACCTTACTCTCCGACTCAACCTCCCGGTACAAGAACTTATACCTCCTACCTGATTCCATAGCCAATCTACACTCCTTATTCAACGCCGGAGAAATATAGAGATGGAAATACTTGTTCCGAGGCATAAAATCAATACACGTATGGACATAAGAATATCCACCAGTTCCACGTCTGTTAATAGTACCGGTAAGCTTATTTAGATATATCTTACGATTAGGATTGATCTTATGGCACAGATAACCGATGTTGTTTATATAAACCCCACCCTCATTATCCAGATACTTATCACGTATGACCTTCCATATCAAGGACTGACATTCGAGAATATCATTCTTGTCCACGATCGTATGTTTCCTTCTCTTGCCGTTCTTAGACATAATAGATCTATAAAACCGAAGAAAGTACTGATCAAGTATTTTAAATGACTTTGTTTTCATATCACAAATATAACGATTTCATCCTAATACAAGAAATTTATACACAAAAATACACCGCCTGTACCAAGGATGAGGCAAACAGGATAGCCGACAGCAACCTACAGTCAGACGGTATCTCTTACGCTAATGGCTTGGCGCAGGCCGATAGATGCGACTGCCCGCAAGTGAAATGTAATATGAGCGTATGGGTATCCATAGATGAAACGTATTCCTCTCCTCCAGGGGCTAAGTTCACCCTCCATTGGAGCGGTAATGACGCTTGCTCTAGCTTCAGTCAAGGAGGAACTGTTAGACTATATTGTTCTAATGTATCTGATAACTATTCTGCGCATACTACCATATCGGGTAAGTCGGGAAGTTGGTCTAGTACCGGTTTTTTTAGCTCAGGATGTAACCCTAGTAATATATCAGGATCTTGGGATCCAGATTAATAAATAAAAAAAAGGAGAGGCTTATTTTAGCCCCTCCTTTTTATCATATATCAGGATCTTAACAATTACCAGATCCTCCTCCAGAAACACTTATAGACCCACATTGTACTCCTGAATCAAAACCTATGACACCAGTTTTTTTACCAGACCCAGTAGGTATACTTACGGAAGTACTTCCAACCGTAACGGTTTGTCCATGATCATTCCTACCAGTAACAGTTACAGTTATTGATTTAGATGATCCACATTGATTATTGTAAGACACTTCATAGGAGCACCTTAATGCGGATGTAGAACCAGACAGGCCATTACAAGGATCACCGCTCAGCATAGCGTTGGCGCTCCACGTCTTTGTTGGCTCCGGGCAGTCGCATCTATCGGCCTGCGCCAAGCCATTAGCGTAAGAGATACCGTCTGACTCGATGTGAATTTAGCTTATTCAATGCGCATTGTTTATCTATTAAATAAAATCATTAATATTGTATCGTTAATATTAATACATTAAGTTATGGCTTGCAATAAGAAAAAGAAAATGGCTAATGGAGGCAAGGTCTCCGAGAAAAAGAAACCTCAACTGAAATGTGGGGGGCAAGGTTAAGAAGAAAAAGTAATAACCGGAGGGGTATATCCCCTCCTTAATATTTCGCTACATGAAAAATTCAGAGTTTGTATCTAGGATCATAAATGACATGAACTCTATTAGTAAAGACGCTCATGTCAGTAGAAGATGGATATTGTCCATAGGTAGGCAGAAGGCTCGATCATATATAGCCCAGAAGTACGCTGATGGGACTTTGTTCGGCGAGGAATCGCTATATACCCATATCAATTGTCTGGAGATGGAGAGAGTTCGGAAGGTTGATTGCTGTTTTGATGAGTTCAAGTTATGCCGGATTCTTATGAGATCCAAGAAAAGTCTTCCCGATATGATATACACCCGTATAGGGCCGGCTATTATAAAGGTATCGAATATCATGGATGATATTATATTTACTCCTATATCGTTAAGGAAATACGCTAATAATAAAGAGCGTAAATATGGTAATATAGAGCAATACTATTATTATGTTAATGACGGATATATTTATATCCCTGATATTAATATAGAGGCTATAAATGTGGATCTTATAACTCTTGACAGAAAAGCGGCATTAGAGCTAGGGGGATGTGGAACGAAAAAAGATGATCCATGTATATCTCAATGGGATTATGATTTCGTATGTCCTGACAAGCTACTAGAATATGTTGTCTCAGAGACGTTAAGGGAGACGATAACCAAATTGCAGATTCCTACGGACGAGAATCCGGATATGGATATTAACAAGAAAACTCAAAAGATTCAGTGATGATGGATATAATAAGATCAATAATTAATTTCTTCGGTTTCAATAACGTCATAGTTGACGGTATAGGCGAAAGAGGGATGAGAGACAGCTCTATCATAAGATATAATGAGGTGCATGATATGTATGACAAGATTATAAAAGATCTAGGAGATATGTCAGCTTACGTATCCAAAGGTTATATCTATGATAAGATAAAAGACAAAACAGGTTTTAGTACAAGGCATATCAGTAGGATACTTAATCATACTAAGAAAAGAGATCTTAGGTTTATCTAAAAAGGAGAGGCTAATAAGTCTCTCCTTTTTATTAAAAACCATAACATCAGTGATTGTCAACAATTACCTGAATCATGACCAGAGATTGTTACATCTCCACATACCACTTCTCGGCTAAAATATACACTTCCACTCTTGGTTCCGGACCCTGTGGGAATTGTAAAGCTAGCGCTATTGACCTGCTCTTCTCCGTTTTGTGTATATCCTATACCATTCACAGAACCAGATATAGATCTACCACATTGATTATTATATGTAATCGTAAATCCTCTTGATGTGACAAGTTGTTCATGGCTCATGCAATCATTATTCATAGATACCGACCATGACCACGTCTTTGTTGGCTCCGGGCAGTCGCATCTATCGGCCTGCGCCAAGCCATTAGCGTAAGAGATACCGTCTGACTGTAGGTTGCTGTCGGCTATCCTGTTTGCCTCGTCCTTGGTACAAGCCTCATATTTACCAGCGATTTGCTTATAACTGATAGTCTTAGGAGTACAGTTGCTAGGACAGTTCGTAGCCTTGACATTTCCCCATCGGTCATCATTGCCAACCTTAGAAGGACATATCCTAGCATCAACTAATTTTTGTAATGCATCCTTGTACCCTTTATACTTGTTATAAGCTTGTTCACTAGCCAGATTCGATGAAGAAGCACAAAATTCACCAGCGCTAACCACCTTAATAGGGCTATCAGGAACACATACATCACCGCATTCGCCCGAACATCCCTTACATACCTCATTGGTATAGATAGTGTAGTCATATGGATTACAGCAATGTTCACCACCATTCTGCCAATATCCTGTAGGATCACACTCGCTAGAATAATGCTCCTCGCTATTACCATTATTACACCTACTATTATCCATATTGTATGTATTATCACATCCGCATCCACAAGATCTTGAATCGGACTCAACCAACTCATCTTGATCTGAGGCTGAAGAACAAGGATTGGTCTGATTCCTACTCCTACGATAATCGCATCCACTACAATAATAATTCCAATCATCATAAGATGGGGTATCATCGTCATCGGCACAATCACCATTCTTGTTAGCGTAAGCCTGAGCGGCGGTCTTAGTCGCCGTATCATTCTTGAAAGCGTTTTGAACCTTGCTGTCGGCATCCGCCTGAGATACGGTAGATGTCAACGCTGACAATCCTAAGGCACTATAAGGAACGGATAGAGCGACACCATGTTTACATGTACCACAATTATCCTTATAGAACGTAGCGCTTCCAGTACCGGTCCACACACAAGTGCCATGCTGGTTAGCGTAATCCTGTCCTCTCTGGTCTAGGATCTGCTCTGCCTTGCTCCTGGCATCAGCCAAAGAAACCTTGCTGGTGATAGGCGTACCGCCGTTGGCTTGCGTAGAGGTCACCGTTATTCTCTGACCAACCCCGCTTCCGGCGCAATTGTTCTTATAGAAGTCACGGCTTGCCACGTAAGTCCAAGTACATCCACCGTTCTTATTGGCGTAGTTCTGTCCATCGGCTCCACGAACAGCATTCTCGGCCTTCTTATTAGCGTCAGCCAAAGATATGTTGGAGGTATACGGATGTCCCGGCAGCCTGTCGCTACTTACGGATACCATGTCGCCTACGCCGCCATCAGCGCAATTGTTCTTCTGGACCTGACCGGTATAGCTTCCTGTCCAAGTACAAGTACCCTTCGAGTTGGCCACGGCCTGACCCTGAGAGTTCACGGCGGCCAATGCCTTGGCGTTAGCGTCAGCTTGGGATACACATGACTTAAACTTACCATCAGAGCTAGGACTTGGATCCGTAACATCATTCTGAGTTACGGTAACAGAGCTTCCAACTCCACCATCCGCACATTGACGGGTAAAGGCCTTGGATGCCGTACCAAACCAGAAACATGTATTATTACCACCAGCTATATACCGCTCTTGATTATCAGGATCAGTATAACAGGTATTGGTGTTACGTTGATGTAACTGAGAGATACAGTCCTTACATACAGTCTCTATAGTCTCCCATACCGGTTGCTCGGTCTTCGTATGGCACGTATCATCGTAGTTCTTGTTGACGAACGCCTGACCCATTCTGTCGATATAGGCCTTAGCCAAAGCGTCTGCCTCTTCCTGAGAACGGGTTGAGGTGAAGAACTGACCCATAAGATCCGGGGTTACGGTAATAGGATCAGCGTACTGACAAGTAGGACATTTAGGAGTGAACTCCTTGCTATAATTACCTACATATATCTTCAGCTCATCACAAGTACCACGATCATTGGCTATAGCCTGACCTTGCGCCTTGACAGCGGCCTTGGCAAGCTCATCGGCGGCGAACTGGCTCTCGTATGAGTAGAACGGACCTCCGGTCACGTCAGCCTCAGTAACGGTAACTGAAGACGGGATAAGACCAGACGGACAATTATTCTTCTCAAACGCCTCGCTATAATGACCGGTGTACTTAGGAGCCTCATGGCAAGTACCACGCTCATCGGCGATCTTCTGACCTTGATTCATGACAGCGGCCATAGCGACTAAGTTAGCCTCATCCTGTGATACACAAGACTGGAACGGATGACCTTCCACCATATCTTGTGTCACGGTGAACGGATTTCCTACCTGATTAGCGCCACAATTGCTCTTCGTGAACTCGAAGCTAGCCTTGCCGGTATACATAGTGGCGTTAGAGCAAGTACCCTTGGTGTTAGCCAAAGCCTGTCCTTGAGCCTGTACGGCGGTCATAGCCATAGCGTCAGCGGCGGTCTGGGAGTCGTTAGACTGGAATGGGTGTCCTTCTACCATATCTTGGGTGATTGTCACCTTAGATCCGATCTTACACTCACCACAGTTGTTTCTCGTGAATTCCAAGGAAGCACGACCGGTGTACGTACAAAGGGCGTGGATATTGGCAAGGGCCTGTCCTTGGGCGTCAACGGCGGCCTTGGCCTTGTTATTGGCATCCTCCTGAGATACGGTAGACGTGAACGGATAACCGTCAACCATCCTATCATTTACCGTATAAGTACCACCAGTTCCAGCACCACAATTGTTACGGGTAAACGTACGTGTATAAGTACCGGTATATACAGGCACCTTCTCGCACTTACCTTTCACGTTAGCCACATCCTGACCTTGAGCCTCGACGGCGGCCTTAGCCTTATTGTTGGCGTCTTCCTGAGATACGGTAGACCTGAAATCTCCTGTCACCATAGTCTCATCCACGACAACCTTGGTGCCGTATTGGGTCTCATCACAGTTATTACGAGTGAACTCCTTATTATACCTACCGTAGTAGATCGTCTTCTCCTTACACTCACCTTCTAGGTTGGCTTGTTGCTGGGCGTTAGCCTCAAGATCGGCCTTAGCCTTATTGTCAGCATCCTCCTGAGAGATAATAGAGAAGTACTTACCAGCGGCTACAACATAAGTATAAGGTTGACCGATATGGAACTCATCGCAATTGTTTCTAGTGACTGTCTTCTCCATCCTTACGTTATAGTAGACGTTAGTCTGACAGTCGCCACGCTCGTTGGTGATAGCCTGACCTTGCGCCTCGACAGCGTCCTGCGCCAGCTTGTTGGCGGCATCCTGCGATACCGTAGAAGTGAACGGATATCCAGAACACATCTTCTCGTCCACAGTGAAGTCAACAGGAGTAGAACCCTCAGGGCAGTTGGTTCTCTGGAATACCTTGGAGTACGATCCGGTAAATACCGGTATCTTCTCACAGTTACCCTTGATATTCGCTATATCCTGACCTTGAGCCTCGACGGCGGCTTGGGCTAGGCTATTAGCGTCTTCCTGAGACACGATGGATCTGAAGTCCCCTGTAACCATCGTCTCATCGACAACCACATCAGTACCGTATTGGGTGGAGTCACAATTGTTACGGGTAAAGGTCTTACTAAACTTACCATAATAGATATTCTCCTTAGGCTTACACTCACCCTCCAAATTGGCTTGTTGTTGACCGTTCTTCTCAATATCCTCAAGAGCCTTCCTATCGGCGTCCTCCTGAGAGATGGAAGATACGTACTTGCCCTCAGGAATGATATAAACATATTCCTGACCGTCACTGAACTTATCGCAATTATTACGTATAAACGTCTTTCTCTGCTCCTCGTTATACCAGATATCGGTTATACACTCACCATGCTCGTTGGCGTATTTCTGACCGTTCAGGGCTATATCCTCCATAGCCTTGGCGTCTGCGTCCTCCTGCGAGATAAACGACTTGTAAGTCCTTTCCTCGACCGTATACAACACCACCGATCCATGCTGGTTGGCCAGACAGTCGTCCTTGGTGAACGGCTGAACCATCTTGATATTATAATAAACGGGCTTGGCGTCTTGGGCTATCATATACTCCTTGACAATATTACCGTCCTTTGACGTTATACGGAACTTAGCCGTACAGATCTGACCGGTATAATTAGCCTTGTATACGATATTAAGCTTATTATCGCCTACCCCATGGCTCTTGTCGTTAATGGCAAAGCAATTACCCTCGACACAATTCTTATCTATTTCCCTTGCCATATTATCCTTCAGTTATTCTCCATGAAACATCATCTCCGGCCTCTACCCTCACGATTTGGGTATCACCATCCTTATTAAGCGTCAACCTTTGCGGATCCACGTTGAAGGGTGGTTCCGGCTCCGGCTCACTACCATCACCGCAAGTGCAACATACCAGCTCGATATCATACTCGGTATTGGACTTGATATCGATGACAACCTGACCGTTCTCGCTAGTCACGTTATCGAAGTCATGATCAAGTATGATATAAGGTATATCATTAGGCTGTTGATTGATATTAACAACCTTACCGTTCAAGACAAACATCTCATGATGCTGTTCATTATCCATATTCTTAGGCATAGCTATGACAAAGCTAGCCTCATACAAATCAGTGGCTCCGGGATCCTCAGGATCGGCATACACTATATATCTGCTATCCTTTTCCGGGACCTTCATGGATAAGCCGTTCACGTTCATGGAAACTATATAAGACTTGCTCACCGAGCCACCAAGGGTAAGGCAGGAGGCCTTGACCGAGGCGGAGTTAAGCTTGGCGTTGATGACCGCCGTCCCGCCCTCCATATCGAACATGATATTGGTCGGATCCACGCTTACCCGCTCCATGCCCTTCTGGGTTATGGTAGCGAGCTTCGTAACCTTGCCTTTCTCGACCGCTACGTAAGTCTCCCTAGGCAACCTACCCATCCATCCCGGCTCTACCTTAATAGCCACCTTGTCGGGGCCGGTACCGGAAATCTTGTCGTAGGACACCCATGAGGAGCCTTGCTCGATCTTGGCAAGAATATCTTTTAAATTACTAGCCATATCAATCCGCTTGCGTTATAGTCCATTTATCACTCTTGCCGACAATAATCTCAAGGATCTTCTCTCCACCCTCAGGAGGATACTCGAAGTTAGTAGGCTTAATCTCAAATACGCTGGCGCCTCCACAACCAAGATCACAGATCATATCCGGCAACCATCCCTCCTCAAAAAACCGTTCTATAAGCTCCCTGACAGCCTCTGAAAAAGAATCAAGCTCTAACCTGTCTACGGGGAGAGATCCCTTCTTGAGGATCTCACCACATACCCAGCCGTCACAATCGGAAGCCAAGACCGTATCGTACACTCTCTTAGCCATAACAAGAAGTATTTAAAATATTACTATTCAATGTAGTATATACGATATTAACATCAGTGAACTCATCACCCATGCAATATTTCTTCTTAAACTTAACGGACCTGCCAGAAACGACATATCCGTCATTAGGGACGATAGTACCACAATAGGTAACACTGAGCACATTCAACGGCTCGTATCTTAATCTGACAGCTTGAACGCCCTTGAACGAGTCACGCTGGATGGACGCCGTGGCGCCAGATACGGCAACCAGCTTCCTTACCAGAGACTCGATTACGCTATTCATGCTATCACCGTTCCTGATATCTGCCTCAGGGAACGACTGACCGTCATATACGATATTGGAACTGTAGATACTACACTCGTCCCCAGGTCTATATTCCGGCTTACATGGATTACAATTACTTCTCATATCAAATCAATTTGTTGATCATTCTTCTTAATTCAAGTATCTCGGCATCCCTATCCCGTATAGCCTTTATCATAGCGTTAAGGGTATCGGACATATCGCAATTAGGGGATAATCCCAATGATTCCACACGTACCTTATCACCAGGATAAATACAATCGGTACTCATGTACGTAGGGCACGGTACTTTCGTGTCGTCTACAGTAGGTCTGTATTGTTTTTTGTTGCAACCGTTCATCACCAAACCTCCTCTTCAGTTCCGCTATCCCCGCCGCTACCACCGGCGTTGACAAGCTCGTTTATAATCTTCTTCAAATCCTGAACCTCGCAATGGTATAAATCAATTTGGCTATCCCTATGAGCTATCGTACGCCTCAATGAGTCTATCACTACCGAAAGATCCATACCTTTCTCCACGCCATCCAATTTCATCTCATCCCCAGAATAGAGGACACATTTATCATATAAGGTTATAGGACATCCATAACCAACACAAGGCTCGTCCTGACAATCCCGATCGCAAGGATCACAAGGATCGTTAGGGCATTTGTTAAGAAATCTATCTATCTTAACGCCATGACAACACTCCTCGGGACGCTCCCGTGAATTATCATGGCAACAACCACCTGAACTACACATATGAATAATATTAATGTTTTTAGCAAAGATACTTATTTGGTTTGATTATAGGACAACAAGACGTATGAAACAATAAGAAGTAGAGACCATAAGCCCCTACCTCCAAAACACTAATCTAACATTATGGAAAACACAAACGCATTCTTACCAATAACACTGATCCTCTTGATCGATATTCTCGATCCATTTCTCGCACTCAAGATTAAGATCAGCGTACTTCTGTCCCTCTACCATCAAGACCTCACGAGCCTTGGCGTTGGCATCCTCAACCGATATCCATGACCTAAACCTGTTGGCTTTGATAGAGTAATATACTTTACCGGACTTATATCCGAATGGACATATCTTCTCGAACCAATCACCGATCATAGTATTATAGAATACAGGTGAGCAACTACCCTCGGCATTAGCCTTCTCCTGACCTTCTTTCATGAACTTCCTATAGGCTAACGTATCGGCGTCTATCTGGGAGATATCGGATATGACGGCTCCGGCTGGTAATTCATATACAATACCTTCCTTGCCTGATGTGCCAGCCTCGCAATCGTTCTTGTAAAACAAGCCACGAAAAGGCTGTGAGGCCCAGTCCTCGCAGCAAGCCCCGACGGAGTTGGCCTCCCCCTGCCCGATCCGCCCAAGCTCCACCATAGCCTTGGTGTTGGCGTCATCCTTGGATACGTAAGAGACAAACCTACCTTCCTCTATACATACCTGCTCCTTGGATCCCTTACCGCTTACGCAATTGTTCTTGATAAACTCATCGCATACCTGATCATTATACCATACGGACGGTATTATGTCGGCATATGTGTTGGCGTAGTCCTGACCGTTGGTCTTGATATCATCCTCAGCCTTGTTGTCAGCCTCCTCCTGCGTATCGCCAAAATAGACGTTGGCCGGGACCCGGTAGTCAACAGAGCCGCCCACGTACCCGGCAGGCGGGTTGTTTCTGGTGAACGTCCGAACTATTTCTTTGTTACCGTATATCATTGTGATTCACTTTGTCGCAAATATAGATATTTTACCGATATGAGACACATAACCATAAACGTAAATATGCAGTTACCTGATTATCAGTTTTTGGGCAAAAATGGAATTAATTATCCCAATGACTAAATGACTCCGATCCGGCAAAAACGCCATAATCCCTGAACATGCCTCCACATAATATGAAATCACTTTTCTTGCTACCATTTATAGATGACAATATGTATTTATATCCCTTGCCTGTTATGTAAATAGTCCTCGCATATATAACCTTACCAGATTCGGTGCATATATTCTTATCACGATAATGAGCAAACCCTTTCCTTACAGCATTAGCCGTAATCTCCCAATCTCCATTAACCTTAACCCTTTTGACTATTATCTTTATCTTAACAAGAAAATCTCGTAAACATTTATCGCTTATAATTATATCATTCTGCTCAAGCTTCTTGGCTAAATCCCTTACCAGCAAATCTGATTCTCCAGACATGATAAACGACTCTGAAAATTTTATATCCTCTTTCTTCGACTCAAGAACCTTAGCCATCTCCTCGGCTTTGGCCCTCTCCTCTAACGCCAGCTTCTCGGCGGCTACCCTGCCACGATATTCCTTAGCCCAAGCCTCAGCAGCGGCGGGAGGATCATTAAAATCAGGAATCACGCATTTGCCTGTAGTGAGAAGCTCTTTAATTCTATCCAAACACCATAACCTAAAATCAACACTAAGCCACTGAGCGAAATCCAAAGCCAAATCCTCACACATCCATGTGCCAGGACTAACCGTACCCCTGATAATCGTAACAGGCTGAAAATCAGCATTACCATATTTTCTGGTAATGGCATTAATTAACTCATTTACAGAAGATAACGATAAATAATCATTTGGTCTCTTTTTAAACGGCTTCGCCATTTCGGTAGCATTCACATAAGTGATACCGTTCTCTGTTTTGAAAGTTATATCATTACCATTGTAGCTAAATATTGTAGATAATCCGTTTTCGTTGGATTTAAACGCCAAAATCCTACTACTATTATTCATAGAATCATTGGAAATAATTATATTTGCACTCATAATAAATTAACCTATGTCCATTACATCGTGAGATATGATGGACATACAAAAATAGCCAATCGAATCGTCTATGACAAATCAATTGGCTATTTTTTATATCTAACACATAAAGATATTTTACAACTTACAAGAGTATCTATCTAACCTACTTATTTAGAAGACTCCTTACAAATTGTATACTTGATTTACAGTAGCTTAACATCTAGTAATACATCATAAATCAATATCTATACATCTGATTATCACCAATGTCGACTTTTCTCCATTGGTTCGTTACCTATTACAAATCTTATCCTCCAAAGCATAAAGCACCTTAGCGACAGTCTTATCTCCATTTACCTTCACGCAAGACTCACCAAGATCCCGGACATCTATAGCCTCCCTGATACGGGTAAGCTCGTCATATATCTCCTCTATCACGTCAGAGATCTTGACATACTCCCATCACTAAAGCAAATGGGATTCTTGGATACAAACGCAAGAAACCCCGATATTACTATCGCTGGAATTACTCTTGCTCTCCAATTCGGAAATGCCCCTCCGAAGTATATTACGGGCTGCAAGAATATCACGGTCGTTGATTGCGCCGCACGACGGGCATACCCACGTGCGGTCGCGTAACGACAAGTTTTTATTAACAAGCCCGCATTCACAAGTCTTTGAGGAAGGATACCATTTGTCAATCTTATGTACTATCACTCCATACTTCGAAGCGATATACGTAAGTTTGTTAATAAAAGAAGAATGACTAAGATCGGAAATCTTCTTTCCCCACAAACGTTTCATTCCTTCAATGTTTAGATCTTCAATGAAAATATAATCATATCGCTTGCACAATTCATGAGCTAATTTCCATTGAAAATCCGATCGAAGATCGTTTATTTTACGATACGCTTGTTTAAGTTCAAACAGTCTTCTTTTTCTATTATTGGATCCTTTCTTCGCATTAGAAAACTTTCTATTTAGTTTTCTAATCTTGTTTTGATATTGCTTGAAGAATAGTGGAGAATTGATTTTACTACCATCGCTTTTAGTTAGGTAAGTTTTCAGACCAAAATCCAATCCTAAAGATGCACCATCATATGTCTTTCTGTAAGAGTTTGCAGGATTGTAATCTGTAACTATAATCAAACTAAAACGATAGCAGGTTTCTCTGACTATTCTTATTTGTTTAACATTACCTTCATATGCTCTACTGTATGAAAACTTAAAACGTTTCTTTCCTTTGTTGATTGTAAGGATATTACCGTTTAAGGTAAAACCTCCTTGTTTAAAAACAAAAGAGTTGAAACAATCTGATCTTTTAAACTTAGGTGGTCTCTTTGATTTTCTTTTAAAGAAACGATTATAAGATTCATCAAGACGTTCAAGTATTTCTTGTGTTGTTTGAGAATGAAGAAGATTTCTTTTAATTCTTTTAGCAAAATGCTTCTTCATTTTACCAATTGAGATATATTTCCCAAACAACTTGTAATACCTACGCTGTAGAGCTAAAGCGTGATTCCATACAAAACAACATTCACGAAGCATTTTATCAAGATACTTCGTTTTCTTGGAATGATAGATGTTGTATTTGTAGGTAATCATTTTTTTATTTACAATTTTGATTCAAAATTAATCAAACCAATTCATCCACCTTTTAAAGTATGGTGGTTTTGTTGGTTAAATAATCATAACGCACTCATCAGAGTCCTTATACTTTGACCACTCTGGTAGATCACCCTCATAAGGTACGCAAGTGGACGGGGTTATATGTGAACAACTGTATTTTTTCATGCCAGTAACTTATTAACACGTTCCTTTAACAATCTTACCTCATCCGGGCATAACCCGCAATCATTATCGCATAATGACCTTTGCAGACGAATCATCTTGCCCCAATAGGATATATCGGGTTTGTCCCCGATCCTATACCTATGGTATCTCATATATCTACCCCATTGGCAGGACAGCCATTCGTCTACGGACTTACATAAATCCGTCCTATCAAGGTTTGATATAGATTGAGCGCCCATCCAGAATCTCCTTTCTCATTTCCTGTACCTCCTCGTCAGGCGGGCATCCATATGGCAGGTTCTTGATCCACTCGCGGATCTTTTTCTGCATATTAAGATAAGATACGCCAACGCCATCACCCTTGGTACGAACTTGCTTATATATACTAACCACGTCACGCTCCATGGTCTGCAACGGATCTTGCATAACCATACATCCAGCGGTGCTTCTAGAAGCATATTCCCTATCGCTAACAACGGTAGAAGAAGAATGATTCATCATACTTCTCTCAATTCTTTCTCTCTCGGCCCTTAATGCCTTTTCCCTACAAGTATTACAACCCACGACTAAATATTTTTATGTTTAACAATCCACGCAATTGGTAGCCATCTCAAGAAGCTCTCCGACACGGTCAATAATCTCATGAGCGGCCTCTATATTGTCCAACCTAACGTTAGCCTCCGCTACGACCATAAGTATCTCCATCTCCTGTATCTTATTTATAAGATCCTTATCCTTGTCCTCGCATAGGATATCAGTCTTAATCCATAGCCGATCAAGACGCCTGCGTATAAGATCCGTCTTAAGATACTTGCGACTGAAGTTGTAAGTAGAAGGGCTACCTATGATCTTGATATCATATATACCATCAGGTAGGTCAAGGTACTTGACATTACAATCATCGTAATTAAAACAATTGAGACCTAGTGTTAGGCTAGTAAAGGTATTGACCTGATTCTTGCCAAGGAACAACGTAACGGGGTCGGACATACCCGGAGTAGTGATCTCGATAATCGCCTTCCTATCCTCCAGCAGCCCCCACTCGGACTCATCCAATACCTGAAGCACCTTGGGATCACGTGTCTCTAGCACCTGAAACGACAGCCTAATATCATTCATATTAACCTTCTTATCGTACCGGCACAAGCTATCGTCATAACGGGCTTGCATATCAAGATCAGGGATATCGGTATAATATGTCTTGACCTCATGACCGTTGATAAACACCGATGTTATCTGGCAAACATGAGACCTAGCGACATCGAAAAACACCATCCTTACATTACCCTCATAATCAACTCCTGATGTCGGGTATGTCAATATATGGGTATTATACTCACCATCGTTACGTCTAGCCACGACAGTAATTACGATAGGTTTCTCTATATCGTAATCATCCATAATAATCCTAGCGGCGAACTTATCATGGATTATCTTCGGTATGATATTTATCTGGTTCATGTTAATATCTTTTTCGCAAAGATAGCACATATCATGTCAAAAATGAAATCTATCCAACCCCAAAGATGTCATCAAGATCGTCCATGGTTTTTATAAACCCGCGGTCAAACATAAAAATCAATGACCTCATCAGACCAACGCATCTCCCTATGTTTATTGTCATCGTGTCAATGATAAACCTAAACACAGGGGAGTTAGGATTGCTAAACAAAACGGTGTTTACGAAACGGGTGGATAAATCAACAATGCTAGACACGGCCTCGCCTGTATCATCACCATCTTCCCCATAATCATGAAGAAGCTCATCGCGATTATCACGAAAAACAAAAAATGGCTCCAAATCCTCATCCAAAAAAGCCGCTATTGAATGAGAAATGTAGCATGAAGCGCAATCAAAAACAAGCCTCTTGATATCATCCCCGTCATAATCGCCCAAAAACAAGGCGATAGCCGGCATATCGATCCAAAAGGATCTTTTGGTTATAAGACACCTAAGATCTTTTCTTGAACCCAGCAAGTCCCTCAAAGCGTCCTCGCCACCATCAAGCTGGTCGAAAAGCATAGAGGCGTTAAACAGCCTGTTCTTTTCATTAAACATAATCTTAAAATCACCGGACCTGACTATTTTCATGGCAAAAATATTTTAGTTAAAACACAAACAATCACTAAGCGGCTCAGAAGAACAGACATAACCGTCAAGGAACGGGGTGCTATTATCATGAATCCACACATCATCAGACAACGCGGCCATACCAAACTCATCAACTATCTCATCTCCAGACACATAATCATAAGCCTTGACGCCAAAGATCTTAATCCTTTTAACCTTGCCAAAAGCGGACTTGACTTCCTTTATCTTCCTATCCAACTTCCTCACCCCATCGACGAACTCAGAGAAAGTGACACCACGCTCATCTAAATAGCTCTTTATAGCCCTCTCTATGGTCTTGATACTGACATTACCAAAGCCCTTCTTCCTGACCTTGTTCTGAACCTTTTCCTTAAAAGAAATGCTCACCCCGTTGTTCTTGGAGGACACAAAATCCTTAAGGTCACGTTTCCTGATCGAATCCATGGAGTCATAAACAACACGCTTGATATCCTCTGCGCGCTTCCTATTGCACTCATGAGCCTTATAAGTAGGATTGTTCATGTTTCGCTCATCCTCTAGCTTGCGATGCTTAGGAGGGCAATTGTCCCAATAATAATACCTCGCCTTGTTACTATGTACAAAAAGGTCAGGATGCTCTTTCTTCACCTTCCTCACCATAGCATAATAACCGTGGACAACAGCCACGTTAACATAACTGATCAAAAGCCACCTAACTAACTTTATCTGATAAGCGAGATTATCACCACCAAGACGATGATGCTTGATATAGTAATTAACTATTTCATTCACAAAGTAATAGAACCACTTGATGTTGTATTGGATCCCCAGCGTCCTAAACCTTATAGGGTCAAGGCATATGATAAGAATGCCTATCAGTGTCTCCGATATCGGCTTCTCAAGTATCTCTGACTTGGATGATGATTTACGCTTTATCCTAGGGTTATCGCAACAAGGATTAGCATTGTCATTAAACAAATAAGGTAGGATGACCTTGCCGGAATCCCTCCTCAAGGCCCTATTTTCTTCTGACATCCTCTTTTTTTCTGAGGAAGAGACGAATTGATCAAATATAAGCATTATCTTTGCCATAATTGTT